ATCCAGTTCTTCTTGGTACTCTGAAAGATTCCCTATAGCAATCAAGACCACGTCTGGTAAGGCGTAATTTGGGAGCTCGAGAATCTCTGCGTACGTGCGTACGAGCACGGTTTCTCCGAGTTTGCTGACCGCGTAGTCTTTTTGCGTCTCTGTTTGTACGACTACTACGGCGCAGTCTCGGTCGCGCTCGGCTCTGATTTTGATTGCCGAGAGCAACGAAGATGTCCATTCGGTTCCAAATTCTTGGGTCAGATCGTGTTTGTACTCTGGGCACCAGCGATAAATGCACTCCCTGTAATCGTCAAAAGTGTTGTCAGTCACTGCCATTTCTTCAACGGACTTGGCGGACAGCATGGGAATGGTGTCAGAGTTTTCTTGCATCATCATTTTGACGTAAGCAACATCTGGCCAAAACAGAGACTCTTCTGGAATCTCTCTGCGTTCTCGTACGTTCAAGTAGCATCTGTATTCGCCTGTGAAAACCGCAAATAGGAAACGTTCGCTGGCGCGTGTTTCGTACTCGACGATTTCCGAGACAGACCTGTTGAGCGAGATTACGGGATTGAACGTGGCACGACATTTGCGAGTTTCTATTTTCAGGTTTGTGAACGTTCTTCCCATATAGTACGTCAGTTCCATAAAGTACGTAGAGTTTACGTACCACCAGAGAGAGCACCCTGGAGGCGTTATAAATCTCTTGGAGAGCGTCTCCATGTCCATGGTTTCAATCCACACGAATGACACTGGAAGAGCTGCGGTGTTGATGTTTTGCAACTCTTCGACAGTGTACGCATATTTGTATTCGCTCCATAGCATGTAGCGACGAGCGTCGTTGGTTACAATCAGACACTTGTCGCGTTCGCGAGGAAAGATTTCAGCTTTTAATAACACAAACAGGTCTGCGTCATACTTGTAGCTGAGAATTCCCCCTTTGGGGTGTTTCTTCATCCTGGAGATCAACCATTCTCTCGAAAGCATTTTGTAACACGTATTTGTTCGTGTTGGCGATTTGGCGCTTTTTTTGCACATGCGCTCTGTTCATTTTTTCTTCAACGGTCACCAGCACCTAACGCGCCACAAGCTCGACACGTTTGAAGGTTCCACCGAGTACAGCGTCGTTTCGATCGCCTTTTTGTTAGCTGCTGCTAACTGCAACATATTTTGGTTAAAACCGGGAAGAACGCCAATTTCTTTCGTAGCCACGAAAACGGTGTGTTTTTTGCCGCAGGACGGAAACTCTTCCGGCCAAATTAGTTTTGCAGCGGGAAACTCTTGTTCAAACATTTTACGAAACGGTTTCCCATTTTTGGGCAATAAGATTGCCCATTCGTGAGGGTCCTTTTCCATGAGCGCGTGCAGTGTGGCGACGTATTTGGATTTGTATTCGGGATTCGCAAATTCTTCAGACACGCGCTGTTGAAGATACGGGTGGATAACACGATCGTTCATCACGAGTTTGGCGTAGCAGAAATGCGGAAAGTATGCCGCGTACGGATTGTTGATGTCCATGTCGGCGATGGCCTCTTCCCACGCGGGCGGCTCCACGACGATTCGTTTGTCCAATAGCTCCGAGTGTCTGAGCGTGCGAAATTTGGTCCCTAGAATCTCGCGCAGCCGTTTTCTTCTCGCGGCGGTAAACGCGACGACTTCGCTGGAGGCCATTATCCACACATTGGGAGATGAGACGAGAGCGTCTGTGAGCGCCTTTCCTTTAACTCCGGAAAGCATAGTAGGGCTTTCTACAAGCGCGTACGAAGCAAGGGGAGTAGAGATAAACTGTCTGGGCGTCACGACGCGCTCGGGCGGTAAGAGAAGCTTCCACATGTTTTCGGTGGCGGTTGAGCAGACCATGATGCATTTTTCTCGTCTCACATACAACGCCGCCACTTGGGCCGATCCGTAAAGTAGTAGACCCTTGCGGAACGTTTGCATTATAGCGCACGTTCTGTCGGCAGATTCGTATATCGTCATTGCGCAGTAATCGGACGAGTTTAGATAAACCCGCAACGATGGAACAATGTCAAATTTTCTTAATATCAGACATTTGATATCTACGGCTTTTGCGAAAATAGTTAACGAGAACGCCGATTTCACGATGGTAGTCTACTTTATAACAGGAGGATGTGGATTTCTAGGACAACACATTGTACGAACCCTTTTGGATCGTTGTCCAGAAGTCGCTTCTATAAGAATTTACGATACGCACGTCGTGGAACAGATGAGCAAATGGAGCAACAAGATACAGCTAATCAGGGGAGACGTCACCGACAGAGAGTTCCTGGAGTCGGCCATGATCGGCTCTGACGTGGTGGTGCACGCAGCCAGCTTGGTGGACGTGTGGCATAAGTATTCAGAGGATACGGTGTATCAAGTTAACGTGGGGGGTACAAACAATGTGCTCTCTTGTTGCGTCAGCACGGGAGTGGCCGCGATGGTTTATACCAGCAGCATGGAGGCGGTGGGCCCAAATAAAAAAGCGGGCGACTTTGTCAGAGGAAACGAGACCACTCCGTACAAAGTTCATCACGAGATGGCGTACTCGCACAGCAAGGAACGCGCCGAACATTTGGTCAAACAGTACGCTGGCGTCATGACGAAACGCGGCGAGCCGTTGCGCACCTGCTCGCTGAGGCCCACGGGGATATACGGCGAAAACTGCCCCATTTTGAAAAACTTTTACAAACAGGCCAAAAAGGCCAACGGACGCATTTTCGGCGGCACGTCCGAAAACTCTGAACACGGTAGGGTGTACGCCGGAAACGCCGCCTGGATGCACATCCAAGCCGCCAAGATTCTGTTAGAGAACAACTCTCGTTCTACAGAAATGAATGGGCAGGCTTTTTTCTGTTACGATGGATCTCCGTACATGAGCTACGATAGATTCACCATGGTGTTGCTTCAAGATTGCGACTTTGCGCTGACTACCGTTCCTTACAGTCTCATGAAGGGAATCGCGATGTTTAACGACGGGTGGCGGAAAGTTTCGCGCAAGTTTGGAAAGAAATACCACCCCATGCTAAACAAGTACACGCTGGCGGTGGCGCGCACCTCCTTTACAGTCAAGACGAACAAGGCCTTCAAAATGTTTGGCTACGAGCCTCTGTATAGCTGGTACGAGAGCCTGAGCCGCACCAGAGAATGGGTACAAACTCTAGACTATTAGAAATTTTACCCGTTTTAAAGAGAATGCATTTATCTCCACACGGGAGATAAATGCGCGTAATTCACAAGAGGTTACTCTTTACACCACATTCTGTATTTGTGATCTCTTCCCACTACGCTGTAGAGGTAATTTTTCACCATTTCCGCATATTCATAATCTTTTGGTTTAAATACGATGATTTTTGGGCGTTTGGGATGTTTCATAATTCTTTTGAGGGTTTTGGGGTAGCAGCACTCTGAAGGTTCTCCCGCCGCGATGGCTATACCCTTAGCGAGGCCCGCGCCTCTAGCGACGCTAGAAAGATGGGTAATGTGTAAGGACGCAATCTTTTGAGAAAGGTATCTCTGTTGGTCCAACGTTTGCGCTACCACAAAGACGGAGTTACACGATTCGTCAATTGTTTTCTTGATGGCAGTGACCAAAGAGTGAGCGGGTTTGTATTTATCAAACAACGCGTTTTTTAAATCGAGCGTTTTGTCTAACCCGCACCATTTCGCCACGGCGTTCACGTGCGCGATGTCTGTGGCGGAAACCGACGCTAAATTTTTTGGTGTGCTAGAATCTATCAACATTTGACATACGGAGCGCGTGGAAGTCTCTCCCTCCGTGGCTACGGAGTAGGCGAGCTCGGGCCACAAAAAGGGTTCGTCCGTGTCATGTCTGATTGGAGAGTCGTGATTTAGAGACGTTACCGCGTACAGAAATTTTTCTTCTTTCGTAATCTCGTATTCTACGACTTTGTCCACGCAGTCTTCCAGTTTTACCAGCGGAATGTATCGTCCTCGTTGAAGAATGCTTTTGAGCACATCTTGAGCGACGATAAGGTCTCGCGTTACGGCGTGCCACCACACCGTAATTTCGGGGTCTTTACAACGTTGTTTGAAGGCGTCCGAAAACCAAGAAATGTCGGGCGAGTCAATCCACGCGATCTCAAACGCCGGAATCTTGTCGGCGGAAAGACAGTTAATTTCGTCTACGAGATAGACGTTGTCGTATTCTTCCCAGTGCGTTTTCTTTCCCGCCTCGGTGGTGACAATCAGAGAATCTTTGTGTCTGGGAATCAGGTGACGCTTTATCTCTCGCAGCAACTGTGCTGTGAGCGCGTGTTGTAACACGCCTCCTTTGGGATGCGCTTTTAGTCTAGAGATTATCCACTCGTGACTGTGCATGGTTAACCCGCAAACATTCGTCCTATAACATGTTGTCAAATTTCATCATTTTTGACGGTTTGTGTTTTTACAATTCGCCGACGATGACAAGACCAGTGAACGCCAAGCTACACACGCACCCGCACCCGGCGAGCAATATGGCTACAACCTTCGCGCAGCGGCTCTTTGCTAATTCTTTATAATACAACAGACACGGCCATACGAGGATCAGGAGGGGGGAAACGAATCCTCCCGTAGCACTAAAGATGATGGTGAGGGAGCCCGCTGCTATCGTTATAGCCGCCGACCCGATAAGCAAAGCGAACGCGAATCCCATGTGCCAAAAAATGTTTGGCCGTGTAACGTACGTCAACAAACAAGCCTTCAGGGGTACGATGGTGGGCGGTATAGTCAAAATGACCGATATCAGCGTCGTTATTCTGGCTCCGTAAATGTAAGCCGGCGCGTCCACCCTCGAAAAGGATCTAAATATGTTTCCTTCTACATTCATGCCGAAGGTGAGGTACCCCGCCCACGCCACGGCCATGTACATGAACCCTGTGACGGCGGACGCTATGCAACACGCGGCCATTCGCTTTCTCAGAGAGTCTAAATCTTCGCACGATTGTATAACACCCAAGTGCCCCGTCATCGCGAATAAGACTATGGGAATGGCGAGCAGCCCTCCCACGCCCGGAGGTGCGGTGTGTGCAGTGGTGTGCCACGTTCCTCCCCAATGCACGCACACCGCGGCGATATAATATACAACGCAGCAAAAGGACATGAGAGCCGCCGGCCCCAAAAAGCGCATGTACGGCATGCATGATAACCCCCACACCAGCGCGCCGACGACTCCCACTATCACGTAGTTGGCTATCGGATTATGCGTTAATATATCCGCGTCGTCCCACAGGATTTTAAGGTAGCTGGCCACCGACGCCAGACTCTGTAGCAATATCGTCAACTTGGCTAGCGCGCCCGCCACCCTGCCCATAGAATTGGTCACGATATCGTCCAACGTGAGGGCTGATTTATATTTTACAAAGTGCACTTTGGTGAGAACGTAAAAGGTGCACGCTACCAACATGCTCACGGCAACCATGATCGCGGTGATGAGCGCCACCCCGGAGAGACTCGCGGCGTACGCCAATCCCAAAACGCCGCTCCCCGTTATGGAATTGATGAGATTAAAGACGGCCCACACGAATAATGAAAAATTTTTTGAGTCCATGTGTGTAGAGTTTATAATAACCTCATCATGAACGCCTCAGATTTCGAAATTACACAAATGCGCTTCGAGAAACCCCGCAAATTCAAAAAAGTCGCAGGAGCTCACATTATCAACGTGAGATACGAAGATCCGTCTACAAAGACGTGCAACCCTTTATCCGTGCACACCCCGATCATGTTTTCGTTTGGCGCGCAGGCCAGCACGTTTCAAGACAGCTCCGACAATTGGTCCATGTCGTTGGTGTGTTTTGACGCCTGCAAAGGCCCCACGCCCGAAGAGACCAAATTTATGAACGTTTTGACCAGTGTGGAAGACAAGGTCAAATCGCATCTCAAAGATCCCGCCGTCAAAAAACTGACTGGAAAATGGTACGTGGACCCTCTCATCGACATGATGAGCGTTTTTTATAGAAAGATGGAAGACGGCGTGCCCGTACCAGACAGGTCGCCAGTCTTGTACCCTAAATTGCTAAAAGCCGCCAGCGCCGCCGGGGTGTGCGGCACAGGATTCTACAAAATCGTAAAAGGCAAAGAGGTAAAAATTCCCATCGTCAAAGACAAGTGCAGAGTAGTTTGTGATTTCCTGATAGATTCCGTGTTTTTGGGCGCAAAGCCGTCCATTCAAATCAAGCTCGTGGACGTGTTGGTCGTCGAAAACATTGGCGTTCGTAAGAAAACGCTCAAGTTTTCCAAGCTGCCGTCCGCGGTACAAAACGAAATCTCAAAAATGGCAGACGACGAGCAAGAAGAATCGTCCACCGAAGAGGAAGAGGACGAAGAAGAAGAAGATGAATACGAACAAGAGTAAAACCAATTACAAGTCTTTCGTTTCTCCGTTCCTTTGGGAAACGAAAGCTTCTCAATAGAATCGTATTTAGGGTATATCTATCGGTTCGGCGGGTGGTCCTGCGTCTCCCTGCGGCCCAGTGGGACCCGGTATTCCAGTCGGCCCGGGAGGACCCGGATCGCCAGCGGGTCCCGTGGGTCCCATTCCTCCCTCTAATCCATCTTCCCCCTTGAAGCCCGTAGCACCAGCAGTGCCGTCTGGACCCTTGTCTCCGTCGGGCCCTTGCGGACCCGCGGGTCCCTTAACCGGGCTTATAGTTATCGTCATCTTGTTAGTTGTTTCAGTAACGACGACGTGTACCTCTTCTCCTTTGTCTCCTTCTTGTCCCACGTCTCCCGGGGAACCCGGAGCTCCCTGATACCCTCGTCTTCCCTGCTCTCCGCGAGCTCCTCTCGGGCCCTGAGTACCCATGGGACCCGCAGGACCCTCTGGGCCCTGAGGCCCTTGAGGACCGGGAGCTCCTTGAGGTCCCGGAGCGCCGGCATCTCCCCTAACCCCCGCGGGCCCGCGGGGTCCGCGGGGTCCGGCGGGCCCGGCGGGTCCGGTGGGACCCGCGGACCCCTGGAGCCCGACTGGGCCCATGGGCCCGGCGGAACCAAACAAGACCGTATCCGCTCCCGGAGGGCCCTTGGGCCCGGGAGGTCCTCGGGGCCCGGGAGGTCCTCGGGGTCCGGACGGCCCGGGGATACCGGGGCCTCCAGCGTCGTCTGAAAAGCAATCGCCGTACGGGTCAAATATTTTCAAACTAGTCATCGGGTCGAGTTTTTGAAACACTCGCAATGTATTTTTTTCTTTGTGAAACTTTTTACGTAGAGGGTCCCTTTGGTCCTTGGGGCCCTGGAGGGCCGGGCGGGCCCTGGGGCCCTTGAGGTCCGATGGGGCCGGGCGGGCCCGGGTAGCCAGGAACGGTGCCGTTAGCACCCGGGTCGCCATCTGGTCCGGTAGGTCCATCGGCACCCTTGGCCCCTATGGGTCCTTGGTCTCCCTCTGGCCCCTGAGGGCCCACCGGGCTAGAATTCGTCTTGATAACCTCTACCGTTTGCCCCGGTTTAAGAGTGTGCGCGGTGGTGCGCACGTGATCTCCCTTTAGCCCTTGCAATCCCCTGGCGCCTCTGCGACCCGGAATACCCGCCTCTCCTTGCCGTCCGTCGGGTCCAAAAGCCCCCCTGATTCCCTGCGGCCCATCGGCCCCCCTGGGCCCCTGGGGACCTTGCGGTCCTTGTACGCCTGGCGGCCCCGAGGACGCGCTGCCGGACGGTCCCTTTTCGCCCTTTGGTCCCTCGGGACCCTGAACGCCCGCGGGTCCCCTCGAACCTACGGGACCGTCCGGTCCTTGAGGACCGACGGGGCCTGGAATACCCTGCAGATATTCTACCTTTCCAGGGGGGCCCTCAGGCCCCGGCTCCCCATCGGGTCCGGGCGCTCCGCGGAGACCGGGCCCTCCGTTAATATATGCAAATCGTTTTCTTCTTCTATCTATAATCGTAAGACTAGCCATTTTTGGTTCTTAAAGCCTATTTTTCTTCTCCAAACGAAAGGCGAAGAAAACAAACCGAGCCCGCAAAGAAACGCTTCTTCTAAGATAAACGACTTAACTCATAAAATAATTTCCGGAGCCAATTCCTGTCCCGTTGTTACTACCACCTCCTACGCCAAACATGCGCATGATTATGACTATGATTATAATTACGACTAGCGCGAGTATTACCATTTCAACCGTGCTCATTTTGGAAAACCATCCGGCGCCCGGATAATGAATCATGCAATCGTCATGGTCCTTGGGCGGCGTGGTGGGGACCAGTGGGTCGTTTGTAGCCCCGTAATAGTGTTCGTGATGTGTATTGAAATACTCTTCTTGAGACCCGTGTGAAGTAGGTTTAGTAGACCCGCCGCCGTTTTGATTGACGGTAACGTGAGGTTGTTCTTCGTACGTGGTAACGTTATTGCAGCCGTTGGATTCTACTCCCCCCAAAATAGGTTTCATACCCTTAATCCTAGCGAGGGATACGTACCCACCCTTTGCGGTGCTGTTGAAAACGGAACAAGTAGCACTCATTGTATGTTTTTTTTACATCATGCGGATTTAAAAAATTTTTACACTCTGATAAATGTAAAAATTTTGTAGCTTTCACAGAGGGCCCGAATCGTGGCAACAATACATTTTGGCGGTTTCGCCTATATATATTTTTACAATCTTGTGCGTGAACGAGACGCTGAAATCCTTGGGGCCGCATCCAAAAACGGTCACGTTAACCGGACATTTTTCCGGAAAGACTATGGGCGGTCCGTTTTCGGCGTCTTCCGTTTGCGCCGCGTCGCTCGAAGCGGGCTCGAAACCAAAAGACGTCATACCGTACGGCCCGAACGAATTACTCAAATCGGAATCCGATTCGAGTTTTAGCCTCGCGGGCGATCTATTGCAATATTCGTGAAATTCGTCAGGCATCCCTGAAAACTCGGACTTTATTTCTTTTAGTTTATCAAACCCGTTTCGTCGCATTGTGAATTCACAGATGACGATGTTTTCGATTTCTATTTCATCAAATTCAGTCTTTTTATGTCCTATTTGCCCACCACGATGTATAAGCAGCGTAGCCGCTTGCGGCCATCACGCCTCCCACGACTATGGGCCGCCACGACTCCTGATGAGACGAGACCATCATTGCGGCGATCACGACAGACACCACGACCAGGGCGGCGGATGAATATTTCAGAATGTTCTCTTGTGTAAGTACTCCAGACATGGTTATTGCTTGGATTATTTTATTATCAGGTTTAGATTTTTTTTTACCGATTCACGCCGCGCGGTTTTTCGTTGGTAACTTTTTTCCTAAAATCCGAGCGCGGACAAGATGGATTTCTTGACGTTGTTTAAATCCGCATCGTCGGCCACGACGGTTCTAAACTCTCGCAAAATCGCATCTGCTTCGTCGGGCGAGACATTATCTGGCCACTCGTCCAAAGCTCTCACGTATTGGGAGTCGTCCCATTTGGTCAGGTTTTGATACACGGCTGAATCTTGCGCGTCCCACTGAGCGGGTTCAGATACCAAATTCGGGTCAAACATTCGGTCTTCTTCTTCTTGGGCGAGTTCGGGAGCGGTGAGAGGAGACGCTTTTTGTTTGCGCGCGCCTTCGGCAACGGGCGGCTCCGGTTGTTTTCTCTTGACGGGTTGAGCCTCTGCCAAGTCGTGCAACACCTTTCTGCGTTCGTCGCGGAGCTTGGTGAGATTTCGCATGCGCTCGCGGCGTTTTTCCCACTCTCCTTCTTTACCGGTGGGATCTCTGACGGCGTGCGCGATCCTTTCGGCCCTCGTTTTAAAGAACTTGTCCGCCGCTTCTTTTGCAGCGTCGTCCCCCTTCATGCGTTCTATACGATACTTTTCAGCGGCGGCTGTTTTTTCTTGGAGCTTTTGCGCTTCGGCGTGGCGAATCCTTTTTTCTTCTAATTCTTTGGCAAGTTGTTCCGCGCTAGGGGGGCTTCCCACCGCGTCCCGCTTACGTTCGAGTTTAGCGATGTTCATCTTTACAATGTTTGCGCGTTCTTGCTCGCGCTTCTCTTTCAGTTCTAAAGCCTTGATCTCCCACGCAGACTCTGCGGTGTCGGGAAACGCGGCGGCCTCGTTCATCAGCGTGGCTTCTCTAGCCTGTCGCATTTCTTCCGCGCGGGTCTGAGCTCTCGCGGCGGTTTCCAACTGTAACTGTTTTTGCATCTGTTTAGTCAAGGCGTTCGCCTCCAGCTCGGCCATGATTCTTTCTCGCTCCTGTTTTTCCGCGCGAGTGATGGGGTCTTCCGTTATCACGGATTTAGCTTTTTGCCCAGCTTTCGCGGCAGCAAGTATCGCGAAATCTTCGTTCAGCATGTGCTCTTCTAACGCGCGCTGTTGGACCGCGTGCTCTTGTTGGCGTTTTCTCAGAGCGTCTTCCGCGCGCGCGTTGTTTAGCGCGTCTTGCCTACGGCGTTCTTCTAAAATACGAGCTCGTTCGGCGCGTTCTTCCGATCTTATTTGTTCGTTTTGTTCGGCGCGGGCTTCCGCTTCCATTTCCAAACGCCTGCGTTCGCGTTCATTTCTTTCTTCTCTCTTGCGCCGTTCTTCTTCCGAGCTTTTGACGTCCGCCTCGGCTTCCATTTCGGCTAGTCGTTGGGATCTGGCACGGGTTTCAGCTTCCCACGGAGTCGCGGTTTCGCGGTATTTTTCCGCCTGAACGACTTGGGCCGCCCTTGCCATCCCGTCGAGAACTTGGGTTTGATCGCGGAGGCCCGCTTTGCGTTTCTCCGCAGCGACATTTGCGGCGGCTTCCATATCCTTTATGATTTGGTCTCGAGCGCGCACCTCCTCTGCCCACATCGCGTCTTGTTTAACACGTTCGGCCTGTTCCCGCTCGGCTTCGCAAAGTTTTCGGATTCTTTCTTTTTCCAAATATTCTTGGTGCATTTTTTCGCTCTGTGACTCTAGGGCTCTCCGTATGAGCTCCGAGGTGTCCTCGCCGTGCAATCGTTTTTGTTTTTCGTAATTTGCGGCGTCTGTGTACAATTCGTCCATTACGGTTTTCATCGTTTCCGCGCCAGGAAGACGCGCCCTGGTGGGTTTGGGTTCCGCCACGGGGCTTTCGGCGAGTTGCCATTCTCGGTCTCTGTCGCGCTCCGCTTTTCGCATTTTTCTAGCCAATCGTTCCTCGACCTCTTTGGGGGTTTGTCTAATTTTAGGCTTGGCGCCCAATCGTTCCTCGACCTCTTTGGGGGTTTGTCTAATTTTGGGTTTGGCGCCGTATTTGGCAAAGTCCATGGCTGTGGGTTTTATCGACAACCCTGATATTTTAGCGGTAAGCTCGCGAACTCTTTCGTCCATAGAGGCTCTGCTGGGAGAAGCGACTGCGGTTCTGTCTACACGATCCAACCCCAAGTCTTCCATCTGCAAAGCCAGCTCGTCCCCCGCAGATAGCTCGTCCAGCTCCATATCGTCCATCTGTTCGGCAAGTTCCAACATTGTTTTGTCTGAAATGTCGTCCATGGCGTATTTCATGGCCATGATTTCCTCGCACAATATGGATTTTGTTTTAGCTTTGCCGTCGCTCTTAAGCGCGTCTATGTTTAAACGTGCCGCCAACGTCATTAACTGTTCACGTTTTAGATTGGTGCACGCAGACATACTGGTGGGAAATGTCACAGATCTTCCCAGAGGAGGCGCCACGGGTGAAGGGCTATGAGCTCTGCTAACGGGAGGAGACCTTACTCTGGTGTTAAAATTTAATATGTCGTTACACAAATCCTGTTTCGTCTTGGGTTTACCGTCTGCTCTAATATCGTTTATGCCCAATCTTGACGCCACGATCAAGATTTGCGCCTTATTTAATCTCATACACGCAGGCATAGTGACGGGCCGTTGAATTTCGCTATCTGGGGAAACGAGACTGCCTCTGGGCCTCCTGGGGCTAGCGGGCCTCTTGTCCCTCGACCTCTCGGGACTGTCTCTGGGCCTCCTGGGGCTAGCGGGCCTCTTGTCCCTCGACCTCTCGGGACTGTCTCTGGGCCTCCTGGGGCTAGCGGGCCTCTTGTCCCTCGACCTCTCGGGACTGTCTCTGGGCCTCCTGGGGCTAGCGGGCCTCTTGTCCCTCGACCTCTCGGGACTGTCTCTGGGCCTCCTGGGGCTAGCGGGCCTCTTGTCCCTCGACCTCTCGGGACTGTCTCTGGGCCTCCTGGGGCTAGCGGGCCTCTTGTCCCTCGACCTCTCGGGACTGGCGGACTTTCTTAAACTATCGGGTCGTTTGTCGGGGCTTTTCTTTTGTTTTGATACCCCGGCTTGGTGTTGCTTTATAACGTCTTCTAGCTCAGCTTTTCGCATGCTGCTATATCCTCTAATACCCAACGCTTTAGCTTGAGCTTGAAGTTCTTTGACAGTCACCATCTCGGTTGTGTTTTATTTTACCTGCGACCTCTTTTTGTTATGTTCAACTGTCGACTAATATGTACACCCGTTGTCGCAGTTTCGTATAGACCCGTAAAAATGGAGTTTTTCTGCAGTATCGTGTTCGCCCATGTCTACCGAGGCGATGACGTTTGATTGATAGTCGGAAAAAACTATCGGTACGGGCACGCACGAATATACGGCCTCTGTAGGAGACGATTGCGCATGAAACATAAACGTAAAATGATGACCCGAACCGCGATGCGCAGCCATCGAACCCGTAGTCATATTGTGGAGTTTGAGTTCTAAAACGGGAGGAAACTTGTGCTGATGTTTTGCTGGAACGTGCAAAACCGCAGAATAGAAACTGACTTCTACGGGCCATCTTGCGTGAGAATTGGATGCTGGTAGCCGGTGTTCGGTCGTCACTTGGCCCGACCGATAATTGTTTGGAAGTTTTAAAGAAAATCCTCTATACATCGTTTTCTTTCCGTCGGGAAAGAAAACTAGGGTTTCGCTCACGTGATTTAGTATCTGGTGTAAGGTGCAGAAGCTGTATAAAATGTTCTCGAAGTGGACGATTGACCGTTCTTTCCGTAATACGTTTGATAGAGCATTATACCGCCTACCACCGCGGCTATGGCGATCATGCCGTAAAATAGCATTTGCCCCATTCCTTCGTACGTTGTAAGGTTAGACTGATTCATTGCAAACGTCTTTTTCCCATATATGCGAATAAAAATTTTTATTCGTTTCAAATCTCCATGACATTTTCGCGAATGTGCCTAGTGATAGAGTCAAAAATTTTTTGCAAATGTCCCTGTCTCTTGATGGTCATTATTTTTGGGTAAACGTCGAAAAACTCGCCTCCCTCTATAATGTATTTGATGTCTATTCTCATTTCGCCTCCCCACGGTATAAACCCAAAGTTGTACAACGTGTCCGTCAGCCACTCGTCTAAAACGAACGCCGACGGAACGATGCCTGAGTCGGACAGTAACCCTTCTATAGCGTATCTGGACAACACCATTTTTAGGCTGTTGATGGATTGTATTTGCTCCCGCGCGGTCCTATCTGTTCTCAGATCGTCCAAAAAGGAAAAATTATTCGCGGAGGTTTGTACAAGTTTTTGTTTTTGCTCGTCAGTCAAGATCCTGGATATTTGCTGGAGCCCGGCTGTTCTCGACAGGGTCCATATCCCCTCGTCGGCGATTACAATGTGGAGTAAATTCTTCATAAACAACAGGTTTGACATATCAACGCTGGAAGGCCACGCCGCGAACGTAGAGTATTTTTCAGTGGTGGCTTTGGGGTGAGTGTGAAAAGATATAATACCGGTAGGAGCCGCTACAAAATCGGGCGTGCCGGATTCTACAGAACTGCTGTCAAACACGCATATTCCCACTGCTTCTTTAAGACCTTTGGGGTCGTCTTCGTACAGCATGACGGGGAGATCGCCCGACATTTCTATAGGTAAATTTTTGAGATCCCTCAATATTTTTTGAGTGCTCGTATCGATGACGATCGTCAATTCGCAAGGGCGCCCGGTCATGGCTCTCATGGCGTTGGTCTGTGTCAACCGAATTCCCGCGCACGTCAGGTTGTGTTTATAGGTCACGGTCCCGTGCAACGTATCTACATCGGTCATCCCCGCGCGAATGGCGATGGCCATAAGCCGTTCGTCTAAAGAGTCCGCGGCAACCATAAACCTCTCGCCGAATATAGGTATCAAAACGTTAAACATGTTAACTAACACGTCCGCTTCGTTTAAAAACAAGAGGGTGGCGTACGCCTTTTCTTTCAGCCACGTTATCCACATTACCCCCGTTACTTCTATAAAATCATTCGGCGAGAGTGCCAACACTACTATACCCGCCTCCACCCCTACGGGTATCCTTACGTGCGTTTCTATTTCTGGGGGTAAGTCCCCCCCTTTCATCAACAAAACATTGCCGAGTTGGTACACGGGTCTGTCTATAAACTGTAAAGTAGACATTTTTTGTGAGGTCTGTTAGAAAAAAAGATGTCCGTAAAACTATCTGAACGCGACGATACGAGACTCCTCTTGGGAGCTCACGGTAAACAACAAGATGTGTACGAGGAACAAAATCACAATCGCGAAGAAAATCATCGCGCCACGGCTGTAGAAGCCGTGTTGAAACCCAGGGCGGGCGTGGGGGTGGTGTGGGGGCCCGAAGAAAGATACGACATGACGCTACAACAATGGTTAAACAACATGGAAACTACAGAACAGCAAATAGAATATTGTTATATTCAATTGTTGCTGGCTATCGCCGTGTTACAGGGAGAGTGTTCCATGGTGCACGAAAACATGTCTTTAAACAGAGTTAAGGTAATATTGCCGGACGCCAAGGCCGAAAAATCTTATAGAACGTACAAAATGGGTAATAGGGAATTTCACGTTCCGTGCAACGCGCCTTTGTGCATGTTGGACGATTTTTCAAACACATGCATTTATAACCCTCACTTAGACAGGCATCACGGCAAACACGGAAAGCGGTTAGGTATCACGTTAAAAGATGACCCCGCTATGGGGCCCACATGGGGGGTAGCCGCTGGGTCAGAGACCAAGGCGTTCGTGACGGCCACAGAAACAGGAGACCCTAGGATACCTAGGACATATCCCGCGTGGGAATTTGGGAAAGAGGTCAGGGATTTGACGGCTCTGCTGGCTCCATTTTCTCCCAAGATAGCTCGTATACAAGACGACATGACTAGGCTCTTGGGAAACGATGAGCTCGCATGGATGTGTAGACCAGATGTGACGTGCGCTCGCTATTTCCCTACGTTAAGCTCCCCCCCTCTTGGAAAGGAACTTTTGGAGGTGGTGTCGTGGACCCCCAGAACAGCTCAAAATTAAAATTATCGGCAGACCCTAAAAATGGCATCGTCCACTATACAGGCCGTGAGGGCACAGACCGACATGTCTGATCAGTATACAGCGGGAGAATGCGCGTGCGGTAGCTGTAGCGCGTTTACACAGCGAGGATCGTGCGGCAGGGATTGGAACGTGGGAGACTCTAGTTGTTGCGGAGGGTTGTGCACCTCGCAGCCAAATTGCGTCAGGGTGGAGAAAACGGGAGTGTGCGGGTTGAGACTGTCGTCTAAGGGTAAAGACCCTCTCATAGGCGCCGATTGGGACGCGCAGAGAGGAGCGCCTAGCGTCAGGTGCATATACAACGCCGACAACATAGACACGCAGGGGCAGATTGATCAGTTTGTGTCCATGTTTGGAAAAGCTCCCGCGCTTGCGGAACGTTACTGTTTGAGACCCGTTAAAAATTCCAAGGGAGAAACTGTAAGCAGAATATCGTCCGACATAGACCCCGCGGGAAATTGGTGCAGAGACTGGTATCAAACAAACAGAGGCCCGCAACAAGACGCCGCGCTCACCTCATATTGCGTCAAAAACCCTGACTCTTTGGATTGCAAATGTATCAACAGAGCGAACGACCCGTTATACAACAAAGTAAAGAGTCTTCACGCTTACCCCGACAACTGTTGGTACGTGCCGTGCGCCGTAGACGCGGGAGAGTTAAAGATATCTGCGCAAAGAGACGTTCCTAAAAATTGCCCCACCGAAATATGTCAGGTTGTATTTAATATGCTTGATGACGGAAGCGTGGTGATGGACGACGTTAAAAACACAATTAATTGCGATTTTTCAAAGTATACGCCCCCCCCTCCCCAGACCCCCCCCAAGCCTCCTACTCCCCCCACACCTCCGACGCCTCCTACTCCCCCTACCCCCCCCAAGCCTCCTACTCCCCCTACCCCCCCCAAGCCTCCTACTCCCCCCACCCCTCCGACGCCTCCTAGCCCTCCTTCTCCAAGTCCTCTGACACATATAATGATTTATGGAGCTATAGCTTTAGCGGTGGTGTTTATATTTTTTCTCGCGACAAAATAAAGTTTCTTATCCTTTGTTATCAGGATAAGAAAACGATCGTTTATTTTAACGTCCTAATGAAGGGCTCTTTTGGGGGCTCTGTATTGTTCTGGAGATTTTATAGTCAGCTTGTGCGCGGGAGGCGACAGCAGCCGTATGAATGGGATAGGTTCCTGCGCCGATACGTCCGTGTTGATGGTAGGTTTTTCTTCGGATTTTGGTTTAGTGGAGGCTGTTCCAAACAGACTCGATGTGTTGAACTTGAACACGCTGTTTCCAAATATTCCAGAGTCTTGAGGTTTAGCAATAGAATTTGCGTCTTCCGTTTTTGTCGTCTGAGAAGTGCCGAACGCAGACGATGAAGGCGTATTGAACCTAAAAGTGCCGCTTCCAAATATGGAACAGTTGTTCTGTTTAGTTGCGGGGTCCGTAAAGAACGATCCAGTTTGTTTAACGGGCGATTTGACAGATTGTAGAACCGCATAGTCGTTGGACGATTTTTGTTTAGAGGGTGATTTAATCTGATAGACGGGAGCGTACGAGACAGACTGCCCCGTGGCGAGATCGGAAGGATTTTGCTCTCTGCGCGTAAATTGGAATCCGTTTGCGCCATGAGGCGCGAGTGTGTCGGGGCATTGTTTTATCTGTTGCGAGCCAAACTGCGCCATGGGAACGTACGTAGATTGGCTGTAATCCTTTATTGCTGAATCGTCTTCGTCATCGGTAAAAACGTCCATTTCCGTGACCGTAAATTTAATCACGGGACACTGTTCCGGAGGAAAGCTGCACAGCACAACGGGCACAGACTGTCCGTTGGAATGTTTGCACACGTACCTCCCGTTTTCGTGCGCCAGTTGCGACATGTAGTCCCCCACCAACCCGTCCATTGTCACCACTTTCATGGAAGTGTAAGGTCTCATCTTGACGTCGCACACACTGAGAGCGGCTCTGCAAATTTTGTTGAATGAAACTCCCAGCTCGCCGTACAACTTGCAGACCACGTTAGTTTCGTACACCGAAATGTACATTTTAAAGTTTGCCATCGCGTATACGCAGCAAGTGTTATTTATGAACCATAATCGCGAAATATATTCTATCAATTTTACCTAGTCTGCCAAAGTCTGCAGTATCTGAGCAAATCTCGTTGGTCCATGTCCGTGACTTCGCTCATAAACGATAAAACGTTTCTCCATTTTTCAGAGTTTATCTTCTCTCCGCCCGACGTGACGTAAAATCCGAGCACGGTACCCATTGGGTTTTTATAGGCCGGGTAATTAAATTTACGAATTCCGCGGAGCAAATTGATCTGGTGCATCTTGCCGAGATTAAAATAGTTTTCTCGTATGAGTTGCTTTGCGGCAGATTCTACCCCGGTGTAAAATCTTTGCACGGGATCGCTTTCTATACCCCTGAATATAGACTTTCCAAATAAATCTAACCCTTCTTCTATTTCTCCTCCCACCCTGTCTCTGGCCGCGAATTCTGCTCTGAATTCGTAATCGTCCTCGTAATAATGGTCCATTTTTTTATAATTTGCTTTGATAGCAAATTATAAAGTCTGACGCGTTGCGCGTTATCTGGCGGCTGCCATGAAGCACACTTCTCTTTTGGAAGCGGATGAGCTTTTTGAGCGTCTGGAAGAACCGCTTTTCATAGAAGAGGGATACGAAGTTGGGTATTTTGACGGAGTTGTGGGAGTTTTTCGTATGGTGGGACTCTTGCGTCTTGTGGGAGTTTTTCGTCTGGTGGGACTCTTGCGTCTTGTGGGAGTTTTTCGTCTGGTGGGACTCTTGCGTCTTGTGGGGCTCTTTCTAGAGGTGGGACTCTTGCGTCTTGTGGGGCTCTTTCTAGAGGTGGGACTCTTGCGTCTTGTGGGGCTCTTTCTAGAGGTGGGACTCTTGCGTCTTGTGGGGCTCTTTCTAGAGGTGGGACTCTTGCGTTTAATGGGACTTTTCACGCACCCTGAAGGACAACGAGATGGTTTTTTTACCGTCAACGGGCAAGCGGGCTGTGGAGGCGGCGCTACCATAGCGTGTCCATTGCAGCCCATCAAGCAAGGTCTGTTAGAATACATAGTTTTTTATTAACGCCCCGTAAAATTTTTATTTTACACCATCATCTACATATGTCCATATTGTACCAGTCCGTTTTGCTCCACGTGGCGAGATCCGGAGTGTCTACGTACGGAACGACGGGTTTCGTGGGAGGACGTCTTTTATGGTACGTGCGAATGTGAGCTCGCACCACGTCCACAAACACGGTTTGCGATTTTAAATCTTCTAAACATTCGTCGTACACCGACTTGATCGCAGTCTGCCAGCAGTTTGGTTTCCCCGATTTAAAATTTTCGTGCGTCAAGACGGCGTCAAGCGCGGTCTCGTCTCCCACGGTCACGAGGCAATCCTCAAACGCGTCCGACAACAGCGGACGCGCAGAATTTTCTTTCAACACGGCCAAATGTTTACAATCGTTGGCCGTGACTACGGTGCATGACGCGTCCACTACGGTTACGTGAACGCATCTGATGGGGTGTTGTACACATAACCAATCTTGCACAGATATCTCGTGCATGTTTGCGCATAAAGGTGATATCTATTCTACAGCAAAGTAGAATAGATATTCATTTGCTCCGTTTACATTTTTTTAAAATTTTTACACATTTTATCCAAACACGCAGGAGGCGAATCTCGCGGATACGTGAGAGTCGTCTCGTACGAAAAATATACTCTTTTTGTGGCATTCCACTCCCACATTATGTCAAGAGGTCTTCTGGCCAATTGTACCTTATTCCGATATTTTTGCAGAGCGTCATGTGTTCGCTGTCTAATCCGAATATTTCGTCGTGCTTCATAAAGCCGATGGCGGTACTTGGATCTCCTTCTCCAAACACCAATTTTGTTTCGTCGTCGACCAACATGTGCGGGTGGTTCTGGCATGGCTGAGGATCCACAACTGTTTGCAGTTTCGTAAACACTGCAGGTCTTTTGGTTTTTTTAACTTTCTGTAATACGGTGCTCGTCATAGGAATGATGTGCGCCAATGCGTCCGCTTCCACTAGTCGTTGAACCAGACTAGCCTTGTTGCCTGAAATTTTTAGATTTCTGGTTTTACACATAGCTTTCAGCGTCTGTATGGTTAACTTGAGGAGCTCTTCCGGATTTAGAGCGGTCCTCGTAGAAGGTTTTGCGGGAGACGTTTCTGAACTAGAAGATGTAATGTCGCAAAATTCTGCAGATTTAATCTGCTTCTTTTGATTCTTTTGTACAGTGGGGTTTTGCACAGAATTTTCCATGTCTGCAGCGGCGCGCGGTTTGCTAGCCGAATTTGAATGAACCGTCGGTTCATTTTTTTGCGTAGATTTTTTGACCATTTTTTTGGGTTTGGAGGGTTCTTTTTTTGCGCGTTTTCCTGTGGGTTTTGGAGGGGTTGCAAGCGGCTCGGGTGAAGCCGTCTTTAGCGGTGTTTTGGTTTCTACCGGGGACTTGGGTTCTTGTCTTACGGCGACGTTTTCTAACAAAGGTTGCGTCTCGACAAAGTTTTTCTCAATGAACTGTTCAGGTTCGATCGCGTTCTCAGTTATTGGCGCGATTTTTCTCGCCTCTGTCAAGGCCAACGAGTCTTTGGCGGTTACGACGTCGTTTGATGGCTCCTCTACCTCAATGGGCTCGGAGAACCCGGTGTCCCTTTCTACGCCGTACAAGGCGTGTTTTGCGTCGCGCAAAGCGAGATGTGCGTTTCGTAGGGCGTTTTGCGCTTCCAGAGCGTTTTGAAGCGCGTCTTCGAGGGCGGTTTCCGTCATTTCGTTAACCTCTGCGGAGTTAAGACTCATAGACTGTAGAGAATCTGCGATAGAGTCTACGGTGGGACGTTTTTTCGTATTCCTGGAACGTTTGGCACCGGGTTCTTTGGAGGTCCGTTTTACCGTGGGTTTGCGAGATTTTACGGGCTTCTCCAAAGAATCTGCGTTTTGAGGCGTGTAGTCCATTTTAGTTATATCGTGTCGAACTTTGGATTTTTTTGGCGTCTGAGGTTCGTCCGAATCGCTTTCGGTATCGGCGAGTCGAGCGCACGCGGGAAATTTTTGAGCTTCGAACGAGGGTTGTTCGTCAGAGTCGCTAGAACCGCTGCTAATTTCGTGCGTAAACCGTCTGGGGGGCTGGTGTCTAAAGGATGCGTGCGAGCGCTGCTCGTCCGATTCGTCCAGGCTGTTGTTGTTGTTGTCGTCAAAAGAAGGTTGGTTCAAACAGTTTGCCAGCTGATCTGCAATCAAGCTAGCTGGCATCATCCTCGGCGTCGTGTAATGGGATAGTTGACTCGTTATTTAATTTAAACTCAAAATTTATTATGTGTGCGATACAAGAAAATGGCAACTATACAAATGTCAAAAGCTACCGGGTATCCGTATAAACTTTTAAACGTTTACGCGACGAATCCAGGGGAACAGTATACGCTAATTCAAAACACGGTTCAGGATATGATGTTTACGCCTACCGGGAGGATGCAGGCCGCCATAGTTTCTATGGTACACGACACCCTAAAAGAGGCGAGACATTCTGAAGACGAAAAGCTAATGGTGCAAACCGCCAGAAAGGCTCTAAACGAAAGAATCAGGCAGCGACCCGAGCTGATGGACTTGCTCGTGTCTAGCGGCAGGGCGCCTATCGTCAGCGACGACCAGGTGTTGGTCAACGAGCTGACCATGATTCGGGGCGCGGCCGTGCAAACCGGCGAAAATACTGGATTTTCCGAAATGACCATCCGAAAACTATATAGAGGGTTGACGGACATGTTTCTCGCTAGCCCCTCTTCGCTGTTGGATTTGCCGTTGGCCAACGTCACTCTCGAAACGTTAAAAGGTATGGTAAAAAACGCCGGCAGATGGCCTCCGGACAACACCTCGGCCGCCCTGCCCATGCCGCCCGAGCCTATATTGGGCGCCGCGCTGGTCGAGCGGGTCATAGCGAACCACAGTATGGATCTATACACTCAGCAAAAATACCAATTTCAGATACAGTTGCTCAAAAACCATTTGTTTTACCTAAAACCCGGGGCCACTATGGAAATTGCGGACATCGTTGCTAGGATGGAAGAACCTACCAAACAGGCAATAAAGAGGCTTAGCGCAATGTACGACCTGGGGCAATTGGATCCCGCCGTGGTGGGAAACGCTGCGGCGCCCGACGAAAGACTCCTGCACAGCGCCGAGGTTCACGCTCCCGTGGCCGAAGCGCAGACCATGGAGATAGCCGAAGCACCCGTGCTGTCCTTTGTGGTGCCTCAAGTGTTGACGTTCACGGGAGGGCCGGTAACCATGGACGGCGTCACGTACGACACTCCCATGCACTACGGTTACGCTACGGTCATGCGGAGATTATATTCCAACTTTGGCATGACCGACCTTAACGGGTTGTCGATACCGGAGATGCACGATAAGGTCGCTGAAATGACGACCACGTGGATCGCGCAAATGCGACCCAACATGCTGTGGCTGAGACTGACCAAGTATCTAGAAACCAACGCTTCGGCTCTGGCCTCCCTCTTGGCTACGGGAGATTCTGCGTTCGTTTGGAAAGAGAGTGATTCGTTTACGCCCTTTTTGGCCGATATGATGGGACAGCTCAGAGAACACTGGCGCAAAACACAACCGCCTCCGGCCGCAAAACTCACGATAGAAGATATCGCAGCCGCTGACTTTTTCTACATCTGGCTCGAAGAAAAGGCGCGGGTGTACACGCTGATGTTGACAGCGGTACCCCCAGAAAAACTGTACATTATGCTAAAGATGGACATCATGCCAGCAGAGAGAGCTCCGAGAGGCAGGGAGGTCAAGGCCCTCGGCTCCGAATACAACGGGACCGCGTGGAACATTTGTTATCACGAGTTTAAGCAACATTTTCACGGTAAAGAACTGCGAGACGCCGTGACGTACTGCATCTCTCGGTACGTAAAACACAGCGCTATTCCGTGCAAGGATATAACGCCGACGGCAAAGGCGATGGGAGGAACTAAATTTAGAACACTTATTCAGAACCCCATTATGAAAGGTATCCTTTCCGAAGCCTAAGTCTAATCGCCGCGCGATAACATTCGTTTAACGTAATCTCCTACGATATTACGTTAAAACCAAGACGTTATCGGTTTGTTTATTACACAATGTTGAGTATCTTTGCAGTGGTGTGAACGGACCCCATCACGTATTTGCGAACCGCGCAGGTCACGGCCAACGATATTCCCACTATCGCGCAGACAACGGGGGCGGCGGAATGCGGGGCTCTAGCATTGCGTACGCGAATCAAGATAACGCGTTCGCCTTCTCGTGTCACACAAATGTAGTTTCCTTCTTTGACACGAGCCGCAGATACGCGCAGTTCGGCGAACTCCGTTACGGCTGCGGACTCGTTCCATTCGGCCGTTATCGCGCCTCCGATCTCCGTTATAAGCTCGTTTTCGTATTTCCATATCGCGAACGCTATAGAATTGTTTTCACACGAAGCGCGTAAAGGAAACCCATCTGAAACGTATACGGCGCGCGCGAGGAGCGTAGCCGTTTTTTGCACGTGTTGTCCGGCGGAAGCCTCGCACGTAAATAGCCCTTCGGCTTCGCGATTTAGCGTGGCGCGAAACGTGCGAGTTTCGTTTACGTTGTCCATTTCTGCCCAACGTAAAGCATCGTAGCGTACGCCTATCGAGAACCCCTTCGCGGTTTGTACCTTGCACGCGAGAGTAGAATTCTCTCCAATGGCAATGCGCGCGCCAAGTATAGGGTTCGCGTTTATTATGTATGCGTCTGTGGTGAGAACTTCCATCGTGCGAGCATCTTCAGGCTGTGCGGTGTAAAAACACGAGTACCAACCTTGATCGGATAGCGTAAAATTTAGTATGGATAAAAAGTCGTCGCCTTTCATCAGCGCGCCGCCGTTATAAACGACTCTGTCTTTGAACAGAGACCCGGAGGCGTTTTTCGGTTTGTGTTCGTCCGGAGATTGCGAAAATAATGTTGATTTACCTCCAAACTGAAGTTTATGGTACACGTGAATAGAGTGCGTGCGCGTTACTGGTATTTTACAAAGTATAACGCATGCGCCACCTAGGAAACACGTCACGTTTGCGCTTTCCGCGCAAACCGCAACGCACGCGAGTACCGCGATAGTGAAATACATAACTTGTTTTGCAAAGTTATGTATGTTCTATACGTATAACAAACGCCGACTCAATCTTTAACATTTAGTCAAATCTCATTTACTTACACCGCGTTGCATAACTCGTTTAGTTTGGGCAGTTTGGGCAGTTTGGGCAGTTTGGATCTCACGCGATACGTAGCGAACCCCGCAATCGCTAAGACTAACAGTATTAATATTACCGCCGGTATGGCTCTGTTTCTAGGCCTGCGGTCGTCTACGATGACTCGCGTTACGTACATGTACGTCTCTGCGCTATCTGCGCACGTATAGAGCCCGCCTTTGTTTTCTCCAGACAGTTCCAGAGTCCCGTCGTCGTACACGCGCGTGTCGTTTTCGTATTCTGGCAATACGCCGTTGTTGTCGGCGACAAAGATTCCGTCTCGATGCCATCGGACATATCGATTCGTGTCGTACCCGCACGAAACGTTTACACGTTCGGTCGAATTAGATGTAATGCTCGTACCGAATACGGTTGCGGTTACCGTTACCAAACCAGAGCTTGCGGTGCACGTCAAGCTGTATTCGTCGGTATCCGGCACGTCCGCGGTGACTGTAATCTTAGAGCTTCCGTCGGATACGTATTCTATAACGTGCGTGTTCCAATCTACTCTACCAGGTTCCGTATTAAACATCGCGGCGCACTGAAAAGTATCATTCACTTTTGAAACCGAAACGTGTTTAATAGGCTGTTTTACGGAAACCGTCAATATTTTTTCTGAATTTCCGGTTTGATGCGACGTGTAACATTTGTACGCTCCCTCGTCTGCCTTTGAGATGTTGGCTATTGTTATAGACGCGTCCGCGGACTTTGCGGCAGCAGCGTCAACAGAAACTCTATTTTTAAACAACGGAGATTGGAACTCGAGTTTAGGAGCCCAGTGGTAATACGAATATACCGATAACATAGAATCCCCAGATTTTTTATACCAATGAAAGAGCGCCTCTTTTGTGCTATCGACTCTGCATTGGAGTTTGCAAGAATTTCCGACATAGCACGTCGCGTGTTCACAGTCGACGAGCGTAAATGCAACACACGCTATCAGAGTCGCAATACCAAACATTGTGTCTAAGATAGTCGTCGCAATCCGTTACGGATATTTTCGAATCATCGCCGTGTTAAATTTAACAATCAAATACGCAATTTTAAATTTTATCGGGAAACCGATAAAATTTAGTTTTTTTAAAAATATCGAATCGGTTATCGAATTATTTTTAATCTACGCGTTTACGCGTCTGATGTATCTTGTCTTTTGCGGTCGCGACGCGTTTTAATTACAAATGCGATTATTCCTAGCGTGACCAATATCCCAAAACACAACACTATCACGTTCGAAACTGACGATCGTTTGTGGCTTCGTTCTCCGAAAGCGATAGTCGTGTTTACAACCGTTTTGACGAGATTCGCTCCGTCTATACACGTGTACGTTTGCATGTGCTTGCCGAGAGCCGCGCGTAACGTTCCGTCCGAAAACAGTTTAAAAACGGAGCCCCATTCGGGAAGAGACGACCCGTTTTTCGCGACGAGATCTGTTCCTCTGTACCACACTACGTTGCCGAAAAGAGAATCGTTAAAACATGAGATGTTTAGAAATCCGTCGTGATTGTCGTCCACTTTTACGTGTGTCAGCCGCTGTACAAAAATCGTGCGTCTTTGTGCGCCTCCTGTAGTCAATACGCACGATATGTTATATTGCAGACTCGTAGGTTCGTTTACAGTTGCCGTTAGAATACGATAACTTTCGGAATCTTTACGCACGGAGGTTTTGGGAGATACGTTATTGTCGCAACTCATCACAGGGTCGCCCATTCTAATTCGAGCCGTGTACGTAAGAGTTTTTTCAGATACTGAGAGCGATAATTTAGTTATGGATTCTCTTACTTTTACGTAAGACGTGATCGTAACGTGTGATTTATAAGTGGCGTACGAACAGTCATAACCGCCGTCGTCATCTTTCAGTTTTGGGTTTATCAGTTCTAATACGCAGTTGTCGATGTTGAAGAAATCTTTTATATCAGCGACCAACACATGTGGAATCGTGTTATTTTGCGAATGTATAGGGCCTTTTTTAGTATATGTAAACACTACGTCTGTGTTGGAAGTCAGAGTTCTTTTCCAAATAATGGATTTTACGGATACCCCGCGAGGTATTTTGCAATTTAATTTGCACGGAAATCCTTCGTCGCACGTGACATGATAAACTGTGCACGTGACACACGTGATCAACAGCGAAAGCAGCACAATAATTGCCATTTTGGGTGACAATTTTGTTCGTTAAAATCGTGTAACGGATTCATTCTTTATACGTTTTACACTATGATAAAATCAGATTGTGAATTTTATCCGCGCGCGGATAAGATTCTACAAAGTTTAACGGGTAGCGCAAACCATAACGAAACACAACACGCTTGACATAATGTACGAAAGCGCTACGTATTATTGTTGAGCACCGTGGTTGTTATAAGCGGAGCGCATAAAGTCGAAAGAGTTTGCACGTTGGTCCGTATTGTAACGACGCGGTTGTTTGTTTGCGTCGTGTGCGCACACGTATACCGCAGTCCCGTTTTTCGCAGTGGCGCGCAATTCTTTCTTTCTCGGTTATGGAAAATGGTATCCGTTTTTACGAACGTCTCCTTTTTCAGCTATTCGTTAAATCTTTCCCACGTAGTTTCGCTAGCTGGAGCGTTTTCGAAGCGTGATATGGTTACGTATTCTTCTGTCTTTTGGTTGCGCATTGTAAAATTGTACGCAAAAGAGCAGATTAATTTTCCGTCGTTTCGGACAGGTTCGGTTCATTTCTAAACGTTGGTCGTTTTAAAACGCGACGTATTTTTCTGTGCCACATTCCCGCGGCCGACAAAAACAAACCTATGATAACCAAACATACGATTAGCGTAGTACCGCCAGAATTGCTTTCCGATTTTGGAGATTCGCGGTTTTTTCTTGACACTAACGTTATAAAAATCTCCGTTTGTTGCGTATTTACGCACGAGTAGCTACCCTCGCACGAATTTCGCGTTAGTTCCAACACGTTCCCCGGTAAAACACCCGCGCGATTTTTACAATTTCCGTCAGAAAACCTGGCCCCAGTTACATTATCGGCGTCGATACGCCAAAACACATCGCTGTCGTTCGAAAGACACGAGACATTTAGACCGCCCTCCGCGTCTATAGCAACCGGAACGCTCGATATGACGAGAGACTTGCGGTGTTGTTGCTTTACTGTAGCCGTGCACGTAAACCGAGAAACGTTATGCGTGTTTAAAACGATGGTGTTTTTCGTAGTGTGTTGATTATTGCGCAAATCTTTGTACGCGGCGTACGCCGTTTCTGGCGTCCATGTCATTTCTACTGGGGCGACAGGGGACCGCCCCACGCATGTCACCGTATCGCGCGACACCTCCGCCTCTATAAAACTCACAGGATGTTTTACCGTGACGAACGTTGTTATAGTTTCCGTATGCGTACCCAACAACCAAAAACATTTATACGTGGCAGATTCTTCTTTGGTGATCGTTAAAGATATGAGAGCGTCGAAATGTTTGAAAAACGCAGTTGTATCTACGCTCACGGAGACGTCCGGAGTGGACACCGTGTTGAAATGAGTCCCGTAAGTGAAAAGAGTTTCTGATTTGCCCATGTGTTCCCTATCCCACGTAATGTAAAGACCTTTGAGCGTTCTAAATTTGCAATGCAGTTCGCACGGAACGCCTATGTAACACGTCCTCGTTTGTAATCCGGCAACCGTTAACGCATACGCCAATAATACAAATAACATTTTATTGAATGATACACGTTGCGGGTTATGCGGTTGAACAAAGTCAATAAGCGTTCTAGAGACTACGACGATACGCGTAAATACCCGTGGGTAATAAATTGAGTAATAAGGCGCACGTTTGTTTATCGATCTCGATTATGTGTGCGGGTCGATCGCGTTATTTTGCGTCTGCCGCGCGTACGAAACCAGTAACCCTTTGCGTCTCAGATAAACGCGACACAAAACTATGATCACGGATATATATAACTAGGGGTATTGTTTTTGCCCTGTTTACCATTTGTAACGAACACGCGCGTCCAGTCCCTTAACGCGAGTGTTGCAGCTACGTACAGCGTCAATATTAAAACCAAAACCATTTTTAGGGTTATTTTTGGGTCGTATATACCTAAAAATAGACCTTATTTCGTTAAAACGTTATCGCAAACGCGATAACGTTTTATTGTAGACCAATTATACAAACAATTGTCTCACTGTTGAAAGTTCCGCACATTTGTCATTATAGTCGTATCTCAACACAAAAAACAACACGCTCAGACAAACGATGCTCAAACATGCGACGACTATTAACGTTATGTCCGCGGTTGACATAGGAATAGTTTTATTGGATTTGGGCGGTCTCAACTGAATTGCGGGTGTTTCGGCAATCGCGATTACGGTAGTGGGTTTTATTTTCATGCGAATGGATACAATTTTTTTACCACCATTTTCCGCACAAGTGTATACCCCTTCTTGCGTAAAGTTTAATATCAGAGTTCCGTTAAAAAGTATTTTAGCATTATCTATCCATTCAGAAGCGATTTTCCCGTTCTCTACGATGAAAATGTTACCCATTTTCCACGATGCGACGTCTACTATATTGGAACAAACAATGTGCGTTTCTGACCCAATTATAGCATATTGTGTCATGCCCTGCGCCACGACAGTTTCGCGGATTAAACCTGTAGTAACTATACACGAAATTGTATAAACGTCTTTATAGGAAACGTCGACCGCGCTTTCTAGAGTTGTTATTCCGGATTTCCTTTTTGAAACAACCGGTCGTTGTACTGTATCCGACCACGATAATTGTGGGGCCCCTTTGAATACAGTCGCTGAGCACGTTATATTAGACTCTCGGAAATCTACTTTAATATCTATCGGAGACGTATAAATAACAGTATTGGTCATTACATTTTCAACGCCATATAAAACAACACGGCACGTATATAACCATTTGACGTTTGTGTCTTTTGGTGTGATTTTTAACAGTGCGTCTTTCCTAGAATGAAATGTTCTCCAGTCAAACTGTAACCCGTCAACCCTCGACATTGTCATACTCCGATCTTTAAAGAAAAGTATCTGGTCCGTGCGATTTGTTGCTTCGTTGCGTCTCGTCCATTGGATTATCATGTTTGAGATAAATTCCGTAAATTTGCAATGTAGTTCGCATTGAAACCCGACATAGCAAAACACGTCGCATTTTCCAACAGTAAAAATGGTAAAGAGTATCAGTGTTACAAGCTTCATAGTTGGTATGCCGCAAACAATGCCGTGTTACGAGCGAAAATTAAGTCAATATACAACATTTACAATTTTCCGGGTATTTCGTACGCTCTCAGGTTGTTCCAGATGATATCTGGCGGGCACCAGCTCCTGCAAATCATATAACGCGTTTTGAGCATCGCTAATAATATAACAAAGATTACTGCGGCTGTAACCGCGGAAGACATGAAAAACGCTGCCGCGAGGGAGCCTGGATTATCTACCTCAGAGACCCATCCGCTATCTATCGTGAGATGTGTTATGGTTACGGATTCCCCTTCGTTAACAACGCATGTATATTTTTCCGATCTTTTTGGTTTAATCAGAGTCAGCAACGCTCCGTTTTTATGTAAAACCGCGCCAGATGGTTTGCCTTCTAAGGGTTCGTCCCCGTAGTACCATTTAATAGAACCCCCAGGCGGTACCGCGCACGAAATGTTAAAATCGTTTCCTATGAGAACGCTCGCGGCGACTCCCGTGGCCACGGCGCTTTTGACCGCCTTCCCGGACGCTACTGAGCATTTTACTTTGTAGTTGGTATCTTTTAAGGAGATGCGGCTGATAAATGTGTTTTTTGTACCGTTCGGGGTTGTAGAAGTGATGGGGTTTTTTGTTTTGTCAGACCACGTTACGACGGGCTCTCCGTAATCTACCGCCCCGAAGCATACCGCGGTATCACGAGAGACGCCTATTCTAACGTGATCTATAGAATGTTTTGCCGTTACGCGCGTGTCGAACGTTGTATTAACAGAGTATTGGCTTATGTAGCAGCTATACAATTGAAAACCTTCAATGATCGGGGTTATTGTTAAAGATGCGTCGTTTTTTGTGCGCATAGACAATTCGCTGAACGATACGTCTGTTTTTTTAGGCGAATACGTAGTATAACGCGTTTTATCGTCGTACGAAGCTATAAACGTCTGACGGCTTTTATCTACTCCCATTGCCCACCTGACGTTTATTCCCATTATGGTTTCAAACTTGCAGTGCGCGGTACACGAATATCCCACGTAACACGTCATATCGGCGCATTCTGTTTTCGCCAAAACAGCGATCGCTAAAACGACCGCAAAAATCATACTCGGTTTACGTACACATCGATCTACTGTCACCCGCGAAAAGTCAATAATCGCAACAGAGTTTAAATAATTCTAAGATCCGGTATTTTTGTCGATCTGTACAATCTGCCTCGGCTTATGCAATTATACGTATACGTCGCGATTAACACGACCAAAACGGCGGCCATTAATACGTATCCCCTGACGTACGCTTCTTGCGCGCTTTGCCTAGGTACGGCGTAACACGTATAGGACCCTTGCGTAAAGCTCGGCGCATTTATCGTAAAATTTCCGCACGTTATAATATCCTTATCGATTCGACGAACAGTTTCGTTAGAATGTACGCAAATGTACACGCTCGGATCGTATGCTTCCCAGCGAATCACGGCGATGGCGCATAGCATAGGCAATAGGGTAGGCATATTTCCGGTTTAGTTTCGTTTCGATTAATTTCCACAACTTCATATTCGCGTAAATTCTATTACGTTGGTAATAGAATTTATATACACAACGGTGCGAAATTAGTCCAATATTTCTATAATCTCACACTTGACATAGTTTTCCTTTTTTTCGTGTTTTTGCAAATGTTTAAGTTGTGATTTTTTGACGTTTTTTGCTATTTTGCAACACATGTATATCAACGGCGTGCAAAACAAAAGCAAGACAATCACGACGATGACAACTGCGATAATACCGCCATAGTTTAGTGGATCTTCCACGACGTACACCGTGATGTTAAACACTCTATGCGCAGAAATCACTATGCACGTGTACCTGCCTAGATTGTTGAGTTTGGTCACTCTCAATGAGGTGGCATTTATGGAAACAACGTTCCACGAGGGCGCTGTCTTTTTTATTTCGTCCTGGCCGTCAAACAGCCACATGACCGATGAATGATTATAATTTTCTTTCATGCACGGTATGACGGCGGGTTGACCCACTCGCGCGCGCACGACGGACGAGCCGTACGTAGAGCTTTTCCATCCGTGTTCTGTGCTCACGTTACACGTCAAATAATAGTTGGTAATATCTTTTACGTTTATGTAGCTGCTGACGGTGTACATGCCGCCTTCCACGGACGTTTGCGTTATATTGTGCGCTATGGAAGTGTTCCAATACACGAGAGGGGCGCCACGAATGTCTGAAGAATGGCACAGCAACGTATTGTTTAATTTAAATATGGATACAGTATCAATCGGGTTCTTAATTTCGACCGTAACGAACTGCGTGATTCTGCTGCTGCTTACGTCCTTTCTATTTACGTGACACTTGTACATACCGGCGTTGGCCCACGTTACGGATTTTATCATTAAAGACGCATCTCCGTTGGTTATTTTGGTAGAATCGCCCGCCATTTGGACCTTATCTTTGTATGCCTGGTCTTGCAGACGGAGTAGCGGTTGATCTTGATATGCTAAAACTACTTTGTTTTTAGAGTCAGTCCAAATTATCATTAAATGTTCTCCCGAATAACGGCAGTCTAATTTACACGGAAACCCTATATAACAGTCTACCGCGGAGACTGGCGCGACGAACCCGATTAAACCTAACAATATCGCTACGGCAAAATTGGCCATGATGCGCTCGCGATCTCGTTCTATGTAGGTAACTAATCTCAAAAATTTCTCGGGTGACGATACCATTTTCATTTTAGTAAAACTTGCCTAAATTTTCTGCAAATGACGTGTATGCATGTCATCTTGCGAACTTTAAAATGTATCGCGGAAACACGATACATTTTATTTGGAACGAATTTATAGAATTGCACTTTTCCGTACAAACCATTTTAGTCTACGGAACATTGTGAGAAACTTTCTTGCAGGTATTCTCGTACATGTTGCCGTACTAGAGTTCGTAGTTCTGATGGCTGTAAAGTAGGAGGCTGTAAAGTAGGAGTGTATTGTGTTGGTATTTCACTCTTTCCGTCTGTAACGTAATACACCATAACGTTTTTATAATCTTCTATCGGTGTGCACGTGTAGATCCCCGAGCTTGTGACGGAATTTACGTGCAGCGAGCCGTGTTCGTCAAGCGAGACGTTATTTTTCCATTTGGGTATAACCGTAGAGTTTAACACGATGGGTATCCCGTTTACGAACCAGTTTTTACCGCCATCGAGCGCGAAGGATTGCATGGTCAACGCAGAGCCGAATTCAACCTTTACGAAGTTACCTGTTATGACCGATACCTGCCACGTAGGAGTAACTTCGACCAAGCAAACGTATATATAATTTTGCTCGTTAGAGACGCTTCTCACGCTTTCTATAAAGCTGGTGCTGTTGATTTGCGTGACGGGGTGCACGATGCTCTGCGATATGTCGTCTAACCACCGTAATTTTGGATTAAACTGTTCAACGATGGCAGAGCATTTCACGGTCTCTTTATCGACAGAGATTTTTAAATCTATCGGGTTCTTTACGATCACCGTTTCAGTAATCATTTCGGTTTTAGAATATTCCGTAAACGTGCACGTATATTTCCACGTTGTAATCCTCTTGGGTGAGAATATTAAAAGCGCGTTGTTTAAAAACTCGAACACATCGTTATCGAAACTGACGTCGTCCGTGATAGTAATATCTGTTTTATTTCCGTCGTATATAAACAACACCTGAACAGGAGACTCGTTTGACTGTCGTGTCCATTGTAAGTGTGTTAAATTATCTTTAGACGGAAACTTGCACGCCATATCACAATTGCTACCGAGGTAACAAACCGTCTCGGCGCAATAAGATTCGACGACGAGTATGGCTAACGCGAGCAAGTGAAAGATGGACATGTTGTAAAGTACTGTTTTTAACGTATATTTTTAAAGCGTAAAAATCATAATCTCGCCAGGACTTCAACAAGACGGTAATTTCGTCATAACATCATGAAGAAATTTTAGAGTTGCGTAACGTCCGTTGTATAGTATTTTTATGGAAAATCGTTTCAGTAAAACTCGCGATTCGCGAGGATGCGCAATCTTTCCATTTTTCTAACGTTATAATGTTTTCCGCGTTTGCGAACCTTGATATAACGACACACGCACACTGCAGCGACCGCAACGCTCGCGAGCAACATCAGCAACATTCCAGTGGTCGCGTCGAAACTGGCGATTTTTACTTTAAAATTATATATAGTAGTATGTTCGTCGGATATAGACACGCAAGTGTACGTTTTGTCGTTTTTAACAGCTGTCACAGTCAACACCGCGTCACTGTCGATGTAAACCACGCGTTTCCACGCGGTTTGTACCGTGGCGGAAGACCCGATCACGCTGCCTATGGTCTGGTTGGATTCGTACACCCACACCGCAGTGTGCGCCGCGGGTTCTCTGTGACATTCCAACACTACAATAGAATCTCCCGTTTTTACGGCGGCCGCTGCATAAGTTACGCTTTTTTGTCCGTACGTCGTACTCACAGAGCAAGTGTATTCGTAATCGACTCCGTCCGCCGTCGTCACGCTGCTCGTGACGGTAAACTTACCGTCGGCGGTTTTGTTTACGACAGATCCTCCCGCTACCATGGAATTCCACGACAACGACGGAGCAAAATGCGTTTCGCCCACGCACGTTAACACGTTGCATTTTTTGGTTATCGTAACCCTCGTTACGGAATGTTTGACTCTTACGACGTATCTCATAGAGGCGTTCGAGTACGAGCACGTGTATTCCCCAGAGTCTTTTACGCTCGCGTTGGTGACGCGTAACGTGTCGTTTACGATTTCGTATCTGCTGTCGCTCATGATCTTGGTGGCGCTAGAATACGCTACGCGCGAAACGCCTCCCAAAGGTGTAAAATAAACGTCGCCTTCGTTCAAGGAACAAAAGATGTCGCACGCGCTTCCGGAGAAGCACTGCGCGGTAACCGCGGGCGCGAATAAAACTAACGCGAGAAAAACGGCCATTGCCTGAGCGGTTAACAAACCTACCTCACTAGTCGAGCGGATATCAATTGCGACGACATTTATAAACATGACGTTTATAAATATTTACGGGACGCGTTACATCACTCCTCCGTAGTGAGACGACATGACGTTAAGTCCGTTGTTGTTGCACCCTTTGTCTTCGTATTTTTTTATGAGCTGTTGCACCGCGGTGGACCCGCAATCCGACGCGTCTCCTCCGATCATGCTTAGGGCGCCCGTGTGCAGATGATGTGCGGGGTTAGCCCTCGTGGCGAACCACCCGCCGTCGTCGGGGACGATGGGTAGATCGCCTCTGATGGGATCCCCGTACCCCCTGTTTCGGCTATATTGCGTAGTCTGGCTGCCCATGAGTTGGGGGTCCATCCAATGAGGTTCTTTTTTTGTAGATTTGGGTTTGCGAGATCGAGTCCCGTCTTGTTTGGAATACGTTTTGAGAATGGGGTCGCGTCGCGCGGCACTCTCGAGGTTTCTGTGTTTGCGAGTACGCACGAGCGACTTTTTCCCATTTTTATCGACCACGTAAAGTTTGTAATAATACCACACTACGACTGCTGCCGTAACGATTAAGATGGCGTAATTATGTATCATCTTTTTCTCACCAGTTTAGATTTTTTTAAAATTCGTATCTATCGATGAGCTGTTGACCGGGAGGGGGGGTCTTAAAACATTCGAAAATATAGGCGGCCGCGGTGTTTGCCTGTACGTATTTCATGCCGGTTCCGTCCAATACGAAGCCGCTATAGGTAGGATTCGCCTTGGCGAGTTTTTCCGCGCGCAGTTCCCATTCCGTTTTCGAGACAGCGTACGCGGTGATGTGATGACCCGATTGATACACTCTGTTTCCCCCCACGATCATGCGCACCACGTCAGAAACATCTCCGCGCCATTCCCAAGCCGGGAATCTGGCCATATCGTTTAGATCCACCGGTATGCTGGGGCGATAGTCATGGTTTCCGGAAAACACGTTGTACGTTGTTTTGTGCAACGCCTTGTCGTTTTCGGACGATCTCCAATAGCGAGCGGTTTTGTTTGTTTTGATTCTCACGGCTACGCCGTTTACTAGCTCGGGCGTCAGTTGAGTAGAGAACGGAGTGATTTTAAACTCTTTTCCGGCGTTGTCTCCCCAGCCCGCGAGTCCCGTTACGTCTACTCTACACTGTCTTATACCGTGATAGGGAGAAAAGTTGACAGACTGTCGCACCAACCGGGAGACTCCGTAATCTGCCAACATGCACATGTAGCCCAAATTTGGGACGTAAAACGTTTGCCCGTTGAAGGAATCTCGTATCGCCCAAAATCCTCCGGGTAAAGTCTTTTTGACCAACACGTTGTGAGCTTTGATGTCGTAGTGCACCATACCCAAATTTCGTTGCAGAGCGGCCAACCCGAGCAGCACCTGCGCCAAGGCGGAGGCGCCCTGTTCCTGAGACATTACTCTCAAGACCTTGTCCAAGCTCATGCTGGCTGGTTCCATGATCTGCATGTAACACCTACCCTGTCTTTGCATCTTCAACAGTTTGAGATCGCAACTGTCGCACGTTCCCGAGCCGGCCGTGAGCGGGACAAATGGCGTTTGTCTTTCGAATCCCGTTTGTGTCACCAATCTGTTTATTTTCGACTCCATGGGTTCTGAATTACCTACCCACTGATCCCACACCAGAGTGGGTCTGTACCTGCGTTTATCTTGCGTGGACGTGTACAAGGATTCCTTTATGGCTACCGGTTTCGCCAAGCCTCTGAGCTGAACAATGTGGACTGCTCCAAAGCTTCCCCGTCCTACGACGTGATCGGACACGAGCCAATTGTCGGCCCATTTACGGTCGCCCGAAACGCAAAACCCTTTGTCGCTAGGCGCCATGTCCCTCACGGCCATGCGTACCGTTTTCATGAAATCGTGTCTGGCTGCCATGGTTAATTCACTGTGACCGTACACGGTGGTATATTTGCCCACCGCCAGGGGATACGCGGTGTCGTCGTAATCTTCGTCCGAAGAAGCGTCCGTACTTTCCGTGATGTAAACGCTAGACGGCACGTCCGATATCTGCCGAGTTCCTCCGCTGATGTTACACGCCCCGTTTTCTAGCTCATTGCACATGGTCGCTTTTCCGGGTTCTCCGCACGCCTTCACGAGGGATTTGTACTTTGGTCCCCCTATTTTGATGGCTTTTCCCGTCACCGGATTGATGCCGGGGTTTCTCTGAAACGCAAAACAATCGTCCATGTCGTAGCTCGTGTAGCTGTTATCGCTGCTTGTTTCTACGTTGTACAGAGAGTCTTGATCGTCTTTAGCGCACTCTTTTACGAGTCTCATGTAAACGGGTCCTCCCTTTTTAATGCGTTTTCCGTTTTCGGGATTGTGACGTCTGTTCTGCCTAAATTTTTGGCATTTAGTAAGCGGTACAGGTTCTTGGGTTGGAAACAGGTCCGACGAAGACGAAATCTCAGACGAGCTCATAGGTTTGGCGCACTCTTTTATGAGTCTTGTGTACACGGGCCCGCCATGTTTGATAGTTTTCCCAGTTTCTGGGTTGATGCCCGGGTTTTCGAGAAACTCTTCGCATTTTTCGCGCGTGCCAATGTTTCGCGCGCGTCGCCTACGGCGGTCTGTGGGTTCGGAGGTGTCGTCAGAATCGGTGGACGTATCGTCCGAACATTCGCGCATCAGCTTGTTATACGTGGGCCCTCCTTCCTTTATGTTCTTGCCCGTAGAGGGGTTGGTAGCGGGGTCCCTCAAAAAAGCTGAACATTTTTCTTCGGAAGTCATGGATTGCCGCCTCGAAGGACAGGCGGCGTATTCAGAAGCTTCCGACTCTGTATCGTCTGCGCATTCTCCTAGGAGCCGCGTATGTACGGGGCCTCCGGTTTTGATGGTTCTGCCGGTTATGGGATTCTTTGTGGGATCTCTACGAAACTCGTCGCACATTTCGTTTGACGTGAGAGGACGTCTGCGGGGTTCTGCGTCTCCGCATTCTCTAAGAAGTTTTCTGAACGCGGGTCCTCCGTATTTGATGGGTCTGCCGGTAGCAGGGTTTACGGACGGGTCTCTGTGAAATTCGTCGCATTTTTCTTCGACGTCTAGTACACGCCTCGGTGGAGGCATGCGTACGTCGTCGTCCGTTTCCGGATCTCCCTCGCAATCTTCTACGAGCCGTCTATAAACGGGGCCGTCTCGTTTAATGGGTCTACCCGTGATCGGGTTCCTGGTGGGATCTCTATCGAACGCGGCGCAACGCTCGGTTCGAGACATTCCTCGTTTGCGTTGCAGTTTGATTCTGTAATCTGTATCAAAGTCGGTGTCACTCGCTTCGGAAAAGGTGTCTTCGGGAGGCGAACATTCCTTTTCTAATTTGCGATATACTGGCCCTCCTACTTTAATGGTTTTTCCTGTAATCGGATTCCGAGAAGGATCCCTTCGAAACTCGTCGCATTTTTCTTCCGGAGACATGTCTCTTTTTCTGGGTCTTTCGTCTTCGGTTTCCTCACCGCACTCCCTGATGAGTTTTTTATAAATAGGCCCGTCGATCTTAATGGGTCTACCGGTAGTCGGATTCCGTGAAGGATCCCTTCGAAACTCGTCGCATTTTCCGTCGAGGTCCATCTCGGCGAAGAGGCCTCTTCTAGGACGTACGTCTACTGCGCCTTCTTCGGTGCATTCTTCCATTAGTTTCCTATAAACCGGGCCGCCTTCTTTTATAAGCTTCCCTGTTCGCGGGTTACGCGAAGGATCCAAATGAAAGTCTTCGCATACGTTGCTCAGATTATCAGCCATTGTGTAATTTTTTGTTCACATTGATAAATTATTTTACTTTGAGAGCACGGCCGTGTTTAAAATATTTATAGAAATATAAATATTTTAATCTCTATTGTCATTCTCGTATTGTTATTAATGTCTCTATAACTAACGAGAGTTTACGGTAATGGAAAAATTCAAGTCTCCTGTAGTGTGAATGTTGGAATATTCTCCGGTGACAATCACGCCTCCGGTTTCAGTGACGAGCACGTTGGCGTGGGCCGGTTGTGGCGGAGGATGTCTATGAATTTTTGGGGGCGTTGGCGGAGGCGGAGGAGCGGGAGGCGGAGGCGGCTGCGAAATTGGGCTTTTGGGAGCAGGCGGGGGCGTTGGCGGAGGCGATGGCGTTGGCGGTTGCCATAACATAGACAATTCTTTGACGGTTTCTGAAAATGTAGGCGTCTGAACGTTGGCGATTACGCTGTTACCAAAATTTCCGGCAAATACGAAACTTTCGTTTTCGGCGCGAATTTCTCTGCCGTTGACGGAAGCGTTTCCGGAAACGAACACCATCGGCCAAGTATTGTTATTATCGCTCATGATAGCGAGGGGCGTTTCTGCGGTTATCCGTAAAATGTTATAAATTCAAATCGCGAAATTGCGTATAGTTCAATAAAACATGAATTATGTGAATATTCTAATATGGACCGCGATAGGCGTAACGCTCAATTTTACGTTAGCGAAAATGTTTGAAGACAACGAACCTACTAGAAAAAATGTAGTGGTTACCCTCATCATCAGGATAAGCATAGTATTGCTCATTTCCAACTTTTTTATAGACGACAACGTCCTGCTGACGGTTTTTATACTGGCTCTCACCACCACCTCCGTTCCGTGCATAAAATAATGAAATGCAGTGTTTTTGACGTCGAGGGTTACTTAAAAATGTCTCTAGCCTCGTACGAAGATTCAAAAGGCTCTACGCTATGCGATGCTAATAGCCTGGAAGATCTGAAATCCGAGGTAGCTCAGCTAACTACGACTGTGGAATACGCCGTGACGCATTTAGCGTCGTTGGACGGTTCCATAGGGGCGTTAAATTACGACGTCGCCGCAGTAAAAAACAATATGCACTGCGTGACGTCCGAGAGTGCTTCCGCGCTCGAACAATACGAAGTTCTCACGACTAAATTAGCGGAATTGGAACCCGAAACCCGCGAGATTCGCGATCAGGTTAAATTATCGGCCGAAATGTTTACGGGGTTAAAGACGGCCGCGGAGCGTTTGGAAAATGTTCTCGCAGCGCTCGCCCCTAGCGTGGCGACAAATTCCCAAGACATACAGAGATTAAAAACCATAGAAAAGATAGCGAACGTGCTCAAAGTAGACATGGACCAGATACAACGCGAGATTGAGGAAACTAGGGCCATCGTTACAAGCAATGGGTGTTCCGCACCCGATGCGAACGCTGTATCCGCGCAAACGAGTAAAATATACGAAATCATAGACACGTTTGACAAATTTAAATCTCTAACCAGCGCCTTGGAAATAGTGGACGCGAATACGTTGAAGACTTTTATAGCGCAACTCGACACGTTAGGAAAAGGTTTGAGCGCCGCTAACGGACTCAAAGAACTGTTGGCCCAAGAAAACAGATTCGTGTCTCTCGCCGATAAGGTAGGGTTGTTGAATTCGGCAACGGCGAATTCAGACAATTTAATGGCGCTAATTAAACACCACGGAGACTTGAAAAGTTTGCTAGAGGCCGTCAAAGTTATAGATTTGCAACGGTTGGAAGACCTTTTGGGCAACGAGGGTAGATTGGGCCGCGTCATCTCTCAGACAGATAAACTTAGGGGGCTCACCGAATCGTTTAAAAATATAAACGTGTCCAAAGTCACTGACCTGGTGAGCCATTACGAAAAAATAGAAGGGTTGGTTGGTCAGTTGGATCTGTTGAAAAACACGAGCGAGCAGTACTGCAATCTCAAAAGTATTACCGATCAGTCTGAAAAGTTTAAAGACCTAACGGCCGAAGGGTTGAGAAATGTGACCGAACAAACGTATAAACTCAGAGACCTCGCGTCTCAGGCTTATAAAATCAACGACCTTATTTTGCAGTACGAAAGCCTTTCCGATAGGGCCGCAAAGATAGATTGCCTGTTGGAAAAGATTGACAAGGCGGCCGTCACCGTCTCGAGTATAGAAAGCAGTTTGGACAGCATAACCAAAACTATAACGCAGTTAGACAGTTACAAACTGGATAAACTCTGCGAACAGACCGACAACATCGCCAATCTGTTGCGGCGGAGAGGCGATTTGGACGGCATGCTCACTAACCTCACTAAGCTGGAGACGATGTTAGGGCAAACTTGCAAGATAGACAAATTGTGCTCGTCTTTAAATTCTATAGACCAAGCAAAGTTTGACGCGCTCGTTATGAAATCCGATAACCTAAAAAACTTGACCGAACAGACCGTGATAGTTTCTCAAATGACAAACTCCATCAACGCGTTCGACACGCGAAAGTTGGAAAGTCTAATGGGACAATACTTAAAACTCCACAGATTCTTGGGAATGACGCCTCAGTTCAAAATGATGACGGACGCTCTGGCTGCCAGTCAGCCCGCCAAGCTAGTACAGATGGCTGCCGTGGTGGGGCAGCTAAAGGAATTGCTCACGGACGCCAACGTGCACAGGTTCGAAAAGATTTCTAATCTGGTAAAAGTCACGGACGTCGAAAAGTACAAGCTTTTGTTTAGCGCCGACAGTCCTTTCAAAGTGTTGTTGGCTCAAGCCGACGGAATTCGTCAGTTTGCCAATTCTATAAACTCCATAGACGCTAAAAAGTTAAAGCTAATTTTGGAAAAATTGGGAGACATTTCAAAAGTATGCGAAGAACGCCGTTGAGCGATTTATACTAAAATTTTCTAAACCTTGCATAAGCGATGGTAGTAGCTTATGCAAGGACGTTTTAGCCATTTTATGATGCGGGTCCGGGGGGTCCTCTGGGACCCGTGGGTCCTACGGGGCCAGGGGGTCCCATATCTCCTGGGGGCCCGTCCGCACCCTTTATTCCTTTTTTCCCTGGTAAGCCGGCGGGCCCGGGGGGGCCTTGCGGTCCGGGAGGCCCTGTGGGGCCGGTGTCCCCCGTTTCTCCTCTGGGCCCTCCTCTGCCGCCCAGACCTTGCGGGCCCATTTGTCCGCGAGGTCCCGGGGTTCCCTCGGGACCGACGTGACTCGCGCCGACGGGTGTTTGTACCAATTGTACTGAGGTTACGTTTGGATGCATAGTTATAGTAAATTCTTCGCTGTCGTCTGGTCCATTTTGCCCGGCCAATCCTCTTTCTCCAGATGGACCCATTGCGCCTTTGTCTCCTTGTGGCCCCTTCGGACCAGGGGGGCCGAGGCTCCCGCCGAATCCTTCGTTTCCTCTCGGCCCCATCGGGCCCGGGGGGCCCGTGAGCCCAGGGGAGCCTTGCGGTCCATTGGGACCGGGGGCCCCCAGGGATCCCTGGGGGCCTATCGGACCTCTTGCGCCTCTGTCACCTTGCGGGCCGGATGGTCCTGTGGGGCCAGCGGGCCCACTTTCGCCCGCGGGACCTTGTAGGTGAATGTGTCTCCCCGCGGGGCCGATAGGTCCTCTCGGGCCCCTAGGTCCCGTGGGACCCATATTTGCCGTAAAATTATGATGCAGTATGCGAAACCCCATTTATATTTCCCATAAACAAAGTTTAAAGTTTATCCTTTTTCGCCCGTGGGTCCTTTGGGCCCAACGGGTCCGGGAAGTCCTTGAGGGCCTGGTGGACCGGTTTCCCCTTTGACTCCGGAGGGGCCCTGTTTCCCCGGAGGGCCTTGTTTCCCTTGATCGCCTCTGTCGCCGCTGGGCCCTTCGTCCCCGCTGGGCCCTTTTGGCCCAACGGGGCCCGCGGGTCCGTACGTCGGTGTGATTAGCGAATGCCGAGTACCATCGGAGTTTACGATCACTATATCGTTCGCGTCCCCCTGTTCGCCCTTAGGTCCTTCTTGCCCTTTAGGGCCTTTTGCTCCTCTTGTCCCCCTTTTCCCTCTGCTGCCAGTGAGGCCGGGAAGTCCTTGGGGACCGGGAATTCCCGGTGGTCCCGGTGGTCCCTGTGGTCCCGGTGGTCCCTGGACCCCAGGCGCACCTACCGAGTCTCCTTTGTCTCCTGCTGGGCCCGCGGGCCCAGGGGGGCCGGGGGGGCCGGGGGGCCCGCGGGCGCCCCTGGGTCCAGTCTTGCCAGACGGACCTTGCGCGCCAGCGGGCCCGTCTGGGGCTGGTTTGGTGGGTTTTCCGGATGGACCCGCGGGCCCTCTCGGGCCCGGCGCCCCCGGGGGTCCTCGCGGGCCCGCTATGCCCCTCTTCGTATAAATATTTTGGCCGAACGGGTTGTACACGGAAAACCCGCAAGGTTTAAAATCTGGAAACGAATCTAACCCTAAACAACGTCTCGCGTCTTCTCTCGCCATATCCTAACAATTACGTTTTTAAATATAAAAACGTAATTAAACTTATTCGTACGTCCAGCTGCCCGTGAGGCCTCCGGTTTCGTATTCTGTGACATGATTTTCAAAAAAATTGGTCAAGTCCGCCCCCTCTATCAACCACTTTACCCACGGTAGAGGGTTTTCAGACGGGGCTGACGCCATTAGTTTCGGTAACCCCATGTGGCTCGCTCTCAAGTTTATAACGTACAGCACATAGTTTTTTACGGAAGACGGGGTTAGACCGTCCAACGCGGGACAATAAGAAAACGCTAAATCTATGAACGCAAATTCAAGCTCGGCCGCGCGCTCCGCGTCCTTTTTGCAATCTCTCACGAGTTTTTCGGTCATCAGCCACGGGTATTCGGCGCACAGGGTTTCAAACAATCGGCTCACTCCCTCTACGTGTATGTTTTCGTCCCTGACGCTCCACTCGACCACTTTTCCCATGCCTTTCATCCTGCCCTTCTTCTGAAATGCGAGAAGCATGACGAACGCGGCAAACAGACTGACCCCCTCGTTCAGCACCGCCTTAAACAAAGACCGCGCTAGATTCGGAATGGTGGAAACGTCCATGGACTTCATAAAGTCTAGCTTGTCCGTCATTTCCTTGTACGCTACAAACGCGGAATACTCGCAGTCGGGCATACCCAGGGTGTCGTTGAGAAGCGAGTAAGCCTTTTGGTGAATGGCTTCTCTGCACGCAAAACTGGTCAACATGTTTCTAATCTCGTTGCATTTAAACACTTGGGTAAGAAAATCCAAGTACAATCCTCCCACTTCTACGTCCAGTTGGGTAAACAGCCTAAGCACACAGCTTATAAACTCCTTTTCCTGTTGCGACAGAGCGCCAGATTTCCAGTCCGTCACGTCGTCTCTCAGGTTCACTTCCGTCTCCACCCAGTGAATCCGTTCGTGTTTGACGCGAATGTCTTCCGCCCACGAGTACTTGAATGGTTTAAAACACGCGCTGGGTTTAAACATGTCCATCTTTAAACCTTTCAATAAATCCGCATAATTTTTGACGCTGGCAGACTCTACCCACACGAGGGGGTACGGCCCCGGTACACCTAGCGCGTACGGACGAATCACATATTCTACACCTGCGACTGTCAAGGCGCGTTTGAGCTTGCTGCAGTTTACGCATCCCGGTTTTTCGCCCACTGTTACTACGGGGTACATGGTTTAGGTTATTTCGTTTTAAAATGATACAAACTATAACAATCAAAATGTATAATAAATCTATAAACCTTTTTCAAGGTTTATAGATTTTTGTCGTTGCAAATTGTGGTTTACCTAATGGAACGCAATCGTTGCGGACCTTTTTTTTCCCTACTCAAGTTCCATCAAGACGGCGAGCTCTTGGTCCATCGTCATGATCTCTCGAACAAAGACCGTGCAGGCGCAATTTCCCTTTTTGCGAACAGAGTCGATGATGCGCCGAGCCTTGTCGGCGCGCGTGGGATTGCATTCCATGATTTCGCAAGCCTCTCCCCGATTTATCACACCAATTTCTTGCATGCGTTTGATGATGCCTACAACAGTTGACTCGCTAGAACGTTCAATGAACGTTCTGCGGCGTTTCAACATACAGTTTGAAGTGTACATGATTGCACAGCCAACGTCTATCTGCCGAATTGTCAATTTATGTCATCATTTTTTTTGCCTAACTCCGGTGGACCCGAATCCCGCGGATCCGCGTTCCGTTTCTTCAATGTCCAGTTCCGGATCTTCTTCCAGTTCAGGGTAAGATATCTTTTCACAAATGAGCTGGGCGATTCTGTCTCCCTGCAGCACGTAAAAAGTGTGCTTATCGTGGTTGAATAGCACCACGCCCACGTTTCCCCTATAGTCTTCGTCTATTACGCCCGCGCCTACGTCTATTCCGTGACGTACTGCCAAGCCTGATCTGGCGGCCACCCTGCCATAATGTCCGTGAGGCACGGCTACCCGTATGTCCGTTTTTACGAGGCTGTAGCCTTTGGGTTCTATGGCCAAATCTTGGGCGCTGTACAGATCGTACCCGGCGGAGAGCTTGGATCCTTTGGTGGGCGTGGTAGCCCGGTCGGTAATTTTTGAGAATCTGAGTTTTGGCGAGTTCATTGCGGGGTATACGTACATCCAAATAGAGTTTACAATTTTAATATCGATTTACAATATATTGAAGTAGGGGCGCGTTTTTCTGTACGCGATAATAATCCCCGCGACCAACGCGCACATGGATAACGCTATCACGATCGCCACGGAACATATCAACAGTCCAATTTTGCTCGTGACGCATATGAAATCCGCGACGTCTGTGCCCGGAGAGATGATGGGCCACACTGAACACGTCGTATGATTGCGGCACACGATACCGTCTGTAGAATAAGTACCTTTGCCGCATTTCTCGCACACGTAGTTTGCGGTTTCAGTTCCGTTTTTTAAGGTTTTGTATCCTACAGAGCACGGGACGAGTTTTTCAGCGCGTTCGCAGCTGCCGGATGGGGAGCGCGACGCGCAATAGTATCCTTCGGCATGTGCGCACTTGGTATTTGTAGACGGTGTGCATTCTACGGACACTATCGTGTTGTTTGCGCATTTGCCGCACGGATTACACGTAAAATTTCCATTGGCCGCGTCCATATATGTGGCGCGAGGACACGTCTTGCATCGCGTCCCCGTATTTAAAGTGCAGTTTCGAGAAACGTACGTACCCGCGTGACAATTTGCGCAACACAGAATGTCTGTGACCCTAAATTCTCCGCCTCGGCACACAATTTTCGCGTTAATAACGGCTACTGCAGTCATCAAAACCACAACAGTCTGTAACATGGTTATTAGTACCGTCTTTAAATATTAAAAAAAAGAATCAATTTATAGTTGAAAACAATAGAACTAAAAGTTCTATTGTTTTCGTCTCAAATTATTCGTAATCGTTTTAGAGTCAGATTCGTCGAGGTCCTAAACTAAACCCTAAAACTATTTTTAAAACGTTCTAATATATTTAATCCATTTTGCGGTTCTGTTGAATAACAAACAACCTAAAACACACTAAATTGACAAGAATGGAAAAGATAAAAATTGTCATTATAATCCATTGAAAGGGTGGGTTTCCGCATTTGCAGTTTCTGTCGGGAGCGCCTTCCTTTACGGTAAACATTCCCAATTGTCGACAATCTGTAAAAGATTCGCATTCGGACTGATAACCGCCGAGCGAAAATGTTCCGCGAGGACACATTCTGCAATCTGTGCAGTGTTCGCTGGTTCCGTTCTCGTGAACGTAATAACCCGAAGGACAACCAATTATTGGTTTGGCGTACGTACAGCTTCCACCGTTTCCGGTGACGCAGTAATAGCCGTCCTTTGGTTTACACACGTAATCGTGCTCTGGAGCGCACTCTCCGATTTGCACGACGTTGTTTTCCTCTTTGCAAGGAGTGCACTTAAAACATTTCTCAATTCCACAGGTGGGATTTGACAAGTAAAAACCTCTTTCACATTTTTCGCATTTGGTTGTTCTGTCATCGAACGTGCATTTGCCCAAAGATTTATAACCGACAGGACAAGAGTCACAACACCACACGTGAGTGTTGTTGTTGCTTCTGTACTGCTTGGAAAGGTTACACTCTTCCATATAGAAACCGTTGAGATTAACGGCTTTTACGAAAACTGGAATCAAGACGAGCACTACAAACAGCATGTTTGCAGTTCTCAAGAGTTTTTCCCCCCTACGGTAAAAGAGTCACTGAAAGGTTTCCTTAGAAAAGGTCAAAAAAAGTTTCCAAATTTCTGCAAAGTTGCGGTTCAAAAATTTTTTTGTCCTTTTTAACTGTTAAAACCCAAGAAAACTTTACGTCTTGTAAAGTTTTCCGCGAGCGATGCGGTTTGTTTCTCGTGGCGTTTTTAAACTTGTTCCGCCGCGAGCTCTATTCCCTGCCATCCTGTGGGTCCTTTTTTGCCCAATATAGTCTCCAAACACTTGACGATTTGCGTTTTGCTCCTGCGCGCAAAACTGTGCGGGCAGTTGAGCGTGGCCCACTCTCTAAAGGCCGCGTACGCTTCGTCACAAGAGAGACATGCCGTAGGGTTTTGATGTAGTTTTTCGTCGTAAAACTGCCTAAAGAGATCGTGCTCTTTTTGGTATTCCATAGTGGCTTCCATAACTTTTGCCGGCGGTACGTATTTTACAGTTTCGTTTTGCATACACGACCAACAGTACACAAGGTACCATGCTAGCGGCGCCGTGAGTCTGTCTAGCTTGCGCGATATGTCGGTGTCGGCGGGAAATTTGTATTTCGCATCCGCGGGCGCTTTGGTCCCCGGAGTGACAAAGGTGGCTTCAAAAGGCACCACTCGGACTCTGTTCCACGTGGCCTGATCGGCGTCTTTGATGGCCGGCAAAGTGTTGCAAATGACATGCAGTTTAAACAGTGGTTTTATTTCGTGCGTCGTCTTGCCCGCGCAATACAAGTCTCTGGCGAAAAAGGAATCGTTTCCCGTCATGCTCTTGAGAGTGCCCGCGTTTATGGTCTCGTCAGAATTTGGCTCTTCCATGACGGCCCACCTCACTCCGCACCCTAACCTGGCCAGCTCAGGATTTGCTGCGCCCGCGGAGGGTTTTCTACCAGTCAGCGTTTGCGTACTCATTTTCACGGCGAAACACCCCAGCATTTTCTCAAACAGAGTTTGCGTGACGGTTTTTCCGTTGTTGCCGGTGCCCGTCCAAAATAGGCACACTTTGTCAGGATTTCCGCCGATAAATGTCTGCGCCGCGTTTCTGAGAAAGAATCGCCTGGTGCCCTCGTCGGGAAACACCGTCGAAAAGAACGTCAGCAATCTAGCCACAGGACCCGAAAAGTCTTTCGGGTCGCACGAAAAGACGCAGTTTTCACCGGTCGGGCTCCACGGGTCGCAGTTTGCGGCGGCGTCGTCGTCTTCTTCAAAAAATTCAGCGAGGCGTCTCGCGTGATCGGCTACCGATTCGCCCGGTTGCCTCTTTGGGCGCCTTCTCAGTTTCGCTCCAGGATGTCTGGCCGATGGGATGGGAGCGAACGCTATAAAGTCTATGGGAGCACGTCTAGACAGTTTGTCTTCTGGTCTGCCGTCGCGCAAGCAACCTTCTTTGAAATCGTACACTCCGTTGGAAAACGCAAACAAGAGCGGATCCGCGTCTAGCTCGTCGCTAAAGTTTGGTCTGTAAAATAATTCAGCGCACTCTCTGAGAACGTTGTTTTTAACGCCGGTCATCTCGATGCCCTTCAGATTAGATTTGAGTCTCGCAATGATAATTTTCAGTTTCTTTTTGGGAAGTCTTCTAAGCTCCGAGGCCCACGGGTTGCCGTTATCGCCGTCTTCTTCGTCCGTTTCCTCGAGTTCTTCGTCTTCCTCTACGTCCGAGATGCCAGAGTCGTTTCCTCCGTCCGCTTGCGCCAACGCCGTTTTGACGGCTTCTAGCTGTCTGGTGAGCAGCCTTTTGAGCGGGCCTCCATCCGCGGATATAAGACTGCGCAAGTCTATTCCCTGATTGGATTCTACCCATGTGAGTCCGTCGAACCTGTACCATATCTGATTTTTTGCACCGCAGCACACAAATTCGTGTCCGTAATAGTCCCACATAATCTTGGCCATGGCGACGTTGGTACCCATGTCTTTAACGGGCGTGGATTTGGTTTGAAGCCAGTTTAGATACGCCGCCGGATTGTGTTTTTGCACCATGTAGACCAACGTACCCTCCGTGAAACTGTTTGGGCGCATTTGGTTGTTCCAAATGCGCCAACATTCGTCTTCGTCGCACTTTTCAGATTTTTTTGAAAAGTTTAACCATATTTTGTAGCCTTCAAGCGACCCCTGAGTCTGCTGCCACAGGCAAAATCCTACGTGTAGCCAACTTTGTCTGTCGTCCGCAATGTCGCCCGTTAGCATGCCCGTCAGTTCTCTGAAACGCTTGAGTTTGTGGAACTCGGTGAGATCCGTCTTCCAGCACGTTTTGCGCTGTCTGACCATGTCCAGTTTGGCTCTCACCGCAGAGTATTTGGTGAGTCTGAGAAGAGCTCCCGGGTTATTGGCGGTAAAGTCGTACCTGCGAAAGTACTTTTGTCGTTCCACGGGATGAATGGACAGGATCATGGCCTCTCTGTGCCGGTCGCTTGTGGGCCGGCCCCAGCTTTCGGGCAGTGCCATGTCCCCAAAAGCCGTCTTGAAATCTATGGGTTTACCGTCCGCGTTGAGCGTCTTGTGTATTTTCCACGGCTCGGTTTCGTCGGGTTTGCAAGCGCCGTAGAGGAGCCACGGCACGTTGCAGCTTTGCGGGTCTAGATGATCCCCGGAGTACCCCATCACGGCCTCCCATATTTTGCTAAACAGCGGTTTTAACACCGGTAGCACAATCAAACTTTTAACCGTCTTTGTTTCGAATATCAGTTTAGGGTAATGCAAGTGAAAACCTTTTTTCCATTTGTCCCCCGTTTGCCGTACCGGTTTCGTGAGCAACACCCCGCACAAGTCGTGATCCGACGGAGAAGGTTTGAGACTGTTGCGGGCCCATCTAGTAAAACCGGTGTGAATACCGCAAATCAACACATCCGACAACGGTTCCTGACTGTCGCCGCTGACGTCAAAATCCAACGTCAGTGGTGTTTCGTGTTGCCTGGTTTCTAGCAAGTTAAACGGTTCGGTGCGGTTTTCAATAGCAGACCATAGCGTTTTTACGTTATGACCGGATATGTTAAATCGACCTCCGGTTTGACTTTGATGCGTAAGTCTTTCGTCCAGATCGCATTTACACGAACGCAGTAACGTGTTCAGCTCCATTGATGCGTTGTTTGTTGGTAGCGCGCTGCAAAATTTATTCAAACGAACGGTTTTTATTGGTTGTTTGAATAAATTTACGTTTCGTTCCGAGGCGTACAAAAAAATGGAACCGGTTGTGTTACTGTCTAATCCAGTACCCGAGGTGTTTTCTACCGAAAGGCCAGTCGTGGAAGATGACGATCTATTTTTAGCGCTAGTAGAAAACAAAATTAGGTACCCTCCAATATCCAAGAAACATATGGCACAGGCGCAGCTTGAAAACAGGGACGAAGACTCTCAGCACGAAGAAGAACCGGACGAACTAGACGAGGAGCGTCAAAAGCTGTACTTTCACTATATGGTGCTTAAGCGCATGTACCCCAACGAAATTATTCCGGAAATGACAACGTACTCAAACATCGCTATTATGAAAGAAAAATACAAGTTGCTGACACGCAGATTGTCATTGGACAAACACATAAACGAATGGAAAAAATACATCATAGTGGGCATGTGCATTTTGGAACTCGTCATGACCAAGCTCAACGTAGACGCGTCAGGATTCGCCAGGTACCAGATAAAATCGCTGGGCGCGTATGATCAGCTCTTGGCCGAAATGGCCGACAAATATTACGAGACCGCCCCCCAGAGCTCCGTGGAAATGAGACTGTTTACCACCATGACCATGAATGCCGCGGTATTTATGCTCAGCAGAATGCTGGGCGGTCAAATGGACTTTTTAGGGCTCATGGAGTCTGCTTTTAAAGATTAAATTATCGGGCCCCAAAAGAAAAATGAGCACTTTACGCATTATTTTGCCAAGCAGGAGGGGAGTAGGCGTATCCGGGCCTAGGGGCAAACCCGGGCCTAGAGGACCTCCTGGAAAGTCCGTTACTACGTACGGACCCAAGGGCACCGTGGGTCCGCAAGGTCCCAGGGGTCAAGCGGGACCTCGCGGGCCAACGGGCCCCACGGGCCCGCGGGGGACGCAGGGTCAGGCAGGCTCCGCTGGGCCAATGGGCGCACCCGGACAAAGGGGTCCCGTGGGCCCAGCTGGGCCCACGGGACCAAAGGGTCTCGCTGGCGTTCAAGGGCCTCCGGGCCCCCCTGGGCCCCCGGGCCCCAAGGGTCCGTCCGGGCTCAGCGGAATCATGGGACCCCTCGGCGACAAAGGCGACGCGGGCCCCCAGCCTTATCCCATAAAATGGGTAGAAACCGAGATAAACGGCAGCACTACAAAAATTACTGTGGAACCGTTGATAGGAGTCAGAGGACCTGCCGGCGTGGAGGGAGACATAGGTCCCGTAGGACCCACGGGTGACAGCGGAGAGCAGGGACCCAAAGGAGTCACAGGCCAAATGGGGCAAATAGGACAAAGGGGCCCACAGGGACCGAAGGGCGCTATGGGTAAAGACGGCCCGCGAGGCGCTCCGGGTCCAAGGGGACCAATCGGAGATATGGGCGCTCCTGGCGTCCAAGGGCCCGTGGGAGACGCTGGCCCGCCTGGAAAAGGCTAAATAAAACTTGCAGAGTTTAAAAAAACACATGGGTTTCAAAATTATCTTACCGGATGACGAAGCAGTAAACGTGGGGTTTCAGGGGGCGGACGGCCCAGAGGGTCCTCCCGGGCCAGATGGAATTGTAGATTACACTATCGTTCAGACGAAGCCCGGACCAATGGGCCCCGCCGGTCCGGCGGGGCCAGTGGGTCCCATTGGCCTCGTTGGCCCCGCGGGGCCAGATGGCCCGGCTGGTCCACCTGGACCCACCGGACAAACGGGCCCCGTCGGACCGGCGGGGCCTCAAGGTCAGGTTGGCCCAACGGGTCCTCAGGGTTCCAGGGGAGCTCCTGGATCAGTTGGGGGGCAGGGCCCAGCGGGAACCACTAGGGGAGATCAAGGTCCTCAGGGAGATATCGGTCCGAAAGGGGAAAAGGGTATTCCTGGGCTGAGGGGACGAAGCAGTAATACTCTGATAGTCAAAGCCAGCGACGGAACCGAATTAGGCAAAATAACGTTAAACACGGGCGCAACAGGCCCAGCGGGCCCGCCAGGACCCAAGGGGCTGCCAGGACCCAAGGGGCTGCCAGGACCCAAGGGCCCACCTGGGTCCGTTGGGCAACCTGGGTCCCAAGGCCCCAGAGGACCCACAGGAACGCCTGGGCCAGACGGGGGTCAAGGACAAGAGGGAGATCCGGGGGACGTGCAAGGCCCGAAGGGCCCCATGGGCCCCTTAGGGCCGATCGGCCCTAAGGGGCCCCGGGGCCCTCAAGGCTCTACAAATTAATAAAGATTTCAAAATTTCCACAGTTCCTTTTTACTGGAAAACGTAAAAAGGAATTCGCGCGGTTCTCACACTAAAAGAGAAACGTATTGCAACGGCTTATCGTAACCCGCTTTGTAAATCATAACACCAGATAACGTCACGGATCCGTACTCTTCCATGTTGAGTCGGTGTCCGGCGCCTACTCTTTTCAACGGCGTAGGTCTGTACCCCTTGACGCACGCGTACACGGGTATTTTTGCTCCTGCGGGTATGGCGTTCTCGGTCACGCCCGGGCAGTAATTCTTTTCGGTCCACACGTGGACGGCCCACGCCGCAGACATCCAACTGGGATGGTTCATCGCTAAAAACGTCCTAGGTATGCCCGTGAATCTGATAATGTAGGAATTTCCTATCTCAGTGTCGGGCAGGGGCCATTCCACGGCCAATCCCTGTTCCCAGTTTATTACCGCTTTTCTGGTTTTTCTCACCACGCGGTCCGTGTCCTTCCACAGGTTTACCATAAAACCGGGGCCCGTTTTAAAGTCGGACGCCGTGGTGTAGAATTTTGGAACGAGCCGAAGATCTTTGTACGAAACATCGTCGCACGTGCCGTTTACGCTCGCCACCCTCAGGGAATACACCAATTTTCTGGCCGTTTTGACATCGGGCGTTTTAACGCTCCAGTCCGCGGTAGCAAACGGGCCCGGCGTTTCAAACCTGGGCGCAAACACGAGCGCTCCTTTTGCAGCGTCTGGAGTTATGGTTATTCCCCCGTCTGTCACAAATCGTTTAATTTCGTTCAGATCGCATTTCCCCCGTTTCACAATGATGGCTTTTTTGACATATTCGACCATCATCCTGGCCTTCTTTTCAGCTTGCGCGTACGCTTCCAACACCATAGACTGCCTGGTCTTGTCGTACAAGGCAGGGCCGCCGTAAACGGCATTGGCGAACGGAAAGCTAGAACCCGACCAATTTGTCAGGATGCAACACTCTACAGCGCCGTCCAGCAACCCCGTAACTTCTCTGACCGACCCGGTGTTTACTGCGCGCCTATAACCCGTCACCACGAAGCGCCGTCTCAGAAACCCTAAAACTTTGTCGAGATCTGGCCGGGGCGGCACGTAATCAAACGCGAGCATGGGAGCGCTCATCGGAGGCATGGGAAATGTGACGAGCGCGAATCGTGGGTGTCTGCCGTCTTTGGGCGTAATTTCCATCATTCTGGTCTTACCCATGCTATCGAATACCTGCCCAGTGCATGGAAGCCAATCAGATCTAAGAGGGGCCATGCGCACGCCGTCCAAATAGACGGGTGCCGTGTCTTGATAATGCTCGTACAACAAGACGACTATGTCGTCTATGGGAGAGAACGTCAAGATTCCATTTTGCACGGGGCCTCTCGTCCAATTGGCAGGAGGCACGATAAGAGGGACATAAGTCGTCTCTCTGACGTGCAGTATTACGGTTTGCCTGCGGGGTCTATATCGCAATCTCCCTCTCACAGAGGGCGTGTGCAGCAACCCCTTGTTGTCCATAAAGTAAATGTCGCAGTCGTACCTCGTCTCCAATGCTCTAAAAAACCTAAACCCGTCGAGCGGCACGGACGGATCGGCGAGCTCCCTGGCCCACGCGGACCAATCCTCCTCCGCGTCCGCGTATAGCTCCTGGGCGCAAGCCGCCAACGCTGACGGATCGCCCGCCATGGCCGCGCGCTCCGCCGCTTGTTCCTCCTGCGACGGGGAACGTTGCCGCGTGGCTAGAAATACGGCATGTACCACCGTTTCCGGATTAGAAGACCTTAGCGCAAAGAACCTAGACCCTCTCTCGACCCCCAACAAGCTACGCAAAAATATCAAGGCTCCTTCGGGCAGGGGTTCCGCCTGCAAACCTTCTTGCGCGGGCTCGTCTTCGTCGGCCGCGAGGGCGGCGCCGTTTACCGGAATTCTGTTTAAATAGGCGAACCATTTGCTGTTTGGTCTAGTTTGTTGATCTTTGGAATAACAACACGGCACGTAAGGGTACTTGGACTTGTTGGGAAGTTGGTTTTCTCTCAAGCCCGGGTAAATGTGCTGAGGATGCATGCACGCATACGTGTGGGTTTTCGACTCGCCAAACAGAGGAAATTGCATAAGGGGTCTTTTTTCCGCGCGCGCCTTTTCCAAGTCCGCCCCTTTCAGGATAACGGGCATGTGCAAACATTTGCGAGAGTACGTGGGTAAGAATATCTCGGGCGCCAACGCTTTTAAACCTTTTTTGCTGGCTGGGTCTTCTCCCGCCGCGGCCTCTTCGGGTCTGCCGTTGCGCGCCGCGTCTTCCAAGAGTTTCAAGTGTTTTGCAGCCTCTTTGTCCCACATTGCGTACTCTCTGAGCACGGATTTCTCTTCCTGTTTATAGATGGCGATCACTCGCATGGCGGCTTCCGCAATCTCTTCGGCCGCCCGCTCGTCTCTCGCGCGTATGCGCAAATGCAAATAGGGTTTTCCGTCGTCTGTCTGCCTCTCTTGAAACGCAACGGTTTGTCCCGTGGCGCTCATTTGCGCGTACACCACAGATTTTATTTTATGCGCCCTGGTAAGTTCATCTACCTGCATGACGTGAGAAATAATAGGATGCGTCATCATCAGGTCCGTCAAAACGTACGCGTGAAAAGAAAAATTTGGGATCGTCACGCTAACTATTCTTCCCACTTCTATGAGACGCCTTCCCAAAACTCTCAAGTTGACGCACTCAAGTACCCTATCGGCAAACGTGACAGGATCGACGAATCTGCCTCCTTGCTGAACGTCGAACGTGGCCATCGCTCCTGTTTCGGACTGTATAATAGCGGCGTTGGAATACTTGCGATACGCGTCTTTTAACGCTTTTTGGTTGTCTTTTTCCGAATTGGCCTTAAAGAAAATCGGACCGTTGTCAGATTCTCCAGGGGGTTGCCACTCCGCAGAGGGTTTAAATCCCAACATGGTCTTAACAAACGCCCCCGCAGCTATGTAAGGACATTTCTGTGTTGGACGCGCGGCGTCCAACAATTCCAAAGCCGTGAGATCTCCCAGTTCGGGTAACGCGCCGCTAAATACGGTGCGTAGTAATTTGGGTTGCTCCATACCGGGCGCGGGCCTGACCTCGCGCAAAGAGCTTAACCGCCGTTTCCACGCGGTCGTTACGGTCTTTGCGTGTGATAGTTCCTTTTCTAGTTCGGACCGCAGTCTGCCAGCAGCCTGTATTGCGGTGTCCGGGTCTATTTCTCTTAGCTCCTGTTCGATTATAGCAGCGAAACCCATCATGTCAATTAATTGATGGGTGGCTACAAAAATACGTTCCAAATCTTCCAATTGTATCTCAACGGCGTACGGCAACCATTCGTCTATCTCCTTTCTGGGAAACTTGAGGGTCTCTTGATTTCTCACTATACGTAGCAAATCGAAATTTTCGCCCGTCCAAAAGGGGTTTATGACATCTTTAAAAGAATTGGGTCTTTTGGGTTTCCACGCTATATATTTGGGCGCGCTTTCTTTCGCTAAAGAATTTATCCATTCGTCGAACGAAATCCCTACCGGTATCGCGACGGATTTGTCGTTGATTGTGACAATCATGATGATTTTTTTCTCTCGACGAGAAAGAAATATAATTTGAGATACAGGTTTACAGGTAAGAATGCGCCCAGCCCGCGGAAACCGCGCTTTCTCTGCGTAGAGTCATCATGTTGACGGCCAAGTTTCTGTAAGCGTCGTGATGCGTGCCCATGCCCGAGAGCACGCCGTTTTTCCAATTTTGCCCGCAGTATTCAGGCACGTATAAAGAGTTGTCCTCGCGCGTCTCGGCGCAATACTCATTTACCGGTGGGCGTTTATAAATGACGTGATGAGAGTCCCTGACGTGCCCCGCGTTTTCAAACCCGCTGACTTTCCGACCGATTTTGCCGCGGCAGGAGAGTCTAGGACGATCGTTTTTTTCTCTAGACGCCAAAAGCGTAACAGTCAACACCAACAGCCCCACCATAGCGAGCAAACCTTCGCCTTTCAACGATAAAATCATCAACACGGGCGTAAATGCCAAAATGGCCCAAAACCCTTGAGAGTCCATTTTCTTTAAAAAAAATAGAAGAGAAAATGGATATATCTCCGTACGATTTCTTACAGCTGTATCCGTGGCTAAATCCAGAACCGGATGAAAAGGATACGCTTTTGGACGCCTTTCCACAAACGTCTTTCGAACAGGCGCTCGCGTCCAAACCAGAACTGGTGGCGGCCGCTACAAACGACCCTAAATTCGGTCACCAAAAACTCATAGAACTGTACATGTCGGAAGAGACGCCATACCGAGAAGTGTTGCTTTTTCACGCGCCCGGCACCGGCAAAACGTGTACCGTCGTAAAGGTCGTGGAACGCGTCAAAGCGGCGGGGCTGATGAAAGGGTGTTTGGTGCTCGCAAGAGGCGTGCAGCTCTTGAAAAATTTCGTACAAGAACTCGTGTTTAGTTGCGACACAAAGGGCAAATACATCCCCGAGGGATACGCGGACATGACGGAACAAGAAAAATCTAGAAAGATAAAACGAGCCGTTTCTGGGTTTTACCAATTTAAAACGTACGAAACATTTGCCAAAATGGCGGCCAAAACGGGCATGTTGAGCCTCCAGACTCAGTACGACAAATTTGTCATAATTATGGATGAAGTTCATCATCTCAAGTCGGTCCAAGCAGAAGGCATCAACACTTACAATTCTCTTTTCAGATTTATGCACGGCGTGAAAGGATGCATAAAGATATTACTCAGCGGCACTCCTATGAGCAACACGCCCGGAGAGTTGGCCGACATCTTTAATTTGATACTCCCTAGAAATTTGCTCATCAAACCCGACGAAGGTATATTTTCCCAGGCCGGAGATTTACTAAACCCCGTCGAATTAGCCAAGCGAGTGAGAGGTAGGATAAGCTACCTAAAGGCCGCGCAGCCAGACACCGGGCTGACGTACGTGGGGGAGGTGCCCAACCCTCCGCTCACCCACTTTAAAGTTGTGTCGTTAAAAATGAGTCCTTTTCAAACGGAGGCGTATCGCGTGGCGTGGAACAGAGATTTCGGGGACCGTAACATTTTTAGCAACTCTAGGCAATCTGCGTTGGCAGTGCTTCCCAACGGCGCGTGGGGACCCGAGGCGGACCATAGGAGTAAACAAGAAATAATGACCATGTCTGCGAATCTCGGCAGGTACAGTTGCAAATACGCGTACGCGTTAAACGTGGCGGAGACGTCGAGCAAAACGTTCGTGTACTGCGAATACGTCAACGGCAGCGGTCTCCAGTTGTTTGCCGACCTGCTGAGGGCAGCCGGTTGGAAAGCCGCGTCCGGTCGCGAAAATACTCGCGGAAAAAGATTCGCGGTGCTAACGGCGGCTCAACGAAACATACATCTTTTGGTGAAACGGTTTAACGCGGAAGATAATTTGGACGGCGATTACATACGGTTGTTGTTGGGAAGTAGAGTGGTGGCCGAGGGGTTGACGTTCAAAGAAGTCAGAAACACCGTTATTCTCACGCCTCATTGGAATTACACGGAAACAGCACAGGCTATAGCCAGATCGTGGAGGGCGGGTTCGCACGACAGGCTCAGAGCCAGGGGCGAAGACGTACAATTATTTGTGCACAGGCTCGTAGCGGTCCCCGACTTTCCCGCGGAGGAAGCCCCCTCTATAGATTTAGACATGTACAAAGTGTCGGAGGGTAAAGACAAAAAGATTAAGACGGTAGAGAGGCTGTTGATGAAAACGGCTCAAGATTGCGCCTTATTAAAGTTTCGTAACCTCTATTCGTCCGCGTACAACGGCAGCAGAGACTGCGAGTATAGAAATTGCGCTTTCAAATGCACGGGTATATCTGACACCCTGCCCGCAGCGGCCGCCGGTTTGGCTGCAGAGGAAAACGCAAGGACGGTAGACCTTTTAAGAACAAAGGGGGGCGTTGACCCAAATTATCTTCAATCCGACCTGTCATACGTGTGGTCTCTTGTGGCGTCAGGCGCGACGTTTCCCAACAAGTGGGGAGACGCGGCTGTGCTCAGGGCGACGAACGGAAGGTTGGAACTCTCCACACCGTACAGTTCCACAGACGGAGGCGTGTGGGGAGATTTCTATAAAACGCGCCAATTGTGTTACGCCAAACTGAACCCCGCGCAGCTCTCTCAGGACAGGCTGCGCATAGAACTCCCCGAGGTAGCGAGGGCCCTGCTGACCACCGCGGAACCCAGAAACATTGGCGAAATCGCGAGCAACATGCCGGAACATGTGCAGACGTTGCTCCTCACTAGCTGCATAGCCGCAAAACAGGCAGGTCACACGAAAAATCAGGCTCGCAGGGACGCCGTGTTGCAGTTTTACAAAGGGTTTTATACCAAAGGACCATCCGGATGGGTAGTGTGGTTGTTTGCTAGGGGTCCGGCCGCTCAAGTTTTGGACGAGAGCACCATGACGTGGAACAACGCGGACGATGCCACGCTCAAATACTTGAACGATCGGCAGAGGCAGCTCATAAACAACCCCATAGGATATTACGGTCTGTTTAACCCCAATTTAAAAGATTTTTGCATAAGGGACGTCACCAAACGATCGGCCACCGACGAAGATCTTCGAAAACTCACGGTGGGGCGAAGGTGCGTAGATTGGGATCAGAGAACATTGACTCATATTATAGTTAGGCTGATGAAAATAAACGGCAGGGACGACTTTTTGCCCGACGCGACTCTTTCAGAACTGAGAGCCGCGGTACGTAGAGACCCGCATCACAAACCCGAGGATTTAGAAGATAGGGAAAGCTGTAGGCGATTTCTATTTTGGACGCAAAAAGGGGACAACAAGTTTAGGCGACAAGACATTTGCAAAGCCATGGAGAAATGGTTTTCCGAAAACGATCTCATGGAAGATAATTTTGACTGCGGACACCAACACAAAAAACGAAGCAAGTTTGCGTAAAACGCGCATCTATTGGAATCGTTTTCTTAAAAACATGGCAGTTTTCTTGGATCTCGACGAAACGTTGATTCATTCAGTCTCCGTGCGCAGATTGGGATGGGTTGAAGAACCTTACCCCAAGCTCGATTTTACAGTAGAAGAGAGGGGCGTGTTGTCAGCTGTGCTATCGTCCGGCAAACCCAGAACAGACTCTATGCGTAAAAAATTGTCCTACCGTTTAAGCGCGTACAAGCGCACCGTCATACCCGGGTTCATAATATGTTGGAGACCCAGCGTGCGATGGTTTTTAAACAATCTCTTTTTGAGAGGTTACAGCATCAACGTGTGGACTGCGGCGTCCGAAGAATACGCCAAAGATGTGGTGAAGGCGTTGGGGTTGAGCAGATATAACCTAAATATAGTGCTGTCCGCCAGCGATTCCGTGACCAAATCGTACAAACGATTGACGCTTTTAGTGTCTCTCGGAGTGGTAGATTATCCTCTTAAAAAGATGGTTATCGTAGACGACAGAGAAGACGTGAAAGCTCAACAGCCCGGCAGATGCGTGAGAATCAGACCCTTTAAAATACCAAACGCTTTTACACCTTGCGATGAGCGAGCAGAATTTGGAAGAGTGTTGGGCAAAATAAGCGATTTATTAGATAATTAACGTTCGTATACTAATTACATTTTGATTTCGGCCGAGCCGATCGAAAGATTTATAATATCGAAAAATGCTGTTCAAGTTAATGTTGCTCGTTTTTATGACCGCGACCATAGAAGAAACGCATCAGCTGCAAGTATGCGGCGGCGAATTGATAGATGCGCTTACCGAACACTGCGGGGATAGAGGTGTATATACACCCCCCAGAAGAGGCAGAAGAACCCGCAGCGTAGGCCTCGCAGACGCGTGTTGTAAAAACGAATGCGACGAGAATGAATTAGACCGATACTGCAACCCTAAGAAATCCACCGTAGCGCCCTCCACCGTAGCGCCCTCCACCGTAGCGCCCGAGATGGGCGTATCCTTTGGAATGACTGATGATATCACCCAGGAGCCCTCTTCGCCCCACGCCACCCAGGAGCCCTCTTCGCCCCACGCCACCCAGGAGCCCTCTTCGCCCCACGCCACCCAGGAGCCCTCTTCGCCCCACGCCACCCAGGAGCCCTCTTCGCCCCACGCCACCCAGGAGCCCTCTTCGCCCCACGCCACCCAGGAGCCCTCTTCGCCCCACGCCACCCAGGAGCCCTCTTCGCCCCACGCCACCCAGGAGCCCTCTTCGCCCCACGCCACCCAGGAGCCCTCTTCGCCCCACGCCACCCAGGAGCCCTCTGGTATGTATGATGAAACTACTGAAAAATCGCCCACATCATCCCCCGCTGCGACACATGAGTCCCCCGAAACAACGCCAGACCCCATAGAACAAGCCGAACGCGAAGGCAAGATGATTCAAAATATATTGAGCAAACTTCTTAGACGATTACTTAAGATGCGCAGTACATGAAAATGATTACTTAATGTTTTGACGCAAACGTCGTATTAAGTAATACACATCATGACACACCCAGACGGTAAAATGTTTACGCTGACCAAACAAGCCAAAGATCTTTTGGATAGATTTTACACGTCAGAGTTACAAGTGCTATACAAATCCCTATCCGAAAGATATTCAGGAGGAGACGCTGAACTTGCTTCCAAACTGTATTCGTATTCGTGCGCGGGGTGGTTTGGGTATTCTTCGCCCGTGCTCAATTCGGGCGCAGGAGGACTGCCCATCTCGTGCTTTCTCATGTACGTCCCCGACAGCATACACGGGCTGATATCACACACCGCCGAGCTGAGGTGGCTATCCGTCTTAGGGGGCGGCGTGGCCGGGCACTGGGACGCCGTTAGAGGACCGTCTGAAAAATCGTGCGGAACCATACCGTTCATGCACACTGTTGACGCAGACATGACGGCGTACTGGCAAGGCAGAGTGCGTCGAGGCTCGTACGCCGCCTATATGTCCCTTTCCCACCCGGATATTATCGAGTTTCTAACGATGAGAACTCCCACGGGCGACGCCAACAGGAAAAACCTTAATCTGCATCACGGCGTGAACGTGACCGATTATTTCATGACGTGCGTTGAGAAAGATTTAACGTGGGACCTGATAGACCCCAACACCTCGAAAACCGTTCAAACGATGAAGGCGAGAGATCTATGGGAAAGACTGTTGGAGACGAGATTCCGAACGGGAGAACCTTACCTTAACTTTATCGACGCCGCTAACAGATGCCTACACCCTGCTTTGAAAACCAAAGGTCTCAAAATTCGCGGAAGCAACTTGTGCAACGAAATACATTTACCCACCGATAAAGACAGAACCGCTGTATGTTGCCTATCCTCTGTAAATTTAGAAATGTACGACGAGTGGAAAGACACTGACCTCGTAGAATGTGTCGTGAGAATGTTGGACAACGTGATGGAAGATTTCATCTCGAGAGCCCCCACGCTATCGGCGCACACCGCCAACGCCGTCGCGGGCGCCTCGGGCGAGAGATCCTTGGGAGTGGGCGCCATGGGGTGGGCCAGATATCTTCAAAAACATCGCATCCCGTTCGACGGAGAGATCGCGTACAACCTCACCGACGAGATTTTTGGCGCCATTAAGGCGGCCGCTCTCTCGGCGAGCAAAAAACTGGCGGCAGAAAAGGGAGAACCGCCCGATCTGGTGGGATACGGAGTGAGAAACGCGCATCTGTTGGCGGTGGCCCCCAACGCAAACAGCGCATTGCTGCTCGGCACCTCCGCCAGCGTGGAACCAGAGATAGGAAACGCGTACGTTCACAGAACCAGGGCGGGGTCTCATCAGATTAAAAATCCGTATCTCGAACGAGACTTGAGAGAGTTAAACATGGACACCGATAAAGTGTGGGAGTCTATCGTGGCCAACGGCGGCTCCGTTCAACATTTAATGGATTTTCCGGAAAAATTGCGCCGCGTGTACCGTACCGCGTTTGAAATAGACCAGATGGAGATCGTGCGGCAGGCCGCCGTGCGGCAGCGCCATCTGTGTCAAGGACAGTCCGTCAATCTCTTTTTCCCTATCGGGACAGACAAAACAAAACTATCTAACGTGCACAGAACCGCTTGGCGGCTAAACTGCAAGGGGTTGTATTACCTTAGAACCAAAGCAAACAGGACCAGCAGAAAAGTTTTTACAGAATTTTTTTCATCGGCAGCATCAACCTCCAACAACAAATCCGAGGAATGCGTCGCTTGTCAAGGTTGAAAAAACAATCCCTCGCGTGAATATTCTGAACATGAGAATCTTTATAGCGTAAAAGAAAATCGCTATAAAGATTCCATTTTTATAAAATTTAATTTTCCGCGCCGGGTATACCGTGGGAAAGGTATGCGTAAACCATGAAACCCCACGTATCTTCATACTGTCTGATATTGAAAGACTTGGCCAATAAATTCGACTGCCACGAGTCTCTGCCCGAACTTGAACGAATACAGCTCTACGCGGAAATGATGAAACACAAACACCTAAAACCGTTTGCCGTGCAAGAAGCGTGTAACTTTATGGGGCATTCGCTTTCTTTGACCATCATGGAAAAACTATTACAATTTAAACTTAAACTGTTTTCGACTAAAATATCATAGATAAGATCTCGTACGCGTACGCTATCACCTTTATCAGACAAATCAACAGAAAACACAACAGCGTTCTTGTGACATCAAAAACATTCATTTTAATGACCCCAAAGTTTACGGGTTCTAAAATTTCATTATTAAAAACTATAATGCGATTGTGTTGCACGCTCGCGCTAGTGGGTCTCGCCGCTGTAATTTACATCGCTGCAGTGGCGAATATTAGTTACGACATTGTATACAACGCTACAGAACCCCCATACGAATATAAACTCTCGACTCTCCATCCCGCGCGCCATCTTACGCCCCCTGTGAAATTCTCAAGAGGAGACTCGTTCGGCGGCTAACCATATGAAACAAAATCTTTATACCGAAGTATAAAGATTTTAAATTCGTTTTATAATACTTTTAAAGATTGTACTGCGCCAACAGTTTTATAAAATTTTCCACAACTTCTTCTTTAGGCGGCAACCCGCTCAGTTTTACATCGGCGGCGTCTATGAATTGAGCGTGAAGAGCCGTCAGGTATTCGTTGCTTATGGCCTGTTCAAACTCTCTGTCTCTATTGCCGATGCGCACTCTGCACACGTCGGGAGGCGTGTCAAGTAAGATTTTTAAATCCACTTTTGCGTCGAGTTTAGCGTGAATGTCCTCCAGCATTCTGTACTCTTCCACGTGCATCAGACCCATGTCGTACGCCACTTTGCCGAATCCGAGCACGCAGTCAGACGCCCTCTCTAAAATGACCAGCGGGCGAGTTCCGTTTCGGTGCTCCCTCTGCAGATCCATCTGCACCATTAGAATCTTTAACTGGCTCGAAAACTTGTACCGTTTTGGCTCGGCTAGCGCAAGGTTAAAGAGCGGGCCCCACTTGGTAAAATCTTCGGGTTGTACGTAATAACCTCGCTTGGCCAGCGCGGCCAACAAAGACGATTTTCCGGCACCAATGTTTCCAGAGACGCTGATCAGAAACGGCAATGCCATTGTTTGTGGGTAATAATTTACCAAAAGTCAGAATCATGATACATTCAAAGTCCTATTTTCGGTACGTTCGCAAAAAACAGTAGCGGTGATGGAACCTAAATCTCCGGAAGCGCTCACGGTAAACGCGGAAGAACAAATAGACACGTTTAATTGTCCGTTAGAAAACGAGCCAATCTTGTGGAGTTTGAGCAATTTTTCGGCAAGCATGTTGATATGAACGGTAGGAAGTTCTGCGGATGGCTGTCCAAACGCCACTTCTTTTACTTTTATACCGTCTACCCCTCCCGACGCCACCAATCTACCCTTGAAAGCGCCGATGGTCACAGGTCCCTGTTTAAAGGTTTTACACAATACTGTAAATTCGGATTGCGTGAGCGTAAACGTTTGAATCCTGTCCGTTGGGTGAACGACGTCCGACTGAAGAGGCGTTTGATCCACCACCACATTCAAGCTCATGCTCACGTCTCCTCCCTTTCCGGATTTTACGATAATTTTCATCACCATGGGGTCTTCTCCCCCCCCGAAAAGATTTAGCGCTATGGCTGATTTTGCTTTAAACGTTTTGAGGTCTGGCAATATGGTTTGGGTCAACCCCGCAAACAAGTGAGACGCGTTGCACGTGTATTCGTACGAAGAAAACTTTGTTGCGGGTATGGTGACGGTCATAAGAATGTTATTTTGCATGTTGTGCACGTACATCCCGTCGGCGTCGATCCTAATGTTGGCGGTATCCAGGTTGTGCAAGAGAACTTCCAACAGGCTCTTGAGTTTGGTAGGTTTATCGGTAAGTGCTTCCCAAAGCATTTTATAGTCACTAAGCTTCCAAAAATGGGAATTTTTATATACCGCCATTATTCAGTTGACACTGCCCCACAATTCTGGTGTCGAGATATTCGTTTAGCTTGTCTATGAGAGTGGGTTCTAGAGTCCATTTTGGTTTTTTGTAAAGATCGGCCTTGTAGTCAACTTCTTCGGGTATAACGGGCATTCTATCCACTTCCATGACTTCTTCTGGCGGGTATACGGGTTCTTGCAGGGCGGCCAGTAAATCGGCATCCACCGCCGTGGTCAGTTTGGTGGGGACGGCTTTCACGACTGCGCGTTTTCCATTTATGACGGAGACCATCGCGTCTCCCTCTTGGGTGTGGGGGATCAGGTTATCGGGCGCAGAGTGACGCATGTCCAACGCGGGAGTCTTTTTGGCCCTGGTAGTAAAATCTTTTACGGCAATGCTTCTGTATTGCGTTCTTAATTCTTTCATTCTATTTTGAATCAGCTCGTCGATCCTGTCGCCCCAAGCTTGCAAAAGTTTTCTGTCTGTGTAAATTTCTGCAAACACGTGTTCCGCCAACAACCCAAAGAATCTGTTGGGCGCATAGCGACCCTCTCTGAGGCGAACCTGATGGAGAAGGGCGTTTTTGCCGGAGAACGCGGGCACCGCGTACGCCACGGCCCTCACGACTAAATCTTCGTAAGTATTCGCGGGAAGCGTTAGGGGGAGCGCCGCAGCCAGAGAGTCTGCGTATTCCGGACCCGTTTTTACGTATATGTCCAGCAGGCTTCTCAGGGCTTCTCTGCTGGGCGGAGGGATCGCCCGCTCTACCGCTTTGCCGTAAGACTGCAGGTAATTTACGTACGCTGCGTACATTTCGGGCGTCTCCGGCATCACGGTACCGTCCATCTTCAAGAACGCCACCGGAGGATTTTGAAACATTCTGATTTTTAGCCAGTTGTCCAAATACCATTTTCTGCTGGCCTTGTTGCCGGCGGCGGGTAACGAACCGGGCGTACCCGCAGGCAAAATTACTCCCCTGACGTTTTGAGCGTTTAACCAGGGGGCCTCCGTCATGATGGACACCATTTTTTCCTGCGGGATGAGAGTTCTCGGATGACTGACGGATTTTGCGAGCGTTTCCGGAGGAGGGGACGGTTCGATTTTGGGTCGTTTGGCCGCGAGCTTCCTGGGTGTCGGAGGATCCACTTTGCGCATTTTCATCAGTCGCCTGTATTCCGCCATCTCTTCGGGTTTGTTTGTGGTGATGTCGTTGTTGGGGCCGTAAAGACGCATGCGCGTTCTAATCAGACTAGCGGGGAGACCGCGTGTGAGATAGTGGCACACCCTCACCTCGTTTACTGACACATCGGTTTGCAAAGGCGCGAGAGTCAGTGCCATTTTCATGGCGTCTAGTCCGGGTAATTCAGAGATTCGCACAAAATCTACGTCTCTGACAAATCCTGGTTTCTTGGGTATACCGATGGCGCGTTGCGCCCTGATAAAGTCGGGGTCTATGGGGAGAGGGCTGGGCTGAGCAGGAGTGGCTGTAAAATATTTTGTAGCAAAGAACGTTTGCTGGGAATGTTTTTTAAGTTTGGGGATTGGTGGTTTTTTCTTTAATTTCCTTTCTTCTTTTTCTATGTCGCGTTGCACCTCTTTGGCGATGCTTAAACCCTTACGTCTGAGTTGCGTGAAGGTATTTAGTTGCATGACTGTTTTCTTTTAAGAATCCTTTAATGTGTTTATCCATAAAAATGCAAAGACGATATTCGGTAGAGTCCAAACTTTCAGTCAAAAACGCATCTTTGCTGGAAGGGGGAGGTTTTGGGCCTCACGGGTTCGGACCCGCCATGTGGTTTACTTTTCACACCGGCGCCGCGGCTCAAGCTTGCAAAGGCGGTTCTTTGACCGCTTCAGAACACGAAGCGTGGGAACATTTTATACGATCCATGTGGGTGTGCATACCTTGTCAGACATGCAGCGTGCACTTTAAAAATATGCTCAGGGACATTGACTTTACGCTAGTGTGCACGGGAATCGACGTTTTTAAACTATCCGTAGATATGCACAATCGCGTAAACACGAGATTGAATAAACCTTGCATGAGTTTAGAGAAAGCAAAACGCCTTTACGGATTAGATACAAAAACTGGTCCTCCAGTCGTAGTGTCTTATCGCGCTAGATTGTTTCAGTGAAAAACTTGCACGTACAAAACACGAGACGCAATGTTTTGCGACAGTTTCCCGTCCAGTCTCGAATATAGTCCAGAATGTGATTCTAGTATGGACTTTATTCCCAGACACGAGCCCGATGGCGACGATATTTATTATAACGAGCATTCCGACTTTAATGACGATACGAGTTCCGTGTCGTCATTTGGTTCGGAAACTATGGAAGACTACTTTAAACGCAGGTACATACCAGACGGAAGCGACGATAGCGAATTGGACGAAGACGATCGAGAAGCGTTAATGGAATTGGAACGTCGCAGAACCCAAACGATGGAAAGATATGCGCAAGAAAAACGCGCCAAATTGTTGGCCGTAAAACAACAAGAAGCAAAGGCCTTGGGCGACGCGTGCGAGGGAAAATTAAATTGGCTTTCCGAAGACGCGCAGCAACCGTCGTGTAGGAAATTGTCTGACACGGAATATCCGGCTCCATCTGGGGAAGCGCCCAAAAAACACAATAACGGAATGCAACGTTTGGGGAAAAAGAAGACGCTGGTTATGATCTCTGGCGGAAGAGGCGTCTCGCCCAACAACAAATTGGTAAAAGAATTTAACGGTGAACCAAACAGGCGTCCGTACAGACAAGGAAGAGGCCGCGGCGATAGACGCGAAGACGAACACCACAAAAGATTTCAACAACGGCCTTACGGAAATCCTTCGAGCCGCTTTCCGCGCGAAGACACGCGACATCCCAGAAATCTGTCTGGCCGCGTCGCGCACCAAGAGCGCGGTGATGCGCAACCGCCTCCAAGAGGACGATCGTCCAGAGGATCTGGAAATTACAAAAGAGGTAGACGTTCTTACCAAAATAGAACGTAAAAAGAAATGGTTTAAAATTTGAGAAATTGTATATTCCGTTAGGAATATACAATTTTTTTTACTCGGCGAGTCGTTTGTATTTAAAAAACAGCAACAATGACTTGTACAACGGGTGCTGGCGTAACCAGTGGCTTCATAGATTTGGCCACGTACGACAATCTCGACAGAGCGTTATACGGCGGAAAGGACGCCACTACGTACTTTATCAAAGAGCATTATCCCGTAGGATGGTTCACCAAGCTTCCCACCATGGCCACCAGAGTGTCTGGAAACCCAGCGTTCGGGCAAGAGTTTTCGGTCGGGGTTCCCAGGTCGGGCGATTACGTGCTCAACGCCTGGCTCACTCTTAAAACCCCCGAAATTAAACTGCTCGAAACAAATAGGCTCGGCGCAAACGGTACCGTGAGGTGGACCAAAAACCTAATGCACAACGCTGTAGAGCACGCTTCTCTCACCTTCAACGACATTTGCGCGCAGCAGTTTAACACAGCGTATTTAGACGCTTGGACACAGTTTAACATGTGCGAAGGTAAACGCATAGGTTACGACAACATGATCGGGAACACCAGCGACATGACCAACCCCACTCCCGCTCAGGGTCAGGACGGCGCAAGGACACTACCTTCCAAAAATTTAGTGCTCCCGTTGCCGTTCTTTTTCAGCAGAGACTGCGGATTGGCTCTGCCCACCGTAGTGTTGCCCTATAATGAAATCAGAATCAACATTAAACTGAGGTCGCTTCAGGAGCTTTTAGTGTTTCAGAACAAAGACACCGGAAATGTGATTCCTATCTCTGCTACCGACATAGCCGGCGGGCTCGCCGACACCGTGGAAGCTTACGTGTATATGACCGTGGGTCTCGTTTCCAACGTGGAAAGGTGCGCCATGGCAGGGACCGTCAGGGATATGGTCGTAGAACAAATGCAGGCCGCCCCCACACACATCGTTAACCCTCAAAACACAAATAACGTCCACGTAGACATGAGGTTCTCGCACGCCGTGAAAGCCCTCTTTTTCATGGTGCAAAACGTCACTTATAAATCTGTGGGTTCAAATTATACGTGTGTAACACCAGTTAACGGTCCGGGCAACACCGTGATGGAGCCCGCCATGTCCGTTGATCCCATCAAAAGCGCCAGCCTCACGTACGAAAATACGACCAGGTTGGCAAATATGGGTGTAGAGTATTACTCTCTGGTACAACCTTGGTATTTTTCAGCCTCCATTCCAGTGTACACCGGATACCACATGTATTCATACGCCCTAAACGTGGGCAGCGTTCATCCTTCGGGGTCTACCAATTACGGAAGATTGACCAACGCTAGCATCACTGTAACAATGTCCCCCGAGTCTGTCGTCGCCGCAGCAGGAGGAGGTAACAATAATTCTGGTTACAACGAACCTCAGAGGTTCGCGTTGGTAGTGATCGCCGTAAACCATAACGTCATCAGAATCATGAACGGTTCCATGGGGTTCCCTATCTTGTAAAATTTTACGCGATTCTCGTACTACTAAACGTCATTTATCTCTCACTCGCGAGATAAATGACGACGAAATCTTGCTTTGTTATTTAAACGTTATGGATATACCTATGGCCTTCAGTTCTTGAAACAACAATTTGGTAGTGTAAGGCAAATACGTCAGCCTGATGTCCACGGCGTCGCATAACCTGCAGTATTCGAAATGGTCAGATATCCTCCCGCACGTTTGACACACGGGCACCGAATACTTGTCGCTGGTGTCAAACATGGATTCTTTGAGAGATTCTGACGCGCCGTGGGATATCTTACACCACTGTTCCATCTCTCCGATCTTTATACCGCCGTCTCGCGATCGTCCCGCTACGGGCTGTCGAGTAAGGGCGTCCACCGGACCCGACACGCGGCTGTGAATTTTGCCGGACACCATGTGTCTCAGTCTCTGGTACGGGCACGGGGCCATAAAGATTTTCGCGGGGAACCTGCGCCCCGTTATGCCAGAGTACATGACGCTGTCCCAGTGTTCTATCCCGGCCTCTTTGGCGGCGTCGGCTATATCTTTGACGATGTCGGCGCGCTCGAACGCCGTGGCGTCGTATCGTTTGCCAAGTTTGCAACCCGCCAATCCGAAACACATTTGCAACAAATAGTTTACCGTCATTCTAGACGGAAAAGCGTGCGGGTTTATGATAAGATCAGGAACCACTCCGTCTTTATCAAAGGGCATGTCTTCTTGCGATTTCACGGCGCCGCATGTTCCTTTTTGCGCGGTAAACGAGGCAAATTTATCACCCATTTCAGGTATCCTGGGGGTCCGCAATCTCACTTTGACGATTTTACGGCCGTCCGGGTCCACGTCTTGTACTATTTTGTCCAAGTACCCTTCTTCGGAAGCCTTGATCGCCAGAGATATATCTTTGCACACTGTGGTACCCGTAGGTCCCTGCCTGTAGGCCACCTTTCCTATGATGACGGTGCCCGCCGGTATCCACAGGGTATCGCACGCGCACGCGAGAGCGCCTCCCGTTCTTCGGGATTCTTGCTTGTTTTTAGCGACATAGTGTTTCCGCACGTGAGGAGGCGAGGCCAGAGCCGGGTTTATAACACCGTTTTCGTCCAAGAGTGTATAATCCCAGTCTTTGTTTCTATTTCCGTATTCCGGAAGACATATTTGTTCGCTGTCGTACTTGCTTCTCCGTTTGTCGTTGGCCGCGAACGTGCGATACGTAACACACGAAAACAGCCCCCTGTCTAGAGACGACGCGTTCAAGACGATGCTGTCTTCTTGGTTGAACCCTTCAGCGGTCATGATGGCCACTACTGGAAGCGCCCCGTGGGCCATGGTGTCAAAGTTGACCCGTTCTATCGCTCTGGATTCCGTGAGGGCGCTCTGCGGATAGTCTAATCTGTGCAGCGTCGCATCGTATCGGTCTTCGCAATTAATGGCGGGGAACCCTATGGCTTGTTTTCCCATGTTGGATTGGTACGCGTTTCGAGGGCTCTGTGTGTGATCGTAAAATGGAATGACCGCCGACATGACGTCGGTCAAGATTTCCGACGCGGGCGGATCGAGGTAATCTTTTCCCACCGTTCCGCAATTTATCTCCTGTATGCACAGATATATGTATTTTGAGAGGTTCTGCGTTTTATGTTCCTCGAGCCGCCCGACGGACGGAGCCGTTACCGTCCTCGTCTTCGATAGAGATAGAGGTTCGATTTCTATCGGCTCCCCCCTGAGACGCGCGGGGTCCAGCATACGTCTCATGAATCTTCCCTCGCAGCCCAAGAGGTGAATTTCGTCTTCTATTTTGTCCCAACACACTCCCACTTGCGCAGATAGCCTGATCTTGGCTTCCTTTACAAATTCACGAGGTTCTGTCGTAAACCCTGCTAATCTTCCGTCCACTACCACGGCCGAAAACGTATCGGACGAGGACCACGCCAGATGCGAGAGCTCCGCGGTCTTTTCGTACCCTGGCATTCCGCCCGCTCTGTCCAATATGGCCGTTATCTCTTCTCTAGGAGTGTAGTCCGAAACAGCCGCGCTCTCCGCCATGTTGAGCACTATCCCAACTCTTTCTCCTTCCGGGGTTTCGTACGGACACAGGAATCCGTAATGAGACGTGTGTAACTGTCTCATTTTAATATTTTTTCCCTTGAAACTCACAGCATGCATAATTCTTCTGAGATGGCTCAGTTTGGCCCCGAAATTATTGTTGGACAATATTTGGGACACCCCCACCCTGACGTACGAAGGAGGACCTATTCTTTTGACGGTCCAGTTGCCCGTGGCGAAACACAAATGCAAACTGTTTGTGATAACCTGGGAGTTTTGAAGAACGGTGTATGGGCAGAGGTTTTTTTGGCATTCGGCGGATTTTAAAAACAGTTTAACGTACTGTTTGAGCAATCCGTCCAACAGAAACATAATCAGGTGCCCCGTAGTGTCTACCCTCTTGTTGGCGATGTCGTCCCTATCTAACGGTTTGCTTATCCCAGCGGCTGTCTGAGCCAATTTTTTTACCATCCAACCCAGATGACTGGCTCCGTGCCCGCCATGTAAAAAAAGCTCCCTGTTGAGCACCGTCTTGACGTACTCTCGTTTATCGCTCGATTTTTTAGTATCCGGTACATACTTTGCGAGCTCTTGCAGAGCGTCTTCTGGGCAGTTGGAGTACTGTTCGATGATGAGCGCCGCTATCGTTTGGTGACTGCTGGTGTGACACGAAAAACTGTCTCCCTCTTTGACGCCCAAACCGCACAACGCCACGGCCTCTTCCGCCGTTTTCCCCAACGCCTTGAATGTGGTGCCTACGGGTACGTATTGTTTTATGTACGGGAGAGAAAACTCCAACGACCGTCTACAATCGGTTCTGGCTTGTACTAAAACGGATTGCTGCGTCAAAGGGTTAACGCTTCTGAATTCGCACAGCCACGATGGTCCCTCTTGTTCGTGAACCACGGGGTGGTCGTACGCGGGCCTGATGTGAGGTATGATGACGCGTTCTTTTCCTTTTATGATAAAATACCCCCCGGGGTCGAGAGGGCACTCGCCCCTCATGTCTTGTCGCTGCCTCGTCCAGCATAGACTGGACCCCACCATCACAGGTAATTTGCAAAGTTCTAATCTCGGGTATATTGTCTCTCGTCCGTGAGGATCCACGACGTTCAGCACGCAACAAGCGGCCGCCTGATACGTCAGGTCTTGACGGCGAGCTATGGCGGGCGTCAGGTATTTGGTAAGATCCGCCTCCTTGACGGGCATTTCGTAATACAGAGACTCGAACTTTATAACATAACCTTTTACTTCTATCGGTTTTTCCCTCGCTATGAGATTTGGAAAATCACGCCATAGCATGCTCTCGTAAGAGTCCAAGTGATGAGCTACAAGTTGATGCATTGATATTTCGTCGTATAATTTTTTTAAAAAAAGATGCGCCTATCATTCAAAAGATGGATATCGACGATATTTTCGGAGATTTAGGAGACATGACAGACGATGAAACAGGCGAAGAGACAGACGACGATTTTGACGAGAACGTGGAAGGCGGCGATTACGCAGAGTTTCCAGATGACAAAGAAAACCTCAGCGCCATCCCGTTGCACGAAAGGCCTCTATACAATCCTAAAATTTTGGCTCACGGAGAACTGCTCCCAAACGAGAGGATTCTCGATTTCTCTATACTGGAAACCGCGGCCACTCGTAAGATCGCCACGGAAGATTACAGCGACAAGGAATTGAACCTGCTTCCACTCGTAGCTCTCGTGGACAGATACACTCAGCTTAAAGCATTAGACAGCGCGCTCAGATCTGAGTTTAGAGTGGTGTTGGATCTTCCAGCGGTGGCAGACATGCATTTGAGAAACGTCGCCAAGCTAATACTGTATCAGAGAGGAAAGGTTACGGTTCCATACGCGGCTTACAACCTGCTGAGGTACGCTGCGAAACGAGGGTTGATAAATCCTCCAGGACACGGAAAATCGACGTAAAAAAAGAATCTTTATTTCACCCCCTTTTTTGGTAATGTTAATTTCGATGCAGTGCGAAAAATGCATCGAAATTTTTTACTCTTTATCGCGGAAGCTCGCCGCGAATTTTCTCTATCACTAGCTTCACCAACGCGGTCATTCGCGCAGAAGCTTCTTCTCCGGCGCGCAGCACCTCTTCGTGCGTGGGTTCGGCGGGGGTTTCGCAGTTTGACGCGATGACGTTGCTTATCAGGGATACGGCAAGGCATCTCATCCCCCCGTGTTTGGCCACTATTGTCTCGGGCGCTGTGCTCATTCCTACCGCGTCAGAACCCATGAGCCTGAGAATCTTGCATTCTGCAGGCGTTTCAAACGACGGGCCGTTTACGCAACAGTACACTCCCTCGTGCGTAGCGTACGACATCCCCAATTCGCGAGCCGCGGAGATTGCATATTTTCTAAGGGTTTTGTCGTACACACTCGTCATAGACGGAAACCTTTCTCCCTCTGTGTCATCGTTGGGGCCAGTGAGGGGGTTCGCGCCCGCTAACCCTGGTAAATTAATATGATCCCTAACTACCATGAAATCGCCGGGTCTATACGACGGGTTTAACCCCCCAGCGGCGTTTGTCAAAACTACAATCTTTACACCCAACGCTTTAAACACGCGCATGGGAAACGTGGCGCGCGCGGCGGTGTGCCCTTCGTATAGATGGAACCTCCCCTTCATGCACACGCAAGATACCCCGTTTACCGAACCAAATATCAAGCTGCCTGCGTGCCCTTTTACGGAACCGACCGGAAAATTTGGAATGTCAGAGTACGCAACAGTCATCGAGGTTTCCAACGAGTCTCCTATTTTTCCTAGCCCCGATCCGCATACTATTCCGAGGACGGGTCGAATTTGCAGCTGTTTATTTAACCACGCGGCCGTCTCTTTTGCTAAATCGTAATCCGTCATATTGTTGTTTAATTCTTTTCCCTTAAAAAGGAAAAGAATTTAGTAAAATTTAGTCCAAATTTACAAATTACGCGTTACAAACTTTAGTCATTTTCGCGGTCAATTCAAATTATCGTCAATTATTTACCAAGCGAGCGTTGATTTTCCGATCATCACGTCTACGGACGTGAAATCGGAAGGTTCGAGGCTGAACACTCTTCCAAAGAGTTCTGGTATGTCACATTGCTTTATCGGAAGTTTTCCGAGCTGCGTGACGTGTTGCACCAAGATTTTCGGTTTTGTGCATTTTGCGATGTCTTTCACGGTGATAATTGTCACCGACGGGAACTCTTCTTTAAACATTTTGCGGTAAAGCGCAGGACCTGCTGGAACGGCGATTGCCCAATCGTACTCGTTTTCGGCGATGAATTGTTTGATCGCTTTGATTTGAGACGATTTGTAGCTTGCGTCCGAAAAGGCGTGTCTGATGCGCCCGTGTTCTTCGTCCGACAACGGACGAGAAACGTGCACAGTTTTCATACACGCTTTTGCGTACGTAACGTGTGGATGACTCAGAGCGCAAGGCGCGTTCTCGGAAGCGCGTAATATTAGTCCTTCTTCTTCTGTAGCGTCGAAACACACAACACCCGCTCCAAGAGTATTGTGCGAGAACCACACGTACTCTCCTTGAAAGAACGCAATGAGTCTCGACGGGTGCACGCGCATTGCGCTGGGATTTGGCACCATCATCCACAATCTCGTCGCAGTTCCGTATCTTTTCAAGAGCCACGGAATCTGCATTCCAGCAATCACGAGAGGAGATTCCAATATCACGGTTCCTCCTCCGGAAAACTGCTTGTGCGTGTGTACAGAGATTGTATCCGGAAGCAGACGTCTCCATTCTTCTTGTTTCTCCGGACGACACACAAAGTGCACGTCGTTGTACGCGTCCGCGTACCGACGAATCACGGAAACATCACTGTTTAACACGGCTCCTTTCGGATAGCGTCTCATGATGTTCACAGTTCGCGTTGTTGGATAAACAAGCGTCATTTTTTGCAAGTCGTGCGATTACCGCGTAAAAATTTCCATAATTTTTGGTAATTTTACAACATCAACTTTTTAAAACAATTTTTTTACCACCCCCCCTCGCAGCAACGCTATTCGCCCGCGTCAATGAGTTTCGCTACGGGAAATGCAGTCTCTGTCCATTGCGCGCGATCGAACGTCAATTCAGCTACCCTGGCCCAATAAGCATGCAAATCCACAGGATCCGTTCTGGCGACGAGCTTCGCCATTTGTTTGTCGCGCATAGAATCTTGTCCTATCGCCTCTACGGCGTTTCCCCACGATGCGGGGTTGAATCTTTCAGGTAGTTTTGTCGTAGATGTTCTGGCGTGTTTGGATTCCGCCCACGCGGGAACAGAAACGGTCTTTACGGAGCCCACAGACCACGTGAATCCGGGAGACCGCTCAAACTGAGAAAAGGGTCGTTTCAGATAGCGTGTTAGATGAAGGTGAGCCGGGCGCCATCTAATGTCGTTTATCAGATCGCTACCGATTCTCCTCTCGTATTCCTGTCTCGCTTGCTTCAAACCCAGCGCGGTGGAGGGCTGCGGGGGAGCCGACTCCAGGGCGTCCTTAACCACTGCTCTTACGGCCGCCTCTCTGTTGCCCGTGAGCCACAAGTACGGCCCGAACCTGGGCAGTCCTCTCTCCCATATTCTGTATGTGTCTGAAATGGGTTTTGACGGATCCGCCCACACGGCCCCTATTTCCGTCAGTTTAAACTCTCTGACTAATCCCGCGCGAAACTCTTCGGGACCTGCTATCGTAAGCGGAGATCTTCCTTCTTCGGGCGCGTACTGTCCAGAGTTGACGTCGTTGGCCTGTCTTTCAGCCTCTCTAAAATCGGCATTGGCCGCCAGTATCAATTTCACGGCCAAATCTTTTGTGGCGTTGTGCCCCACGTACACGAGTCTTTGAAGCAATGACGTCAACAGGCAGCATAAGTCGTGGTACGCAGTCTCCGCCATATTGTCCGTTTCCGGCCGTCCGGCAGTGATTAGCCACCCGGGCCTTCCGTCTAGTTCCAAAGTTTTTACGCGCGCTCGCGCACGAGGTCCGGTTTCTATCACGGCCCACCTATCCGCGGGGTATAATTTGAGCCCAAAGGAACCTCCGCGCCCGTCGTGATAGACGTATTCTTCTAGGGGATAGGGCACCGCGTACACCGTTTCTACGGATAGGTCCCCCAACACGGCACCCCCTGCGGCCTGCGCTTCTTGAAGCGCAAACGTCACCTGACACAACATAAGCGCGAGCTGACGTTCTTCTTTCCATCCTCCGTCGTCTATCCATTCCCCCAGAGATTTTTCTCCGAGAAACGTTTCCACGCCTACGCCGGGACTCTCCGCGGAGAGAAAGGAGCGAATTTCCGGTGGTGCGGTAGGCGTCTTGAACCCGTACACGTATTTAAAATGAGGAATTCTGTACATGAGAGAGTTAAAAAAGATCAATCCTAAAAACGCGACCGAAACGTCCTCGTACCAGCCGCCATGTTTTCTCACGGCGACGTTAGGAACCGGCCATCCCGCCTCGTACGCCATTTGCATCCCCTTCATGGTGCCGTGACATCTGGGGAGCCTGGGAGGAGGCCCAGTCGGTTTAAATTTGGTAAGGCGTTTCCCCAACGACGCCAAATGCCTCGTCATCATAAAGTACGCCACATCCACTGGAGATTGGGGTATTTCATACCCCAATGGGTTGCTGCGAATTCTGACGCTCTCTACAGCTTTGAGGAGCCTGTTCATCTGTCCGTCCATGCCTAGTTTTTCCCGCGCCAAAATTGTCCCCGCGGTGGCTATGGCGCTGCATTTTTGGTTGTTGTCTCTGCACCATTGTATCACTGTCGCCAAATCGGAAAGGTCTCCTTTGACTGGCACGTAATGCACCCAGGGAACTAGCAAGTTGTAAAACCACAGTTCGAGCCGTTTTTGTCCCGGAGGAACGTCGGCTAACAAGACAACGCTTCCCAAGCTCAAATCTCTAATCAACCTAAAAGCAGGAGCGTGTCCCCATAAGCATAAAATGTATTTGTAATTTGCCTGCTGTTCAGGTGTCAGAGAATCCGCCAAAGGCGGGTAATCCTTATGCGGAGGCCATTGACCCGGGGCTATGGTTGAATATTCTGGATCGCCGGTTCGTTTTCTAGGTCTCAGATTCCATTTGGTTATCCCCGCGTCCAACAACTCTGGGTGTTCCATGCTGAAACTCACCGCTTTTAACCGTTGGTTGTTTTGCACGGTGGTTCCGGCGCCCGTGCTGGATCCTCTAAACACCGCTATGGGTATCCTGTCGCTCCACTTGGGAAGGTTTTTCAACGGCGGGGTTTTGACTAACCTAACGGCTGGTCCCATGGGCCAAAGCGTGGGGTTGTCTGACACGGAGAAGGCGTGGGCCAAGCACTCGTACGTAGGAATTGCTATATCGGCGTATTCGAGCCCCGTGCACATGGACATTACGGGGCACATGGGTTTTGACGGGTCGTTTCACGGGGCGGGGAGGGGGACGTCTGATCCGTACGCCTGTGTGTGCGGACGTGTGCGATTGCGCGCCAACACGGGATAATCTTTGACGTTGAGGAAAAAATCGCAATCCGGCACGTTTTTACGACTAGACAACTCCACGAGAGCCCTCTCCATCATAAATAAATTGGTGTTTACGGTTTCATCGGGTTTGCGCACGTCGTATCTCACGATGGGGCCGTTCACGGACCATCTAGCGGTGGGCAACGCGGCCTTGGTTCTGTTTAGAGGTTTGTAGCCCTGCCTGTTTCTAATCGTATCGATGAGATTGAGAAATTTTGTCCTGTCCATGTTTAATCCGTTGACATATCTCGGATTCTCAAACGACCAAAATGTCACCATCTTTCCTCTTCTAAATTGTACCAACGTGCTTTTCCTACAGCAATAATACATGTAGGAGTAGGTGTGCCACAGGGCGCTGTGGTCGTGTCCCACGTAGCCTTGCCAAATATCCAGAGCGTCCGCTTCCGCTTCCGCTTCCAGCTCTGTCACGGGTTGACAGTTTACAAATTTTAAAAAATCGCCCATTTTTAAGTACAGACACACCAATTGGATTTGAACACGCTCACATTTCGCATCATTTCTTTAACGCGTCGCTAAAGAAATTGCGTCGCCTTTTAATACGCAAATAGTGGGCGCGTTTTAATAAAGACATTCTTCGTCGTCGCCGTAAGAGGAATCGGCTCTGGGTTCGCGATCTGGCTCGTACAGGCGTTCGTAATCGGCGTCGGTGGATGTGACGGGGGCGGGAGTGGCGGGTCTTTTGGGTTCTCCGGAGCCGTTGCCGCAAGCGCCTGGTATCCTGGGAGGTTTTGGCGGAAGGGCGGGCGATGCCTCTGCAGTTGGAGCGGAGACGCCTCCGCTCCTCGGCCCGGGTACGTGGCTCCTGGGTAAAGAAAGCGCCATGCGTCTCTGAAACGATCCGTAGCCTGAGATTGTTCTGGGTCTGCTAATATGTATTCCCGAAGAGTCGTACGATATATGAGGTTTAATAATGTGCAAATTTAACCTCTGTATGTGCTCCATTTCTTGCCACGCGTCTTCGATGCCCGATTTTATTTTTTGCCGTTTGCTTTGCTGTTCGTCGTTTGCCATATCGCTGGCCTGTTTAGAGACTCGCAAAGCCTCGTTTGCTATGCGCTCGGCTTCCAGAGCAACGATCACAGCCTTATGCGCGAGCTCATCTAAATTTTTAACGCTAATTTTGAGATATTCTAGCGCGGCCATGCTGATCGGCCCATCCCTGGCCATTTTAGCCTTGAGCCTCATCTTTCTAAGTTTTGCGGGTACTGCTGCGTTAGGAGGGTTCATTGTTGCGTCCTATTCGATACGCCGGTGGTAAAATTGTAAAAATTTTCAAAAAACCCGACAAAGGGTTTTAGTAAAAATCATGTTGGACATGACTATGACGGTAACCCTGCCGCCTTCGTTGGCGAAACGACGCGCCGAAAAAAAGAAGCGGGAATCGCCAGCCGCCGCCAAGACAGAGGCTGCATCAAAACAACGTTCGCCCGTGCGCAAATCCTCGGCCAACGCGTTGGAAAACTGTCTCACCGTAGAGATGCGAGCACAGTTGGAGCAGCTAGACAGAGAGATGGCGGATCAAGAGCGTACGCGAACGCAGTTGGCGAGCGGCACGGGACTGCCCCTGTCTGCCATCCCGTCGGGAGGCGCGGCTACCGCAATGTCCATCGCAAACACCATGGGATTTTTGGATCTACCCGGACAGACGCCCAACTTTGTGAAAGGGTTGCTCGTTAAATGTTTAGACGCGTTTGCGCCTGCGCAGGTTGTAAAACCCGATTTAAAGCACGTTCCTAGGGGTTACAGACGCCTCAAGAGATATGCGCACGTGACACCCTCGGAAGCCGCCTTTCGCGCGAGAAAGGCCATATCCGGCTGGGAAACCCGCGCAAAAGAATTGGTGACGGGCAAAATACGCGCCACCATGGCGGAACTGGCGCACCGGCAGCTGGCCGTGAATCCGTGCGAAACTCCCGAGAGTTTGGAGAAAACCGCGCTAAAGGCGTATCAGGAATTGTGGTCCATGATAGAAGACTGCGACGACAAAGAGGTCGTAAAAGATATACTGTTTGACTGCAAAGTGTTGCGAACGGCCACGCGATGGGCCAGAGACTTTTCTCAAACTGTATCGGATTGGTACCCTCCTCTTTTAAAGTTTTTGTCATCGTGCGATTACGCCAGAGAGACGCTGTCTTACGCGATGACGGAAGACGAGATTAACTTTATGCGGGGCGCCACCTCTCTGAGACCCGTCGCCGGGGCCATCCTGTACGGGACCGCCGAAGACGGCCTAAAGTTTACGCGAGACGGGTTAGAGCCGTTCGATTTGGAGGTGTACGTCAGAAGGTTGGGCGGAATGTGGTTGCATCACGCGTTTTTACCCACGTATATTCATCACCGGTTGTTCGACCCGAGACCCGGCAGAGAACCGGTGATGCTCAGAACGTGCGCAGCATACCTCATGACAGAAATCAGAGGCGATCTTAGATGCTGGTGCAAGGATCCGTACATGGCTGGGATTAGCCGCGAAATTCGCAAGCGGTTATTGCAGCAGCTTTCGAGGTGCAGGTTTTCACACTGGGGGTTGCTCAATTACAAATGGTTAAAGGAAAACGGAACGATTGCGCTCCAGACGCTCATCCTCAAAGAAACCGCTAAACTCAAAGATCCGTATTTATCGTGGAACGACGTGTTTGAAATATAAGGTTTCGTTTCGTTTACGGAAACGAAACATAACGTATACATGCGATCGCAGATGTTTTATCTAGTCTCCATCAAATACGTGTATGTCTTTTTCGCCACCAACTGTTCCAATTGATCCACGTCGGTACCTTCCGCCACCGCTACCGGCTTGCCGGATAGATACAACGTCATTTTACCGTTCGAGTATTTGTAGTCCACGACTCCGGGCGTACCCTTTTTATTCATGTACGCCATCAGCATGTCTTTAAAGTTTCTGGCTTCGGGACGGGGTCTCGATCTGGGGGCGTCTGGGGGCTGCTGAATCCGTTTCAAAGCTTGCGAGGTATTGGACCCGCTGCCCTCGACGACCGAGATCCCGTTAGTGGGTTTTAAAATGGTGGCACCTCCAAATGTAGACGACATTTGTGTCAGCTGTCTGGCCGCCGCTTCGGGGATTACCACGGGGTCCTCGAATATGGTGGCTCCGTCCCTGGTGTGCCCTTCAGAGCGCAACAGCGTCAAGGCGCGCGCGGCGGCGTCTTTTTCGCGATCCTTTTTGATGGGACCGGTGGCGGACCCCACGAGCCGTTCGCCTAAAAATATTTGAGTAATATTATTGCCATGGACATATCGGAGATCCCCGAGCTCAGATTTTTTCACGTCTATGAGCTCCTTCAACCGCGTTTTCGCGTCAAAAAGATCAACATAATTTAGGCTGATGTCAATCTTGTCGAAAACGGCCTTTAAAAAGTCGTACACTACAGCCACGCCAAGCGCGGGTATGCCAAAGTGATGGTCTACCGCTATGCTTATGGCGCCCAGAAACGCCTCAAAAACATCTTCTAGTAATATTTCTTTGCTAGTGGGGGTTATAACGGTGTCTGTGGGTTTTTTAACGTGTTGCCAAAAACCCAAAGAACCAGCTATCGCCGCAAAAGATTTCCGCGAGGCATAGTTAATTTTTAATCTGGCCACGAGTTTGACACCCTCGGCGCTGTTAAGTTGCGGAAAACGATTTATAAAATATATGGGAAAGAAGCATCCCGCGAGTCCGTCGCCCACGATCTCCAGCGCCTCGTAATTATTGACGGGATCTACCGATTTAGGCGTAAACACCTTTGCCCATAAATCGCGCCTGCGCAACACAAAGGGCATGTATTTTTCCTTTATGCTTTCGGACAAAACTGTTCTCAGCCACTGATCCATAATTGATACCTTTATAGTTTTAATATAGAATTCGTAACGGTTATTTCTCAAACAATTATGACAGATTGTGACTATTACGAACTATGGTCCGCGGCGTTAGAAGCAACGAAAGGACCGTCAGACAAAAAGGGTTTTTCACATCCTTTTTTCGACGACATGAGATGGAGGGAAAAACTATCGTACAAACCTATGGCCCCGGTGGAGGAGGGAACGCTGCAGTGCCCCAAATGCGGATGTAAAAAAGTGCACGTTGTTCAAAGACAGACGAGGTCGGCGGACGAACCCATGACCGTCTTTGCCGTGTGTTCAAACTGCGGAAAGCGCTGGACTCAATAAAAATCGGAATTTGTTTTTACGTTATCTTCCGTTACCAGAAACGTAAACACTACCAAACACCATGGCCATTCAACTGACACTTTGCGAATCTTCTACCGGAAAACCTTTTCAGCGTAACGGATCTACGTGGTTGGTACCTTTCGGGTCGACTTTTACGATCGACTTGGTAAATTTTATGAAAAAGTCAGAGGGTGAAGTGAAACTAGAAATGTCTCCCAACGTTACGATCGGGACGTTCGTTGTGGGCCCCAAAACAATGTTTAGCATTCGCAGAGCCGTTCAAGGAGACGCATCTTTTAAAGTGGAACGGAGCAGAGGTTGGCAGGCCCAGACTCAAACACTGACCGCCACCTTTTACGAACGAATAGACACCGACGACGGAAATGATGACAACGAGGTGGAAACTGACGGGCCCGTAGGTACGGTGGTAGTCCCAGGACGGCCCACCGGGCAACGATTTTCTCGGGCCTTTGCGAAACGCCTCGTTTTTCTTCATCAAAAGGAATTTACCATCCAAGGGGTTTAAAATCGTTTACACGATACGCAAACACGTTCTTCGAACAATATTGTTTATTATAACACGACAGATAATGTGCGAAACAACCGAAAAGCCTAAAGTTGCACTCTTCCTCGTGTCTCTTCCATACGTGTGAAATTTACAAATCTATCGGCGTGTATAGACGAGTTATCTACTTATCGTACCAAGTGTTTAAAATTCGTAATAGAATTACGAATTTTAAACGTGTAAAATTACCGCAAGATTAGAAACCCAAGCGGTTTAAACTTTTTTTTAAAAAAAACGATTTACTTTTTGAAGTCTATATTTAACATTTAAAAGTTGTGATAAATAAAACCATGCGGTTTAAGTCTCCGTTTTTACTAATTTTAGCAATTTTATATGTACATTGCGAGGAAGACTTTGACTACTATGAAAAAAACGATCCAAACGCGTATGAGTATGGTGACGTTTACGAGCGAAGCGAAGGGATCGAGTATAATGTATATTATAAATGTAAAAAATGTCTAAGACCTAACGTCACTACAGAGGGATTCAGCGTTAAGATGCAAAGGTTACAACGAAAAGCGTTTTTAAGTTTCGACTATTATGGGACGTCTAAAATGCAACGTAACCACGCAGGCGAAGTTATTAAATACGCCAACAACGATACGTGGATTAAGACCCTCAAAAATGGTCTCACTATACCTGATGGGTATACGTGCAATACCAAGTGTGGTCCGTGGTCGTACAACGTTCATTGGTGTCAAGCTACAGCTGAGAACACGTGGTATAAGTGCGCTCTTCCAGGTAAAGACAGTTACGGCAGGATATGTGAAGAGATTTATAAAGATATGTTATATCAAGTATATTGCTACGTTGAAAATAGAAACAGTTATTGGGCGCATAACGGAGGGACATGGGGTTATACCCATCCCCCGCTGTGTTTTCCTAGCCATGAAAGCTGCAAATATATTGGTGCGGGAGACGGATATTTAGATTCTTAAATTATATACGACTGCCAATCTACCAAATTACAAAACGATATTTCACAAATCTACATTTTTAAACTTTACCGCCCGTTTCATCAAACACTGTATTTAGATTTCCGTAACGAGTTGAGTCGTTACGGAAAATATACAAAAATTTTACAAGTTCATTTGCAACATTCATTGCATGTTTAGCGTTTTGTGTATCGGTTAAAGGATACTTCGGTAGGGTTAGAACCCCAATGTAGAACTTAATTAAAACCAGCATTATGTTTACGCGAGCCGGGTCCAAACGGACCCATCAGTTCCCCGGGTTGCATAGGGTCCCCCGATGATAAAACTTCCCTAACCCATTGTCGAAACGGACCAGATATGATTTTCCTGAGAAAGAGGACTCTCCGGTCCGACGAGAAACGGGGCAGAGGGATTGCGCTGGCCCTCTGCGTAGAATAGCCAACGGGCCCCATGGGTCCTAAAGGCTACTCAGGTCCGATACTCCCTGATTGCGAGGCGCCCGCGGGGCAATGCTGGGCATTGCGCGGGGCGCGAGCATCGCCCCAATAAACATGAGATTATAAACCGTAACGTAGAATTATAAATTTCTTAACTTGACGAAAGTCAAACCAAAAAAGTTAAGAAATTTACAATGTCGTCACTTTGCAGCTTCTCCAACTTCGGCTTTGGCGTCTACAGCGGTAGATGGCATAAAGTAGGCGGACGCCGTCAAGCCCGCTCCGGCAGCGCCGGCTCCCGCGGATACCCACCCCACGATTTTTTTGGCGGTCGCGTCCTTGTAAACCCACACGTTAAAGTCTGATGGCGTTTCGGTCAGGGGAACGTTGATGGGCACGGGGTCTTGGCGTTCCTTGACCCATTCGTGAGAATCTTTTGGTTTGTACCACAACGTCCCCTGCACTCTGGTATACGGATCCACCCACGTGTATCTCTCTGACCCCGTGAGCGCAGTGGTTTCATTGGGGTCTACTATCCCCCACGCTTCGGGTCTATCCTTGATCGCGCCGGGAATCGTTCCATTTAGTTTCCACCCGTCTTTGAGGACGTAATAGTTGCCCGTGGTCGAGTCTAGATACACGTCTCCTCTCTCCGGGCCCTGGGTGAGCGCCACGGTACCGTACGCCAGTCTGTAACTAATCTTGGGAAGACCTTGCCCTTGGAAAAGAGTGGGAAACACTCTGAAGGAGGGTTGTTTTTGGGCGGGTTCGCTGGCCGTCCACGTCACGGGGTCGAAATTTGGAGGCGCGTAATAAGATACGGTCTGATTTAGTTTAACGGCGGTGGTGCCCGTCACCTTATAGTTTTGCCAATACACTGCCCCGTATTGAGGGTCGCCCGTCAATTTGGATATGGCGGCTTTTAGGGTGAGCCCGTTTTCTACGGCCACGGGCACCACGGCCGTCAGGTCCGGTTCCGGCGCGAAGCCCGTGAGCTTGATGGGTTCGGGGACGTATCCCATGGCCAGGGCGCCCCCCCCCACCATACCGGTGACCATCATAAGAGGCCCTACAACCCTTCGGCCCGCAAGAAACCCGGCGCCCAACGGTAACCCGATTATGGCCAGTACCACCGCTGCTAAGATAGCCATGGGATTCAGTCCGGTGGCGGTCGCGTCGCCCCTCTGCTTGATTTGAGAAACGATGTCGCTGAGCTGAGCGTTGGTTATGGCCGCGTTGAGGGCGCACGTGCTTATAACGTCTGAAAACTCTTCCATTCTAACGTCTTTTACTCTGACATCCCCCATCACCGAGCTCACGCTAAACGACTGTGTCATTTCTACCTTGGCGGTGCAACTAACCCTCATGTCCACGGACAGCTTGACGCACGCCGTAATCAGCCTGTCGATGTTGTTTGTGACGAACGCAAATTGCGCAAAGTTAAGACCCGATACTGCCGCCTGGGCTTGCTGCGCGATGTTGTCAATCAGTTCGTCCTGAGAACTTTGGTTTGTGACGGCTTTCATGAGACTCGCCAAATTAATGACTAGTTTTTCGGTCATGACGGTACCTTCCACATACACGTCACCTGATACGTTGTCTATGCTAAAAACTTGGGTCTGATCCGCGGTGATATCTTGATCTACCGCCAAGTCCGTCATAATCTCCGCGTACGCGTTTGTGACAATCTTTACACCGTTTACGGATTGCGCTGCGCCCATTTTTAAAGATCGTTTTCGTTTGGCGGCGTTTGAAAACGTGCGATCGACGTGGTGGGGTTCTTAATCCATCCTGCGCCTGCTCACGTATGTGTTCCATTTGTCGAGTTTGTAAGTTTCTTCCTGCATATTATAAACGCAATTATCCAACATTTCGAGAAACGCGTTGTTGACGGATTTAAACGCTACTATTTTAATGGAGGGTCTCTCTAAGACCAGCGCGTTTAATTGCCGTTTTAGCTCGAGACTGGTGATATTGTTGGACAAATTACTCATGGGCAAAAAAATTACCGACGGAGGATTCTCGGGAGTAAATTTTCTAAACAATGTTATAGGAGTGTTTTTAGGAAGTTTACGGCGTAGGTATTTCAGCTGAGACGTCCTTTCTACGAGCACCAAGTGCCGTTGCGGTTCTTCCAATATTCGTTTCCTAAGGGCGTCGACCATGGTCGAAGTTTCGTAGTCTTCCGTCAGGTATTGGCTCTGATCAAAGCTGTACTCTGCAAACCTGTTTAGCAGAGCGGTTCTAAACGTCTTTTCGTTTAGGCTTAACTCCCTTTCGTTTATGTCTAAACCCAATTCCAGTATTTCTTGTTTGCTCGTTGCGGACAACAAGTTTTGGAAAAACCTTTCCGTTGGCCCCGCAAGCATAATTTTGGAAAGAATCACTTCTGGCCATAGAGCGGCCTCTTCAGGGTGTCTGTGAGTACTGTTGTAATAATCTACGTTGTCGTGTTTAATTTCGCCACACATTTTGGCGTAAAGAACCATTATAAAGATTTCCGTCTCGTCCGCTGGGTACGACACCACTTCGTTTGCCGGAGTAGGCAGAGCTAGGCACGGCACGTAAGATTGATCGTTGCTAAACGCTCTCAAGACGCGCGGTTTAAGAAACGGAGAGCACAACCATTTCACTACTGGGCTGTCGTGAAAGTTCAAAAACTGTATGAGATTTTCCATGTTGACAAATACTCCAGAGTCTTCCGTCCAAATGAACGAATACGGAGGCACCGTTCTAGGCGTCTTGTCGCCGAGTTCGGTAGCGGTATATACGTTATTATACCCACGGCAATGCCAGTAGTCCTTTTTATCCGAACTCGTGACTATCAAAACTTCTCCTCTATTTTTGGGGAACACGCGTTCCCTCACTAGTTCCACGAGTTTCATCGTGGGTCTCGTGTTTAGAATCCCCCCTTTGGGGTATCGAAGCATTCGGGATACTAGCCAATCTGCCATTGATTATTTTTTTTAAAACATTACACTACATTTTTAATTCCGGAGTGCGCCACAAAGGGGAGTTTCCGCAGACTTTGTGACAAGATCAATGATATGCGAAATATTCCCATTTTTCGTATTTGGTATCGTAACTGTTTATACCATAACAGCAATTTTCCAACATTTCTTGAAACGTAGGATTTATAGGTTTAAAAGCGACCACTTTTACGGTCTTTAAATCCTCGAGCGTTTTTCTGACGGCTCTGCTGGTATCGTTGTTGTTCAAGTCTGGCATCGGCAAAAAGACTACGGGCGGCACTTCGCCTTCCTTCAGCTGTCTGTATAGCATTATCTGGGTTCCTGGGGGAAGATGCTCCTTGAGATATTTTGCCTGAGTGGCGCGTTCTACAAGCACGACGCTCCGTTCGCGCTCTGCGGCCACTTTTTCAGCCAACGACTTTACCAAACTGGAACCGGTGAAATCCGTGAGATATTTGTTATGATTTAAATCGTATGACAAAAATCTATCGGCGAGAACAGTGGTGAACGTGTACGACCGTCCAAAGACGATGGGAGATCTCAGTTCCCTAGGTTCCGTCGTTTTTAAAATTTTTTTAAAAAATTGTCCGTCAGCGTCCAAAGAGAGCATTACCTTTGAATAGATGACGTCCGGCCAGAACTGCCCCTCGTCGGGCGATTGGTGTGAGGCGTCGTACGCTCGATAGTCTTTGCTTTTCGCTACGCGACACACTTCCGTGTATACGGCGTGCAAAAACATTTCGGTATAATTTGCAGGGTACGTGACCACGTCTGTGATACCGGGCGCCAACGTGACGCACGGAACATAGACGTTTAAACGTGTGAGCGCCATTTTTGCGAACCTAGACAAATGAGGGATACACACCCAAACGCGATTTTCGTAAAACTTTAAAAATTTCTCCATTCTAGAACTCTCCAGAGAAGCGGCTGGATCGTCCATCCATATCATTTCGTAAGATGGTACTTGATTTCGTTCCCATCTGTTTGCCACTGACAATACGTGAACGTTGTCGTAACCGAGCGAAAACCAATAATCTCTACGGTCTTCTGAAGTCAGCACTAGCACCGCGTTTCGCTCTTTGGGAAAAATACGCTCTCGTATTAACTGTATTAGATCCGAACTAGGCTTGAGCTTTAAGATTCCTCCATGAGGGTACTCTGCCATTCTGGAAACTATCCATTCGTTCATTGCGCGTTTTAATTTACACAAAACGTCTTTTAAACATCATTATCGTATCGCGTGAAACATTACGGTCTGCGCCGTAATGTTTCATTTCTCTTTATTTTTTTGCAAAACTTTAAGCTATTTTATTACGCTAGAAACAAATGGTTTGCCCACGTTTTGTACTTTTGCACCGGACTGTACCTATACACGCAGTTGTTTGTCATTTCGACGAAATCGTAATCTTTGGGGCGAAACAGTACCAGCGTCACGTCAACGGTTTCGTATAGTCTTTCCAGGACTCTAGAGCCTCCCGTGATTGAGTCGGTGAGATTTTCCAAAGGCGCGAGCACCACGGGAGGAATCCGCACGGAAGCGTAGCACATTTGTTTGTACGTCATGATGTTCGCTTTCCTGCTGAGGCGTTCGCACAGATATTTTGCGTGTGTTCTAGACGGCACCGCCACGACGCACTCGCGGTGTTCTTGCCTGAGATACGAGTCGACGGCTTTTATTAGCGATGACGTTTTGAGAGTTTGCAAATCTTTGATCGCTTCGGTTTTCCCGTAGCCTCGATTCCATAGAGTCATAGCGCGTCGCGCTTCGTGATACAGTTCGGTCTCGGGTCCTTGCACAGAGATTTTTGGGTCTGGCAACAACATCTGTTTTTCGAAATCGGTTCCGTACGCCAATGTTCTTATAGCGGCAATTTCCGGCCAGAAAAAGACGTCTTGTGTAGAAAACGTAGTCATAGTTTGCAGCATGTTGTCGCGGTTTATGTGATTGAGTAGGTGCCCGTAAGCCACGTGAACATACTGTTCGCGCGCGTCACATTCGAAACGAACGACTTTTGTAGCTTTTTTAGCCAGCGAGATGAATGGAACGTACGAATCTTTCCATTCAGAGAGTTGCGCAATGTGTTCGTCGCACACGTTTTCCATAAAGATCCAAATCACGGCGTCCTTGTGGAGCTCGCAAAACTGTTGCATAAAACGTTCGTCGGTGATTAGGTGTTCTAACCGGTCGAAAAACAGCATCTTGTAGCGCTGTTCAACCACGGGAACTTTCAGGAATTTGGCCGCGATGAACGGGATTTTTTTAGTTTCCCAATAATTGGTGCGGAAACTATGTGAAATAATGAGCGCGTCCTCTTTGTTTTCTGGGAAAATGTTTTCTATGATAGAGTCCATAAGTTCTTCAGTCCACTTGTAGCAAACCACGCCGCCTGTGGTTTTGTGCCTGAGCATTCGCTCGATCACCCATTCGTACGCAGTACATATATCCATTCCTGAGGAATTGCGAATAATATAGTCACGCGTGTGAGAATGATATATATTCAATTTGATGATTATTATCAAACAATTTAAAATGCACAAATCTGAAATTTTACGACAAATGTCGTAAAATTTCAATGGTTTTTTTTTAAAACACGCTGATATGTTTGGATCGTATTTTTCAGCGTGCCATTTTAGAGATCTAATTAAACTAATTTTTTGTTTTCGCGCGATAATCTAGCCACAGTCTGTAGCGATCTTCTTCGTTTCCGATGAACACTTTGTTTTCCATCATTTCCGTAAACACGAAATCTACGGGCTCAAACAGGATCAGCCTGCAGCATTTGCGAGACAGCGCTTTTATCGCTCCGATGCCGCATCGCGTTGCGTCGTTAAAGTTACGAAGCGGAGCAAAGACGACCGGAGGTAGCGATTCCGCGTAGCATATTTGTTTGTACGTCTTGATGTTGGCGCACCTGTCGAGATGTTCTTTCAGATATTTAGCCTGAGCGGTTGTTTGCACGATGATCAAGCATTCTTCCGTTTCGCTGCGCAAACGTTCGTCCAGTTTTTTAAGCATAGACGACCGTTTGTGTGAAAAACACAGACCGTCTAAAGTCGCGCTCCCGCGATTCGGACACCATTCGTTCACCGCGGCTCTTGCGAAGCGTTGGATCTCTGTTTCTTCCTCTTCTGCCGTTTCAGCGCCGGTCATCAAGTTCTTGACGAACTCGTTTCCGTGCATGAGTGTTTTCGCCACGGCGATTTCAGGCCAAAAGAAGGCTTCGCGCGGAGCCCAAGCCTTTAGTGTCCTCTCGTTCGGCCGATGAGTCTGTAGATTCAAGAGCTGCGAGTAGACCGCGTAAATGTGGCGTTCGTGAGGCTCCGTCTCGAACTCGACAATTTCCGCAGCTCTGTCGGTTATCTCGACGAACGGCGTGTAAGTGTCAAGCGTTACGGGGAAGCGCTCTCGTTCTCTCCCGGGCATGTTTTCCACGAAAAACCAAACAGGCACGGCTCCGTTGCGGGAAAGTCTTTTGGCGAGCTTGGAGTCTTCGACTACGTTGTACTCGAATGTCTCGATCCACACCATTTCGTATTCGGGCAAAACTATCGGGATGTCTATAATCTTGGAAAAGACGTACGGAAAGTCCCGTTTGGTCCAAAATCTTCTTCGATAAAAACGAGAGATGATGATGGTCTTGGCTTTGCTTTTGGGGAAAATGTCAGAGTAAATGACCGATTGTATAAGGTCTGTTTGCCACAACTGTCTAACAACTCCTCCTGTTGCGGCGTGTTTGAGCATTTGGTCAATAACCCACTCTTGCGCAGCGGGTTCCATTTTTGTAGCGTTTTCTCATAAAACGGGGTGTTTAAAACCCAATTATTGTGACAATCCGAGGGTTCAAATTTGGTCGTCGTTTGCATCGTGGTCCAATAACATTTGAGTCGGCCATAGCGCTTCTCTACGGTTCAAGTCATAACACGTTGCGCAATTTTCTGTAACACATTTTCCCGTTGCGTCGTGTAACCATTTCTCGTATTGTTCTACCGCCCTGCCCGGATAAAGCGGATTCTCTACCAATTCCATAAAGTCGTAGTTTTCGGGCATAAAAATGACTACCCTCGCGTTGGATCTGAAAATTCGTTTGAAAAACTTTCTCCCGCAATATGTCGTATCGCGCAGATTACCGAGGGGTATAAAGATGACAGGGGGGATTTCTATATGTGTGTGACACATGGTGCTGTACATTCTAGTAGGCACACGCCTGCCTAATTTTTCCCATAGGTAGTTTCTTTGCGCTATGGTTTGAACTAAAACGAGATAATCATCGGGTTCGTTGTCTATCCTCCATTTAATAGCTTTTATCATGGAAGACGCTCGCACGGTAGACATGTATTGATAAATATCGTAACCGTACTCTCCGCACCAATGCATTATGGCTTTTCGCACCAATTCGGTGATTTGCTCCGCGTCGGCAAGTTCCATTTCGTCAGCTGTCGCCGCCTTGAGGGTTTTCCACGCGGGTCTGCTTTCGTAATTTGCGACTTTTGCGTATGCGACCTCGGGCCAGAAATGAGCCTCCTGTATAAAAGATTTAATATCGTTTGGCTCCGCCTGGTGTTTTAAGAATTGCGCAAACGTGGCAAACAAAAAATTTTCCTGAACAGAAGTCTCGAACGTAACGACCTCGTTCACTCTATCATCCAACGCGACGACGGGAACGTAATCGTGTCGCCATCCTCTTAGGGCGCTTTTCGTTGGTTCTCCATAAGCCCGCCCCGTTTTAAACACCCAAGCCGTTTGCGACCTCGAATGATGAGGCGCGTATTTCCTGAAATCGGTAGCGATTTCGACCCATAGAAATTTATAAAGCAAAGGCACGTGTAGATTTTTTTTTACAAGTTCGTCTTTCGTAGTTACTCTTTTATAACCTTTGTCTTTCCAATAATTTACGTTGCTCGGTATAGTGATGATAATGGCGTCATCTTTATTTTTCGGAAAGATTTCCGCACTAATCATGTCCATGAGTTCGGGAGCCCAAAAATGGTTCACGACTCCTCCTAAAGGATATTTTTTCATTCTAGAGACGATCCATTTGTAAGCAGACGAATAGTCCATTTTTAAAAACGCTAACTTATAATTTACTCGTACAGTATTTACGCGGCGCAGTTATTAACGGTAAACGATTGGTTTTACGTTGTGGAAAATGATCTTGAAATTTTCAGGTTACTCATAACCTAGTTTAGAAATAAACAATGTATTTGGCGCTATGTTTACTCTGTTTCGTCGTCGATTTTACCACCGCAAATTGCGGAGACAACGGTACGAATTGCTCCATCGCCCATCCTCCCATAACGCAATCTCCTCGCGCTTTTGATTGCGGAGGAAACGGGACAAATTGCGGACTGAACACAAACTCTTCAGACACTCGCGCTAACGAAACAAACGGTGAATTATCTTCCACTCCGCCTCCTACCACAATAATCCCAACGACAATCGCCCCACCACCCGTTCCAATAGACGTCTCCTTAAACGGAAATAGCACCCGCAGACCTTTAAAAACTAACAAACCCTCGAATGGACCCTCCGTCTTTGCGTTTGGCGAAAGACATCCTCCTCCTACGCCAGACCCCAGTTTTCCAAACGATGAATATACATCGCATTGTACCAAGTGCACGTGTATTTGCAACTCGTGCGGGCCCATAGGGACCTTGGTAGCGGACTACATGTAAAAGGGAAAAATTTCCCGTAATTTTTTTAAAACCCCCATGTTAGTAGTAGAGATGTTAGCTTATTTAGTAGTCTATGTGGAATCGCTTTGCTCGGACTCTGATCATACGTATACGCACACGGACGCGACGCCCGTCGCAAGTCAATGCGCCTGTTGTTCCCCCGGATTTAAGGTAGCGTCTCACTGCTCCTGGTCTGCGCCCACCGTCTGCGTCCCGTGCGGAAACGAATCGTATATGAACGCGTGCACGTCGAGCAAAAATTGTTACATATGTCACACGCATTGCGCGCACGACGAGCTGATCAAGTGTGCGGGGACCACAGACAGGGTGTGTGGCAAATACGGATCGGTGCGCCCGCATTGCGCGTGCGACAATTGCGCATCGTGTAATGTGCAGATGGCGACTGCAAATGCGAAAACTGTAATTGCAAATGTAGAGAATAGGAGTAAAAATAAAAAAATTTTGTTTGTTTGCGATAACCGAACAAACAAAATTTGCGCGTTTTAAGAATTTTCTACCTAGCGGCTACAAACAGTCTAGGAAGCAAAGGATGTATGTGAGATCGAATATGCCAATTATCGTTAACCAATTTGTTGAGCAATTCTTCGCTAAACACTGCCTTAATTTTTTTGGGACATACCGGGCGTTGTTTAAGAGCCGCTATTTCTGCGGTTCTGGCGGTGATGTCTCTGCCTATAAGAATCTCCTTTGTCCTTTCCGCGTCTAAAGATTCAATGGGCACGTCGTCCGGTATGGCGCGCAGGCTTCCGTGCGCTCGTATCATCTTGAGGGCTGTGGCGGGACCCAACCTGTGAATTCGCTGATTAAAATCGGTGCCGCACATGACGCACAGATCCATAAACTGATCTCCGTTCAGTTCCAACGCGCCCATGGCTCTGGTGACGCTTATAGCTTTAAGGTGATCTCCGTGAATGTCCGTGTATACTATCGGGATTCCGTGATAGGCCCCGCACGCTATGGCGTCGGAATCGACGGTAAGCGGCGCGTCCGCGAATCCCATCTTGGTCAGCCACACGCAGCACAGCTCGGCTTCGTCGGGCGCGTCCATATACGGAAATCCGAACGCATCCAACGATTTTCTAAACGTTTCATAGTCGTCCGCGGTAACCCTCGTGTCCTTTGTTAAATGGTCGGCGTAGTTGACCATGTATTTTATGGTGTTGGCGTGCGTCAGGTCGGACGTAATCTTTTTTTGGTTTCCCAACCGTTCCACCGCGGCTTTTAACTCTTTACTAATTTCTCCATTGGTTTTGAACCGTTCCAATTGATCGCGTAACACGTGTCCTTTATCTATCATGGCCTGTCGCCTGTTTCGTCTGTTGGTTTTTTCTCTGCTCTTTTCTGGTAGAGGATCGCCGTCAAACACAAATATAGCGTTTACGCGCCTCATTTTGAGGCAACACAGCATAAACAGTATCAGATACTGCCACGCTGTGTGTTGGCAATTTTTATATTTGTGTAATATGAACGTGCCGTCTACGGCGAGGGTCTTGCCGGAGAGCTTGTTTAGGCACACCGTAAAATCCTCCACACCTGAACTCTTGAGCAACAGCTTCAGTCCCTTAATACCCATATTTACAGAGACATTTTTGTTACCGGAACGCAAATCAAGCTTTTTTTCATCTTGCGTCCTTAAAAACATGGAAAGTTTTTTGTATGGCTTCGGCCTCGCGTTCGGCACAGTATGGGCGAGCTTGCGAATGTTTTCCCCGTCAAAGTCGCCAGAAAAAAATACGTCGCAACACGTCTCACCCGTAGAAAGTAAAGGAGAAGCCGCGTGTCGCGAGGCAGCTTTTAAATTAACCGGGCGAAAGTTTATCAAAGTCAGACCGCGAGAGTTGATGAATCCCGAGACCGGCAAAACCCTCGAACTAGATTGCTATTGCCCAGAATTAAAACTCGCCATAGAATATCAAGGAAAACAACATTACGAATACGTACCCATTTTCCACAGGTCCGGTAGATCGGATCTGAAAAGTCAACACGCAAGAGACTGCGCCAAACGGCTGCTGTGTCACAAAGCGGGAATAAGACTAATAGAAGTCCCGTACACCGTGACGGACATATACGCGTACTTAAAAACTGCTCTGTATATATAACGGTATATAAAAATGCCCGTATCAGATAAAGACACTGAAAAAGATTGCGTTGCAAACAAAGTCAAAGAAGACGCCGCAGATTTGGAAACTATGGATTCCTCGCGAAGCGGAAAAAGTCCAAAGGCTAAAACGTCTGAAACCAAACGAAATGACTTTCCTGCCCGATCCGATTTGGAATCCGCAGCGTCTTTGCGAGACGTTTTGTGTTTTATGAAATCCGCTGTAGACAGATTCGAATCGTTGTCCAATTGTGAAAGATGAAAATTTTAACGCTAAAACGCGTGGATTTTAAAACAAAGACACAATAAGTGTCACACGTTTTACATATATTTGTAAAAAAAGAGAAAGGCGTTTGAATTTTCTTCAAACGCCTCACGGCGGTGGCATTTCCGTACATCGAAAACTTAATGTTTGGAAAGGATGTGCGAGATTGTCCAGTGCCTCAATCTTATTTTGAACACTATATAAAATACAAGCGTATTCTATATAGCTAATATTTTTAAGCACTCTATAAGAAAATAATGTCTGTAATTAGCTCAGAGCGACGTACAGCAAACGTGATGGGTCTCTTTGACAGAGGAGGAATTCTTATAGACGCGCCCATGAAAGCTATTCGTTTATACGCACAGGATGTAGGCGGTATTTCATTGGTTTGCACACGAGATACAGAATCACTATGGCGAAGAGAACTGAGAGAATTTCCAGAAATTACAGTGTGCAACACCATCGCTTTTATAATGCCGCATACAAAGATTGTCGTGTTGGAAACCCCGTCTGTATTGACTGCAATGCTTTCGTACGACAAACTGATAGACGCCTCCATCATATGGATAAGAAGCCCTTCTGTGCAAAACGTCAGACGCGCCGTGCCGCACGACGAGGTGCCCAACTTTAGACGCAACATGGGCAGTTCTATCCCCATCGTCAGTCATAACAAAAAAGTGACCGGTGTGTTGGAACATCCCATTACCTACTTAGAAAGGCAAATGTTTGTTGATTCCAATAAAATACCATTTTCCCTCTCACACCCGGCTCTCGCTTACGCAAAGATGCTCATGGACCCTAGTCTGCGAACTCGCATCACTCAACGTACCATGTCTCGTGCCGAAGAAACGTTTGGTGACGACTCTTATACGTCTAGTCAGATCAAAGCTATGAGAAGTGTGGTGGCCTCCGACGAAGACAGCTGGGCCATTTCGGTCGCAGATATCGGGCCTATGAAACAATTGTTTACGCAAACGTTCCCAGGAGTTACAATCATCGATAATTCGCAAATAGCATCGTGCGGAAAACCTAGAATATTGGTCCATCAAAGCGTTGTTGAATTTGGCGTGTTGAGAACCAGCGAAGAAATTTCGCAATTGTTGTTGTTGGAAGGTCAAATGGAAAGTTTAGAAATTTACGTCGTGGAACCTTTAGATCGTTCAGCGATAGAGGCCAATATAACAAAACTCGCTATGTAAAACTTAACGCGTTTAAAATTAATAGAATCTTTTCGGGAAACCGAAAAGATTACTTTATCGCTAACGGTTTTTTAAAATTTTACACTCCTCCTCTCAATCGCAACACCAAGTGCAAAGTAGATTCCTTTTGCACGTTATAATCGCTCATAGTGTTGGAATCCTCCAGCTGTTTTCCGCCAAAGATTAATCTTTGCTGATCTGGAGGAATACCTTCTTTGTCATAAATTTTTGCCTTGACGGCGCCGACAGTGTCAGCGTGGTCGACGTCAATCGTGATGGTTTTTCCAGTAAGAGTTTTCACAAAGATCTGCATGCTTACAACATATTTGAGTTGTCATAATTTACATGTTAAAATCAATTCACTATTCTTTTCAATCTTATCGCCAGATATTTAAAAATGCACCTAAAGAGTATATTCCTTGTTGGGATTATAATTGTGGTAATGCTAGTCATGTATCTCGGGTACAGAGCGTTTAACAACGTACAACAGAAACTGGAAGAGTTGGAGACCAGAATAGCGGCGCCCCCGCCTAGATCCCCGCTGACCCCTCTGTCTCACATGGAGGTCGAGGAGATTCCAGACGATTTTTTACAACCTGACGAATCGGTGGACGAAGAGGACATTTTACCCCCTAAAATCGCAAACATGCCCAACCATTCTCTTCTCAACAAAGTTAAAAAGATGGCGTAAACGAATTCGTTTCTATAACCGCTTTTACAAGGGGCTATAGAAATAACAAACGTTGGTTCTTTAAAAAAACGGGTCGAAAAACGAAGACGGTTCCTGTTTGTATATCAAGTCCATGTACCCTGTGCCCATTTTCACGGGCAGCCCCGCCACCACCCTGGCTCCAGCGCCTTTGCACAATTCCGTTTCGGCGCTACTTCCAGCGCCTGTCAAGATGTCTAAGGACTCTTCGAAGGCCGCTCTGCTGAGGGGTCCTACCTCGCACGTTCGCATGGTGTATCTGTCTATAGGCGTGGGTCTTCCCCTGCGCATCATCCTGTCTACTAAAAGCTTTATGTGCGCAGAATGAAGGTTGTCTCCCACGCACCCCGTCATCATTTCGTGCAATCTTTTTTTGGCCGCCACAAGCCCTAGTGTTTTGTACACATCCCATATATCGTCGCTGAGGACTTCTGCAGTTATGGTCATAGGGTGCGCTAGGAAAGCTTTGAGGTTACTGCCGTTGGTGACTGCGACCCACCTGTTTTTTAAATCTTTGCACAGCCTGTACGATTCTATACCCGGCATTTCTCCCACTTGTACCGCCATCAGGGACGCGAGCAGATTGGATATGGGGCAATTGTTTTGCCATTTTAGAACGACGCAGCACGCGCGCACTTGCACTGTAAAATGAGGAGGTGGAAATTTTTGTTCCACCGCGGCCGCTACCGCTCCAGGGTGTATCCTCAAATCAAAACACTTTTCCATGTCCAGGTTCAAAATTAAAGACTTGTCCGACTTGGGAACGAGGGGACCTTTAACGAGCAAGTCTTCCAGGCTGCGTCTGACAAATTGGCATCCTATAGCATCTCGCACTTTATCGCCTTCATCTTCGGGGTCTACGTTCAGCGGGACTATGCACTGTCTGCGCTTCGGTTTTTGACTGAGATTGAGCAGTTCGCTAAACTGTCTGCTCCCGCCGCTGTCTAATCTACCCCCTGCCTTGTGAAAAGTGTCTAGAGTTTGCTGCGTCTGTTTGGCGCCTATGGATTGCGCGCACAATACTCCGACGGCCTCTCCCGGATTTAGGATGGCCTTTACGTAGGACGTAGACACAATGTTTTTCCACGTTTCAACCAGCCCCGGAGCGCAAGGGTTAGCGAGCGATCCGCGGAGCACTCGATCGGCGTGCGATTTCATCATAGCCATCCTGACGGGTTCAGGAGCTCCCGGGCACATAAAATCGGGAAGGAGCGCCAGAGCCTCGGTCTCTGTGGACACGGGAGAGACGAGCTCGGACGAGTTTTTTTCGGCCCGCGCCGACAATCTTTCCGCTAGCCTCTCAAAATTTACGGGTTCTCCGTCCGAGTAACACCTCTGAGGGTCTAATCCGTGCCCGCCGTAAATAAACTGCACGATATTGTTCATGGCGTCCCTCACTGTACCGTCGTACGCGGCCACCATGTCTTCGTTAAGCTTGACCATTTTGCGTTCGGCGTATCCCGTGACGCCCGTCATCTGAGATGTGCTGATCATTCCCTCTCTGCCGGATTTGGCGTGGAAAAAAACTTGCTGAGGGTTGAGACCCGATAAGAACGAATTTTCTATGAAGCCTCTAGACTCGTATTTTAATCCGATCTGATCTTGGCTCCACACGCGAGGGTAGTGAGGCATTGTCCTCCGTCCGTTTTCTATTTCGTAGCCCGGCCTGGCGCCACTCACGTACTGTTGCCCCAGCAGGCCGGTTATTTGCGTGAGATTAAAGAGATCCCCTTTAGACTCTGCTCTCGCCATCACGGCCAGTCTGTTGTCGGGCGCCAGAGAATCCTTAGATATGTTTTGACCTAGGTCTCTGGCTCCGCAAAGAGCAACGCAGACGTCCGTCTCGGTCAGCGCCGTCTCTGCTTGCGCGAATTTTCCATACACGGAGGATCGTATGCGAGCTGCGCAAGCGTCGTCGGCCGGCAGACAATCTACGTACCCGGCTGAAAACGGCCTGCACGTCAGCCACTTGTTGACGATAAACTGTACCTTGTCTGTAAATTCAGCGGCCGCGTCTTCTCCGTATTCCAAATATAGCAATTTTATGATTGTTTTCAAGATTTTTTTGGTGACGTGTCCCTTGACGATCTTGCCCGCTGTTATGACGGCGTCTTTGCATTTTAAATTAAAGTCGCGCGGGAGCAACAGTTCCAATAAACCCAAGGGCGACGTTGCTTCTGCCGCCGGGCCGGTCGAGGCGTCCCACCCTTCGATACCCAACGCTTCCAACAAACAGCACGCTCTTTCATCCCGAGGACTGGGTTCTCGGTTTATACTCATGAGATGCGCGCCCAGCACCGCGTCTTGCACCAACACCACTTCTGCGGACGGACCTCGCGTGCTCATCATGACGTTGCGAGGAGCCATCAACGTCAACGTTTCCGCGATGGCCTGGGGACCTTGCGGCAAATACAGGTTACCTTCGTCGCCGTCAAAGTCCATGTTAAAACCCGCCGTTACAGACAGATTGAGCCGAATGGTTTTTCCGGGAAGTCGTTTCACTCTCATACCTAGCATAGAATTGCGATGTAGGGTGGGCTGCCTGTTGAGGGCCACGGAATCGCCGTCTTCCAAGACTCGTTCCACTGTCATACCGGGCTCTAATTTGGGCCATTCGAACTCGTCACCGCGCTCCTTTACGCGTCCGGTGACGTGGCACCGCACGACAACGTTTTTTAGAGCGGCCGTCCTGGCGGGGTGCGTCACTCTGCCCAGTTCTTTACCGCATTCCGTTTCTATGTAATCCCCGTGTTCCGGAGACCATTCCGATTGTTGTAGTTTCGTGCCGTCCGCCAAAGTCACGCTCGTTATTTCACCCGTGCCAAGCTTACGGGTCAATCGTTCCAAATTAAAGGGTGTCACTCTTTCGGGCACCGTCAAGTTTTTCGCGATTTCTTCGGGAACGCCCACTTCGTTTAATTTGAGCGTGCCATCGGGCCCAACCACAGATCTCCCGGTCTGATTTCTACGCTTGCCCATAATGTTTTGTCTCAATATACCCGTCTTTTTGCTGAGCCTCTCCTTTATACCCGCCATAGGTTTTCTATTTGTGGTGTGCATGGCCTTACCCTTGGAATTATCTACGAAGCATAATATTTTAAATCTCAGTTGTTCTATCAGAGCGGGCGCGAGCTCGCTCTGCGCTGGTAAATTTTTAATCTTGTTGTTGATTTTAATGATTTGGGACATAAATACGCTAAGGTCGTCGTCTTGCACTCCTCCTTCGGGCCATTGACGGACGCAGGGTCTGCAGCAGGGCGGCAGCACTGGCAGTTTGGTGAGAACCAACCTACGGGGGTGGAATCGTTTGTGCGCGCCGACGCCTCTGCCTAGCGCTCTGTCCACGGAGGCGTCGGAAACTCTGTCGAATATAATTCCCAGGGCGCTTGGGTCTAGATCGTAAGGCGGTCCGTCTTTGCGGCGGGCCTTTATACACACGCTGGATGGATCCTGCGCGTCCAAGAGCCTGACCAAAGGGTGTTGGTATCCGCAGTTTTCGCACGTGGAAAACGCGGCCAGCGCGGGCGCCTTGGGTGCCGCGCTCAACGCGCCACATCCGTGACAACACCTCTTTGCCCACAGCGCGGCTTCCTTGTAAAATAACACGACGGGCGCGGCCAGTTCAATATGACCAAAGTGCCCGGGGCACGCATCTTTTCCCTTTTCGCACGTAGGACATACGACGTAAGGATCTTCGTCCCCCATCAGTCCCAACCGAGGGTCGTATACCGAGCCTTGTTCAGGCCTGAGAACGGGTTTGTCAATTTCCACCGTGGAAATTGCAAATATTTCCTCGTCGGAACACAGACCGAATTTTAATTGATTTACGCGTGTAGGTAACGACCACATTGTTGTAACTTTGATTTAAAAAATTACCAAACGCGATTACAAACAAAAAGCAAACATGCAACGTTCCATAAATTTGTTAGCCGTAGTTATGTTGACGGGCGTTTTGTGCTCGAACGTTAGCATCGTAGATGAATTCGGCTCCGACGATTACATAGACGAAAACGACGTGTGTCCGCCCGACACCCCCGCCGAGGAAATATGCGACGTAGACGAAGAATCTTGCGGCGCATGCAACATAACCCTGATCCCTACGTTCTCTCCGATAGAGACTCCCTCGCCCGAGGTCCCCGAGCCAGAGGGCAACGGGACCTCTCCCGAGTCCTCCACCCCTCCCCCGAAGCCCGAGGTCCCCGAGCCAGAGGGCAACGGGACCTCTCCCGAGTCCTCCACCCCTCCCCCGAAGCCCGAGGTCCCCGAGCCAGAGGGCAACGGGACCTCTCCCGAGTCCTCCACCCCTCCCCCGAAGCCCGAGGTCCCCGAGCCAGAGGGCAACGGGACCTCTCCCGAGTCCTCCACCCCTCCCCCGAAGCCCGAGGTCCCCGAGCCAGAGGGCAACGGGACCTCTCCCGAGTCCTCCACCCCTCCCCCGAAGCCCGAGGTCCCCGAGCCAGAGGGCAACGGGACCTCTCCCGAGTCCTCCACCCCTCCCCCGAAGCCCGAGGTCCCCGAGCCAGAGGGCAACGGGACCTCTCCCGAGTCCTCCACCCCTCCCCCGAAGCCCGAGGTCCCCGAGCCAGAGGGCAACGGGACCTCTCCCGAGTCCTCCACCCCTCCCCCGAAGCCCGAGGTCCCCGAGCCAGAGGGCAACGGGACCTCTCCCGAGTCCTCCACCCCTCCCCCGAAGCCCGAGGTCCCCGAGCCAGAGGGCAACGGGACCTCTCCCGAGTCCTCCACCCCTCCCCCGAAGCCCGAGGTCCCCGAGCCAGAGGGCAACGGGACCTCTCCCGAGTCCTCCACCCCTCCCCCGAAGCCCGAGGTCCCCGAGCCAGAGGGCAAAACAATCATTGAAGTTAACCCTACCTCCGAAAACGATTTTAAACAAATCGAAGACATTCATCCCACCAAAGACGGAGGCGCGTCTAACAGTTTGAGTCCCGGTATATTGGCCCTAACCACGGTAGGCTCGATAATGTTGGTGAGCGCCGTGGCGGCCGGAATAATATACGCCGTGCAGAATAAACCCGCGCAGTCTGCCATGTAAGCTACGCGAGAGAGAACACTGTAAAAGCAAAATGAGAAATTTATAGCAAGTTACGCATGTATAAAATAGTCGAGAATAATGTACGGACATAATTCTATACTAATTATTATAGGGTTAATATTGTTAATCTTGTTGTTTTTATTGATTAGATTACTATACATACAAGTTAAGATGCAGCTGGCACACCAGCGCGCTTTGGTCGCCAGCCCCACTGTAAATACCATATACAGAGAGCCTCCTCCTCCGTACTCGGCATGACAATTACCGCCTATGGGCCATTTTGTATAGAAATATAACAGCGCAATTGTATACATGGTGAATGAAATGTATACAATGTTAAACGATACGGTCGCGAGAAAAATAGTTTGCTCGTACAGAGGTACTATAAAAATGTGGACAGAATTTGTGAACCATTTAAACGACATCATGTGCATGTCTGTTTGTAGGAAATATCCCGTGTGCATGCAGCACATGAGGAAACTTAAATCTAACGATCTCACCTCAGTGGAGCAAAACATTGAAATGGAATCGTTTAGAAAGTTTATATTGGATAATAGACCGTGGCCCCCCAAATCCAGCGCGGATATGAAGGAGCAGGGGTTCACCAGCACCATCTCAGAGTGTCACATTCACATTCCCAACATCTTTAACCTTTTTCCAAATCGCCAAAAACTAACAGAACTTTTGGAACGATTGGCCATTTTGTTGGAGGTTGAAAATTACGCTGAAGAAGACGCCGTGATGAAAAAGTCGGGCTCCTGTCAGGGATACCTTCAAAACATATTAAAAGACGTTAAAAACATTCCTAACCTAGAAACCATGAACATAGGCGATATACTTCAATGTCCAGACATTCACAAAATGGCAAACAAGGTGATGTGCAACATCCAAGACGGAGTCATCAACCATGCGGAGCTAGCCGGTGAAATCTTGTCCATGATTGAACCCGTAAAAGACGAGCTTCCGATGGGAGAGATGGGAGAGATGGTGTGTTTCTTAGAAAAGATAAAAAATGGCACTCCCGTAAACTTAGAGGCTGTAGCACCCATCATCGAAAAGTTTAACATCCCGCTTTTATAGCCTATTGAAATAAATTAAATAAGTTCCGTATCATGTTTAAAAACACCCCCGGAAATGTATTGTAGATTAACGTTTGTAGCTTTATTGGTAGGGTCATTTTTGTACTGCGACTGTAAGCGCGTAAAAAGAGACGTGATTCAGGTGCCAGATTTATCAGAGATTGCCGAAAACTGTGGCTGTAATATTACAGAGGTTTTACAGAAAATCGTAGACGATTTAACGTGCATGATTAATAATAAGACTACAACACCCGGTCCTATAGGCCCTCCCGGGCCTCAGGGTCCAAAGGGCGACACGATCTGCAAATCCGGCGCTCGCGGTGTCCCAGGGCCTGCAGGGCCCCCGGGTCTCCAGGGCGAAACTGGAGACCCTGGCGCAACGGGGTCTCCTGGCCCACAGGGCGAAACTGGTCAACCAGGGCCCAGAGGAGCACCCGGACGCGATGGAGAATCGGGACCCAGAGGAGCGCCAGGACAACCTGGTCCACCAGGACCAAAAGGCGATGAAGAATCTTCTGGTATAAATCCTGGCCCCCCAGGACCTCCTGGCCCCCCAGGACCAATCGGTCCTCCCGGCGTCACGGGAGAATACGGCCGCCCAGGACTCAAGGGAGAACCAGGAGAGGCAGGCATCGTAGGCGCGCCGGGAACCCCAGGGGTTCCCGGCACAAACGGCGAAGGACTCCCAGGCCCCAGAGGAGAGCCCGGACAAAAAGGAGATCGCGGAAAATGCGGACCCATAGGTACAAAGGGCGACGTTGGTCCGCGAGGATCAAAGGGTGACATGGGAGACACGGGCCCCATGGGTCCACAAGGGCCAAATGGAGAGGAAAACTTCTCAGGCGTGAACCCCGGCCCTCCTGGACCCCCCGGCCCAGCTGGCGCCCCAGGAGTCCCAGGCCAGAAAGGAGAGACGGGGATGGCCAGAGCCATCAAGGGTGAACCAGGAGAACCTGGTTCCGCCGGCCCCGCGGGCCCAAAGGGCTGCGCTGGACCCAGGGGCCCGAGAGGTCCTCCCGGGCACCCCGGAGAAGACGGAGTGTGCCTTACCGAATGCGCAGCGTGTGTCGATGCCACATCTGAAGCGTGCAAAGATTGCATAAGGAGAAGAAAACGTCGTTAAACGGTACGCGGATAACATTTCTTTCCCTACACAAAGGAAAGAAATTGCATTGTTCGCTAAATATACAATTCTCTCATATTGAGCGCTATGGCTCCGCTTTTCCCGCCGTACACCAACGCGGTGACCGTTTTGCAGACGTACATGAGACACAATGTCCCGCAGCACATTGTGATTAGCGAAAATATGGACAATATCAAAACGTACGCCATAAACAAAGGTCCTTTACCGGTGAGTTTATCCGCCGCGGAAATTCCGTTTATCACAGTCAGTATAAACGGCGCCGTGTAGAAAAAATACACCGCCGTCGCAAAGGCTCCCGCAAAAGAAAGAGTCAAACACAGCAAGCACAAAATTGTAAAACCGGGTCTCATACCACACAGCGACTTGGACGCCATTTTTATTATGTAATTGGAAACAGTTGAATTTTACAATTTCTCAAACCGCGAACGTATAACGCACGATCATCATGACGAACATAAACTTTTCAGCGTTGTTGAGAGGCGAGCGCATGTGTCCTCTCACGCGCGAAATACACTCGCAAATGTTGATCGTAACGAAATCTTACAGTTTGGTAGAAACGTTTCGCGCTTTCCCCAGACTGCCAAATATTTTAGAAATTGGCAACAATATCGTTTCGGACGGCAACTTGAATTGGGGGAGAATTTTGATACTGTTGGGCATCTCTCAACTTTACTTTACAAAATCCGAATCGGAATCGGAAAGAACACAGATAACGGAACAACTCGAACGATTTTTCAGGCAAGACGCGATCTCAAATTGGATCGTGTCAAACGGAGGCTGGGTAACGTGCGCAAGCTTGGACTTGAGAAACTACTCTTCGGTAACCAACGCTTTGCAAGCCATGTGTTTTTTCGGCGCTTTGTTTGGAACAATAGCCGTAATTGCTTATTATCTGTTACCATGAATTTGAGTTAATTATAAAACGCGTTATATAACTTACAGAATTGGAAACTAAATTTTAATGAGTTTTAAACTCATTAAAATTTCACTTACTGCGCTCTCACATTTTGCATAAATATAAAGATGTACGATCCGAAACAACCCGGAACCGTAGACTCTCTAAAGTTTCTAGAACAACTCGTCAAAGACGATTCTGTCAATAATTTACTATTGAGTTTGTACGGAGACGAACGAAAACTGTTAGACTATAAAACGTGGACCCCGCCTAAACCGGTAGACGCCGCCACGAGGCCGTGTAAAATTGTCAAACAAATGGGCGTTCTCAAAGGGCATTTTAGCGAGATGGATTTTAAGGTATTGGAAGAAAACAAGCGCAAGATTGACGTTCATAAACAGTGCGGGTGGATTTCTAAATTTAAAGACGCTATTAGGCGCTATCAGGGCAGGCAGTCTTGCAAAATACCCAACAAAGTTTTGGATGATTTAGATCGTAAACTGGCAGCGTATAATTTACTAGTAGAGGGGGTCGAGGGATTCGTCAGATACGCAAAAGTAACCAAACACCACGTTGCCATATTCTTAAAAGAGCTTAAACATTCCAAACAATACGATAACGTTAACCTCATTTATTATATCTTGACCGATAAAAGAGACGACGTATCGTATTTGGAAAGACAGCTCACCGAAGATTTTAAAATTTTACTAGCCGCAGCTACGGAACACAAACTAGAACATCTCATAAACGTTAAATACAGTCTATATCAGCTTCTCAAAAAGCACGGGCATTCGCCCGATAGACCCGATGTTCTCACCGTAAAGGCCAGCAGCAAAGGTAATTTATACGACGACGTTTACCGCAAACTATACGATCATTTGGGGTGGGAATTTACAGCTCTTTAAAAAAAGCTAGAGACGCAGAAAATATCTCATTCGTTTTACGAGATATTTTCTCGTCAACAGCCATCCTTCTCGGGTAGAAGTTTTTTACTCTTTTGTTTTTATGTCTTTTTTGTAAATTTACAACCGTGATATTCAGGAAGGTGATAGTACACCGTCGTGGTCCAGACTTCAGAGTCCACGATTAAAGGTTCGTGCGTATGTCTCTTGCACCAAAAACATTTGACACAATTCCACACGTTCGTTAAAAAAGATGCCATTTTTAACAACCGAGTTTTTAATGAAACGAAAAGACACCAAGTCAAGCCTGAAATTAAACTTATGACCAGCCGGCGTTTCGCATTTTTGTTTCTAAAACTTTGCGAGACCGGTATTTTAAAATATAATCACACCATGTGTTCCGAACTTGTAGAAATGGCGTTTGGCCCGGTAAACCAAAACGCTCCTCCTCTTACGGATAAAGAGGCGGAGGCTGCTCAAAACGAACTCGTCAAAGGTCCCTTTCCGTATCCCCACGTGAAACGAAAATATCATGATAAAATACCCGCCACGGATCCCAAGTATGTGCTGTTTTCGTTCGTGGAGGTAATCCCCGCGTGTGACAACGCCAGCTCAGAGGGAATGTGCAAATGTTGCAACAAGCGCAGACGAGGACAAGTTTTTGGCGTCGCGTGCGTCAGAGGTACCGCGCAGACATTGGAAAAGGCAAAAGCGAAAGCTTTGAAACTGGTGAGCAATAAAGATTCGGTGCACGTCGTGTTGACGTGCATGGCGGGTAAGCCGTTTCCGCTCGTCAGTTCGGGTATGGCGGAAAAGACGGTGACACCCTCTGCCATGGAAGTGGCAGAGAACGCGTTAGACGCGCATTCTGCGGAACAACGAAAACAAAAACTCAAGGAAAAATTGGAACTCAAGAAACGAGAACAAGAGATCAAAGATCGAAACAAAAAACTTTTACAAGATCCGTCCGCGGCAGACGAAACGGAAACCCCTCTAGAAAATTACACCACGTCTAGGGTGAAAGCCGCGTGCTTGTTGCAAAACGCAAAACAGGCCGCGGAAAATATTGTAAAATACATGGCGTCGCTTTACAACACCGCAAAACACATTAGAGAAAAAGAACACGAAGATCCCTCCCTGGTTAAAGATTACCCGGATCTGTTGCGGAAAACTAGAACCGATTTGGGAATATCTGTTCATGAAACGGAAGAGTTTGTAAAACTTACTTCGTTTTGTCCCTCGGGGCTAATGGACGAGCTGAAAACGCTCGGATTCGCTTAGCGAAATTTTATTATACCCGTAGTTATTACAAAAACCCAACGATCATGTTTTTAACAACGGCTATTCGCAACTGCAATCAAGCCGCGGCAGATCATTACTCTCCGTGCAAGAGGATGCAGGGCCGAAGCTGTCCGGGAAACCAAACAGCGCACACGGAGGCTAACACCAGAAAGGCTTTCTTTTCCATGGCGTGCGCGTCAAACCATTGCAAAACGGTGATTGGGCGCCGGGATCCTTCCGTGGTGCAAAACGGACTGGTTAGAGACGACAAGGTAAAAGGTTCGTGCTGCATGTAAGATAATTATACAGGCGCGCGCGGCAATTTTTTTTAAACATCGTTTAAAAAAATTAAGCGTCCGTGCTCAGTTTGGAGGTGTCCCATATGGCGTGTACCGGGTGGGCGCGATGATGAGTCCATCCCGTTTCTTTGTATGAACCTTCGCTGTCCAATAGATTTTTCCAGGCGGCCCTATTTATGTCTCCTCCGAAATCCAATAGTTTGTACGGCCACGGAGCTGGCGTCACGCGTTCGCCGTAAAACAAGTCTGTCAGCGTAGGCGCCATTTTGTATATCGGGTCGAGCGAGGCGTGCAAAACGGCGAACGCTTTGACGCATCTTGGATGACAAAACCATCCGGTCATTTTAAACTGTCTAGAATCTCCGAGCTCGCTGCTATTGACCGGGCACCCTGAATTGGCGGACGGGCCGAAACACCACCAACAGTTTGGCATGATTCTGCTGTTGTTTTTACGGCGAGTTTCTCGAGGCATCCGCGGCTCAAATTGTTGTTATAACGAACGTCGTTTGAGAGTTAATGAAATTTTTTACTCGTAACAAACAGAGATGATTTACCCAAAAAATGGACTCTTGCACGATATATCAGATTCTGATGGCCGTGTACGGCGTCTTATTGACGGGTTGCGTTTGCGCCATGATTAGAATAATATGGCAATGGCACGCGTTCTTTTCGGACGTGACCGCCTCAAGAGGGTTGATGATGAGGGTCGAAAGTTACGACGAACCTTCACCTTGCAAATGTTGCATCTGTAGAAGAAAACTGAGATTTTCCATACCCGAGAAACCTCAATATACGTTTTTCGAAGACATAAAATGAACGCGAGCTAAACAAACTTAAAAAGCGCATTTGCTTCGTTAAATTCTATTCTCTGAAAAGAGAATAGAATTTAAAACGTGTCAATTTTTTAAGGTTCTTATTCCAACCCCCATTTTTTCACCAACGCCGCAACCGCTGGGTTTTCGGTCCAATCGTTTAGGTCTACGCATGCGAAAAAGTACTTTTCCGGTTTCCAATGTTTGAGCACCAGCTCAAAGGCAGAGTGCGCCGTGATCCCTTGCCGTTCCAGATATTTTTTGTGGTGATGTTTTGCCACCACCGCCATAGCCGACGGGTATCTGAATCTTTTTCTTTCTATTTTTGCAGCGAGCGTATCCAGTTTGGCGTAATCGTCGAACCCAGATAGTTTTTTGGCGAGCGCGTCGAGCTGCGCGGGCAATTTTCCTTCTTTTGATGTTTTGATCCACATGACCCTCACGGGCCACGAAATCACTTTACGGGATCTTAGCCATTCTTCGGTCGGTTCGTCTATCCAAATGTAGTCGTCCTCTACGGACGGCCAGCGTACGCTCGCAAAGTCGGACACACGCGCGCCCATGTGAGTCCACGTCAGTTTTGCGATAACGTCTTCCGTTAACACGAGTAATCGTTTTCCAAGATCGGAGGCCCACGGCATGATCTCGGACACCCACTTGTCGTTGGGTATGGGACCTTGCCACACGCCGCCTCTCGGATTGTTTTTAAGGACGATTCTTTTTCCCGGTGCCATGGTTTTTACGCGCGGGCAGTTTTTAATAGCACAAAACGGACAGAGCTCTCTATCATAAATTGGCGAACTCGTTGTACGCCAGACACGCGTTGGTCTTGCAAGTGTACGCCGGGTTGTTCATAATTTCCCACCAGTCCACGTTCGGTTTCAACAGCGTGATTTTGGGCGTGTGGTTTAACAGTTTCCACGTGGCTAGCAAGCGGCGGCCAGATTTGCATCCGCTCAGAGAGTGCTTGGAAAACACTATTACTCGCTCGGGCTGATGTTTCGCTTCGCAAAGCTGCGCAAATGTCTTTACTCTGTCTCCGGACCCCAGCAGCTGTCTGATGTAGTTTTGAACCCTATGCGAACCGGTGACGATCATCGGGTTGTTTGCGGATTCGAAACTTTTCACCAGCGCTTTTGCGGCCTCGGATCTGTAAATTGACGCAGACAAGTGTTTCTCATGACACCAGTCGTAGTTTTCGCACTGCGCTTTACACCAAGGAGGCATTTCGTCCCGCGTCGCGATATATTTTTCAGCGTTTTCCAAATTTTTGTTTCTCTTGTTTGGCGTGGCTGCCTTTTTGAAGAGAGCCGTGGAAATTTCAGCAAAGACGACTTCCGGGGCCAAATGACACCAATCCGTGGCGATGTTTGTAGAATGACTCAGAACCTGTACAAAGTTTTCAAACGGCGAAGGAGAAAACGTAGAGACGTTTTCTACACCCGGCAAAAAGATGTCGTCTTTGTAACCCAAAACGGGCACGTAAGTGGAATCTCTGAAAAACAGACGTACCACCACGTTCGAAAGGGTCTCCGCGTCGCACTGGCCTATGGCTAACCATTTTTGCCAGTAGTATATGGCGTCCAACGATGGTTTCCAGCTCTGGGCTGTGATCGGATTAAAATCTTCGACCAACAACAGATCGCAATAGGTGTCCCGCGGAATGCGCTCCACCGCTGAGAAACTGTACGTCTCTATTCCCATACGGCGCCATCTTTTTACGGAAACCCGTTTGGCGATTATAATCACTTTGACGACCCTGTTCAACACTTCCACAATTTGCGAGATGACGGGAGCCCAGGTCCCGTATAGAATTCCTCCATACTCGGACTCTAGCATAAATTTGCACACGTAGTCTGTTCTAGAAACCTCCATGATTTTGCAAGGTGTTTTACGCCTATACGTAATTGCGATTTTCACATCAAAAAGCGTTTCTCGTAAACGGAAACAGTTTTTGATTACTATACGTATGAAACCGAGAAATTTACTACGTCATAATGTCCCCGTTCAAAGCTATACCATTTTTTTATTTCTGCATTTTCCCCGCGGTTCATTCGGTTACAGTCTCCGCCTCGTCGTCGCAAGATTGCAATATCTGCGGCGCACCTGCAAACACAACGACATACGGTTATGATATAACGATGAAAACCATCCAACAAAAGGGATTCCTCACGTACGACCATTTCGGGTCCCCTATCACGTACGACGATGTAGACTGGGATCGCGTCATGCGAAAGGGTCTTACGTACGACGGCGTGCCGTGCGTAGGATTTTGCATACCGTTTGCTATGAACGCAAACAATCATTATTGTGTCCCTAAAGGAAAAGTCAACGAATGGGAACGTTGCGCCTTACCTGGGCGAGATCAGTACGGTAGGTGGTGCGAAGAAGTGCATAAAGATAAAGGATACGGCACGTGGTGTTATGTGAAAGACAGAAACTCGTATAACGCTTTTATAGGAGGCACGTGGGGTTATACGCACCCCGCGTTATGTTTTAACACTACTCAAAGTTGTTATTACGATGGGGTGTAATTATCTCGTATCGCCCGGTTGTATATAATATTTTTGATTAAAAAACGCAACAAAACTGCTCGATAAATAAAAAAATGTTTGTGGTTGTAGCTCTAGTTTTCCTGATCGTAAACCAAGCTAACGCTTTACAATTTTCGTCCGACACCTACGACAGCCGACACGAATGCACTTCGTGCGGGGACCCTACAAATGAAACGTACGGGTACGACGTGAAGATGCAACGCATTCAAATGGAAGGGTACCTTACATATGACTTTGCCGGATTACCGTTAGGTTATGACAATACAGATTGGGAGCGGGTCATGAAAAAAGGATTAACTATAGCTGACGGGACACCGTGCGTGGGTATGTGTACTCCGTACAGAATGAGCTCAAACAATCATTACTGCGTGCCTAAAGGAAAAGTGAACGAATGGGAACGCTGCGCCCTACCTGGGCGAGATCAGTATGGGAGATGGTGCGCAGAAATTAATAAAGACGAAACGTACGGAACGTGGTGCTACGTAAAGGACAGAAACAAGTACGGAACGTTCTCAGGAGGTCAATGGGGATACACGCATCCCGCCCTATGTTTTAAATCCCAAAAGAGCTGCAGATACAATTTTAACGACATAGATGTCAGCGTGTAAAATACACGTATTTATACCATTTCCTTCTCTGGAAATGGTATACTTTTTTTTAAAAATATATATATATTTAAAATGATAGGGTCAGTGCAGTTAGGGTTAGTGTTAGCGTTAGCGGTATGTAGTACCATGGCGAACCCGCCAGTGTTTAAAACGTATTATGAAGTAAACGAGTGTACAAATTGTCCAAATTCTAACGAAAAAGTTTCAGGATACAGCGTTAAAATGCAATACGAACAAATGTTGGGGTATTTGGAAGGAGACTTTGGCGGGCGCCCAAAAGCGTATTCTGACGAAGACTGGGCAGATGTTTTGGCAAAAGGGTTGACTTTGGACTACGGGTGGCCGTGTACAAATAAATGCGAACCGTTTGCAGTGGATGCAAACAGGCATTATTGCGTAGCTAAAGGAAGAACCGGCGTTTGGCAAAGCTGTGCTTTACCTGGGCGCGACAATTTCGGAAGAGAATGTAAAGACGTAAATAAAGACACCACGTACGGCAATTGGTGTTATGTGAAAAACGGAGAATCGTATAACGCCGTAAACGGAGGCTCGTGGGGATATACTCACCCCGCTCTGTGTTTCGCCACCAAAAAGCGTTGTCAATATGGGTCGATGAGAATTATACGTTGAGGGAAAGAACAGAATAGAAATAATAAATTGAATAAAAGAAAAGATATTTTCTTTATAAAGAAAAGATCTATTATGTTAACCGCAATTGTAACCGTTTTTCTCGTTGGATTGTACGCGTATTGTACGGACGGTGCTACGCCTTATTATTTCAATATACAGTGTACTAGTTGCGCGCTTGAAGAAGGCGCTAGTGAAGCCGTACAAACGCAGCAAAAAGGCTACCTTTCGGAACGTGGCGAGGGTACGACGTTAACGTATAATCAACAACAATACGCAAATGGTACATTATACGGTTTTACGTTGATACACGGAGAACTTTGTTCTGCCGAAAATCAATGTCAACCTAACGGTTATTATCACAACCATTGGTGCATTCCAGTAGGCAAGACCGAGTGGGTTAAATGCGCAAAGTTTAATAAAGATCAATACGGGAGAGAATGCGAAGACGTAAAAAAGGATAGACAACACGGAACGTGGTGTTACGTAAAGAATAGAAATACATATTGGCCTCATAACGGAGGTAAATGGGGATACACTCATCCCGCTGCATGCGAGCATTCGCGAAAACTTTGTAGATATTCGTTTAACGAATAAATATTACAGGGTTGATCAAAGTTATATTTAGAATTTCTAAAGAAATTGCACATTTTTATAATATCTTTTCCGATGTTATAAAAACTTTTGCGTATAATTTTTAGGGCTCAGGGACAGCTTGTAGACGCAGGGCTCAGGGACAGCTTGTAGACGCAGGGCTCAGGGACAGCTTACGGACGCAGGGCTCAGGGACAGCTTGTAGACGCAGGGCTCAGGGACAGCTTACGGACGCAGGGCTCAGGGACAGCTTGTAGACGCAGGGCTCAGGGACAGCTTACGGACGCAGGGCTCAGGGACAGCTTACGGACGCAGGGCTCAGGGACAGCTTACGGACGCAGGGCTCAGGGACAGCTTACGGACGCAGGGCTCAGGGACAGCTTACGGACGCAGGGCTCAGGGACAGCTTACGGACGCAGGGCTCAGGGACAGCTTACGGACGCAGGGCTCAGGGACAGCTTACGGACGCAGGGCTCAGGGACAGCTTACGGACGCAGGGCAAAAAAAGATGACTAGGCTATTAATATAGTCGTAGTTTGTTAAACAACGAAAAGACCATCATTTAAAAACGTTTAGTTTTAATACGGGCGCATTATTGGTTCAGTAAAACACCAATATGTTTGTAGATTTTTGCGTGTTTTTAAAAAAAACTTTTTCATTAGCGTCTGCGGTTTCGTGTACGTAAGAGTTATTGTAATATAAAATTTACCAGTGCGTTAGGATGAGGAAAACGCCATAAAAAAATCTCATTACACCTTTTTGACATACACATTAAATACGATAAGGCGACTATGGTACTCATGGCAACGTTCGTGTATCAGTGGTTTTGCGACGGAGGCCAAGAAATTCGCGCGTACGCGCTAACTGCCAAATCGGAGACGGTGTGTTGGCGCGTCTCCGGGTTCAGACCCGGATTCTACGTGGAATCGATAGATTCCGCCAAAATGCTAAGTGTTCTTAGAGACCTCAAGTCTATACGTACTAAAAGGCGTATCTTGAATCACCTCTATTCGAGCCGAGGAAGTAACGTGCTGTTTACGTGGCTGGACTTTGAGTGTTGGTTTGAAGCTAAAAAAGCTTCCGATTTATTGACAAAGGCGCAGTTTAAATGTCATCAGACTAGGGCTCAGCCCGTGTTGCAGTTGCTCAGTAGGGCAGACTTACCGACGTGCGGGTGGATAACGACGAAAGAACCTCCCGTTTGCGTCAAACGAGACAAGTACAGCAAGTGCAAATACGAATACGTGACAGATTGGAAAAATTTGTCAGAGTGCGACAGAGACGATCAGCCTCTTATCACTTGGGTGGCGTTGGATCTCGAGGTAAACTCTGAATTGGAAAACGCGATGCCCAAAGACAGACCCGGAGACGAAATCTTTATGGCCGGCGTGATCGTCGTAACGCCGAATCGCCCTCCCAAAAGGTTGTTGTTTTCTCTGACCGGACAAGATTACGAAGACTTGGAACCAGAGGAAGCGATAGAAGTGAGGCAGTACGAAAGCGAAAAGGCCCTGTTGCTCGGATTGTGCAAAATGCTGACCGCGCTCAAACCTCAGATGGTGTGCGGATATAACGTTTTAGGGTTCGATATAGATTACATGTTGCAAAGATGCAGACGATTGGGTATAGAGGAAGCACTGTGCTCGGTGGGCATGGCCGCCCACAGACCCGCCAAGGAAAGAGTCATAAGCTGGTCCTCCACGGCGTTCGGAGCACAAAAGTACAATTACTTGGACTGGGAAGGTCTAATTCCCATCGATTTACTTCCCATCATAAGACGAGACTACAAGATGGATAGCTACAGATTAGATTTTGTAGCCGAGACGTTGCTGGGTGCCAACAAAGACCCCGTGACCTACAAAGACATCTTTAAGGCGTATCGCACGAAAAAGATGGCCGTAGTGGGCAAGTATTGCGTCAAGGATTCGCAGCTTTGCGTGGACCTCATGGAAAACCTACAAGTGTGGGTCGGGTTGACGGAAATGGCAAAAGTTTGCAAAGTAAACATTTTTACGCTATTTACGCAAGGACAGCAGATTAAAATTTTTTCTCAAGTGTATTGCCATTGCGAAAAAAACGGGTACGTCGTTACGGACCCTCAGGACGGAAAGAAAACAGCGTGGGCCGCTGTTTTGGAAGAACCCGCAGATCAGGATTCGTCCGACTACGTAGGCGCCCACGTAGTGGAGCCTATCCCCGGGCTCTACGAAAATGTGGTACCGCTGGACTTTTCGAGTCTGTACCCAAGTATCATGATCGCTAAAAACATTTGCTATTCTACTCAGGCGGATTTAAACGATCCTACGGCAGAGATCTTCGAGTGGGAAGATCACCTAAACTGCCCTCACGATCATCGCAAACAAGAATACGACAGACTCAGCTTGGAACTGTGGGATTTGGAACGCGAGGCCAAAGAGCTCCGCAGAGAGAGGGACGGCATAAGCCGCAAAAACGCGGCGGGCAGGCAAACGGTACAAGATACGTTGAACGCGGTGCTGAGCGCGCAAAAACTGCTCAGGACCACGAGGGCCGCGATAAAAAACTCGCTGGGCACCAAGACGGTGTGCGCGACCAGACGTTTGGCGTTTTACAAATCTGATACGATCAAGGGAGTGATGCCTACAATCCTCACAAATTTGTTAGAGGGCAGGGCGAGAGCCAAAAAAGCAAAGACCGCGGCAAAAGATCCAATCACGCGAATCACTATGGACAAACGACAACTCGCTTACAAGGTGTCGGCCAACAGCATGTACGGCGCGATGGGTGTCAAGCGAGGCTATTTACCGTTTCAAGAAGGCGCCATGACCGTAACGTACCTGGGACGGCAATGCATCGAAACGGCCGCCACATTGATCGGTTCGGAGCACGGGGGGACTCTTGTGTATGGAGACACGGACTCAAACTATGTAACGTTTGACGGTATCCAAAACGTCAGAGAGTTGTGGGAAAAGGCAGAGGCGGTGGCCAAGGCGGTGTCGGCGCAATTTCCTAGACCTATAACTCTAGAGTTTGAAAAGGTTATTTACACCAAGTTTCTGATATTGGGGAAAAAAAGATACATTTATTTGAGCTGCGACAAAAACGGATTTTCCACGGGGCAAATGGGTTACAGAGGCGTGCTGATGGCGCGCAGAGACAACTCCGGTCTGGCGAGGAGAGCGTACAGGATGGTGGCCCAAGCTCTTCTCGAAAAACGAGATCCTTGGACGGATCTCAACGACCTCCTCTCGGACATGTACAGTCTCAAGTGCCCAGTCAAAGACTACACCATCACCAAACAAGTGGGCGTGTGGTGCAGAGAGTACAACTTTGTGAATCAGGGGCGAGATTCCATAGTGACCATAGGAGATTATAAAATCAGAGACTTGGAAAAGGCGAAAGCGCAAGCCAAGGAACTGACAAAAGACGACGAGCAAAGTTATATGCCCGTGCTCTACAAGCTCATCATGAGCCAACTGCCCGGACACGTGCAGCTGGCAAACAGGATGATTAACAGGGGAGAAACCGTAGCGGACGGCACAAGGCTCGAGTATGTGGTCTTAAAATCTCCCTACAACGGGAAAAAGGGAAGATGGGAAGACGAAGGTTTGTCGAGCAGATTAGAGACGTCTGATTATTATTTCGCAAACAGAGAGTTTCTCAAACTGGACGTGGAACATTACGTTAAAACTCTCATCAACCCGCTGGATCAGTTATTGGAAACTGCGTGCAAAGGAGAAGGGGGCGTAAAGGCGGTCCACGCCGCGAGGGTGGCATACAGAAAGGTGGTAGAGGACATCAAAACCCTCAGGGCCGCGCCGCATTTGGTAAAGTGCGTTTAAACTAAAACAAGTATTACGTTATCCGAATAAATAACGTAATGATATTGCGCAATCATCAAAACTATGACTATACCCCCGCCGAGTCGTACCGGAGTAAGTGCCTTCCCCCATAAAGAATCACATACACTGGATTTTTGCTGAATCTAACCGGAAATGAACCTTGACAAAACCTGAATCTTTGAGAGGTTATTGACGCTGTTTCCGATGAGGCATTCGCCGAGCTCGTAGATGAATCATCTACGAGCTCGGCGACGACATCCAACAGTGATTCGACGACGGTACGATAAAGTTTCCGCCAGGAGCGGTTCTCGTTGTGATGGGATTACCATCTCCAACCGTGTCGAGTTCTTGATGATCGTCGCGAAAGCTCTCGTGTGGAAAATGTAACAGGTTTACTACCTCAAGATTCATCTCTTCCATATCCTTAAAAAAGACAAAACTAACCGTTTCTGTTTTACCGTCTTAAAATTTTCGTTTACGATAGAGTAGCAAAACAAAACAACAAATCTTTTGTTTTGCGGACCCCGCGATTATTGGGTTGCTCCAGGTGAGGATCGAACTCACAACCTTGGCATTATAAGTACCACGCGCTGCCGATTGCGCTACTGGAGCTTACCGATTTTTAATAACATGATTTTTTTGAAGTAAAAACAAATTGCTATATTGCACCTTCGAACAATGATTTGGTTCATATTGTTGGTTTCTAGCGTTTGCGCTTTCTCTAGTGCTGGAGAAAGCATGACGTACGATGCCCCAGAGCTAACGTCTCGGATTAGATTGATAGTGGTGGACGGTACTACGGTCAAAGTGAAAACGTCTGGCACTGCGTTGTTGCCGTGCTCTGCGCCCGCGGGTACTAACTCGGTGCAGTGGATTAAACCCAACTCTGGAAATTCTGTAGTGTTGAGCGCCGTCGGCGGACAAATTGTCTCAACCAGTTCGAAACTCAGTTTCAAGAGTTTTACCGATTTTTCGGCGGTGCTTCGAGACGTCTCAAAAGAGGACGCGGTCATATACGCGTGTAAGTATGGAAATGACGAAACCCAATACGTAGACGTGGAGATTGACGAGACCGCGACCGACTACGTAACTACGGACGCGATAAATTACTACGTGCCCGCCCTCATTGTCTTCGTATGTCTGCTGGGGGTGGCGCTTACCGTTTATTGCGCAGACAGAGCTGTAAAATATTACATAAATACAATTTTTGAAACTTTTCCATTTGTAGTGTGACGTTGTGATCCGTCAATATGCATAGCGTAAAATCGCTTCTCGTGGACATTTCTAAATGGGAATTGAACGCTTCGGCTCAAGAGTACGTTGCTCATGTAGAGACGGCAGAATCTCCGGCGACCATGGGCAAGCGCCCCAAAGTCAAACGGGTGTCTAAAAGGCCCGTATGCGAACTTTTACCTCCTTACGTAGACGAATCCATCAGAAGATCGGTGGGTAGTATATATCACGCGCACTGGCCCAAAGATAGGCTCAGACCCACTGTGGAAAAACAAGCCGTGTTAGTCGGGCTCATAACGCGCAGCAACCCAGAACTCGACGTGAACGAACTGGTGAAAACCATGAGAGTGAAATGCGACAGGTTAAAAAAAGGCGCCAGAGAAGCCGAGAAAGTGAGCCATTTGCTTCCTGCCCCGTGGGCGCAACCCGCGTGGTCAAAAGAGATTCCGGACATGTCAAAAGCGCTCAAAGTGTTGGGGGAATCCGAAGGAAGAAAGTGGGCCTGTTGGGCGCAATCCGTAACGTGTATAGGCGTCGCGATATGCAGCAAACAACACGAAAAACCGTTTAGGAGCGTATGGAAAGACACGCTCGAAAAATTGCGCAGATACGCGCCCGCCGCTCTGCTCAGAAGCGAGTACGGTTCCGTGTTTTTTACCCTGTGCGTTCCACTTTTGGCAGAGATGACGGGGGCGCCACCTCAACACCGTCCTCTAGAATGGTGGGCGGAAACATGCGCCTCCATTGGGCACGAACTGGTACGCTCTACAGTACAAGGCGCATATCTCAAACATGATAAAGATTTATTAAGAAGAATGGTATACACTCGGTACTTTGAAAAGTAACATTTTTCAGATAGCACTCATGGTATACTGCGAAGGACCTCCCGCTAACGCTCAGCTTCTTCGCATACCGCTCTTTGCGCTTCCTCTATTGGAAGAACTATTTCATGCGGAAGGTGATTCCGGCAGCTCGTCTGATTACGGAAGCTCTTCAGAGTACGAAGATAGCGCTTCAGAATCTGAATCCGAATCGGACGCCGAGTCGGGCATATCGCTCGGTTCGGTATCCGATATGGAAGAAGAGGCGCCCGCTGTAGAAATGGGACACGATCCTGTAGAAAATGAAGAGTTGTAACCGGTTCGTTCTTTAATTTTTTTAAAAAAAGATTTTATTCTAAGTCTCGCGCGACTTGGAATAACAAACGCGTGTGTTAAAATGTCTCAATACACGTACGTTAAAAAATCTGGCGCGTTCATTTTATCTGCGCTATCTGGAGAATATGGGCTGGCCGCAGCACGAGGAGAGCTGGTGGAAGCCGCCTCCTCGACCTCAAATTGCGCACGAGAATCGTCCTGTTCGCCTCGGTCTTCCGGCAATTTTTTGAGCAATAAATTACCAAACACGGCAACGGAGTCAAAACAGTCTGGTATTCCACATCCAGTTTTATTTGCCGCGTGCTGCCAATAAGATTTGCAACCGAATGGTACCACCTCCGTCTTGAACGGCGCCTTGTACCAATACACGCTATCTTGCCAATTTTCGTAGGCTTTGGTGTTGTCAATGTACATACATCTGTAATCTTGTGTCACAGCTTCCATGACGTGATAAAATGTTTTTTTGGTGGGGATCACGCTAGCGAAATTCAGATACATCTTGTCTTTGTACGTCGTGTTGTTTTCCCTAAACAGAAAAACCCCGTCTACCGAAGATCTGAGATTGGGCGTCAGATCCATAACGTATTGGTTCGCTATCACCACAAACACGTTCCAGTGTCTTCCATTTTTAAACAGCGCTATAACCTCCTTCGAGTTGAACATTTTTGCGTTGTCCATGCAATCGTCTATGATTACCAATAGCCAAGACTTTTTAGACCCCAATTCGGCCTTGGCTTTGATTTGCCTCTTATGGATTTTGTCGATGATAGCCGGGCAAAATTTGTGATAGATAAACAAGTCTGGCACGAGCCCCTTGTAAAAGTTGTTGGCTTCTTCGGACCCTGATATGACTACGGCGCATGGTATCAGCGCCCTTTTTGCCTCGAGCAGAGCCTTGATAAGCGTGGATTTCCCCGACCCCGGCTTCCCTATGACCACCAGCTTGGTACCGCCCATGTCGGTCTTCATGGATTGTTCCGTGGGTCTCAAATCGGAGAGTTTCATCTCCCGTATGTTTATGGTTGCGGTGCTTTCCATGATTCGCAGATTTTATTAACACGACGCGGGACGATAAACGAATGTTTTTTACGGTTCCGGCGTCTTCTTTTGAAGTTTTACAACTTGGGTGGTACCGGTAATCTCCCCCTTTGCCATTTCCATCAGTCTCGTTACGGTTTCTTTGTCCAACCCTTCCATTTCGGCATCTTCGATAAACTTTTGTTTGCATCTCTTTCTGACTGGTTTTTCGTTCAACACGATGAACCTGTCTTCCGCGACTTTTATAGACGTGGTGTTGCTCCGTTCCATCGCGTCTACCAAATGACCCACGATAATTTTCTCTTCTTTTCTCAGTTCCTTTATCTCGTTTCTGTAATCTGCAATTTTACCCTGCGTGTCTAAATACGCTTGTACGAGTTCTTCCATTTTCTTACCGAACGTTTTTAGGACCAATTTTTTCGGATTTAAAAATTTTACGCCGCGCACATGTACCCTGTATTGAAAAGGATGAATCAAGAAATGCAGACCGTTAATGATACGCTCAGAGATCCAAAAGATTTCGAGATGCTGCCGTGTGAACTGGAAACCGCAGCCGGCAGAGTGACGTGTCCCCACTGCGGACACCACGTAACAACGCAAGTTGGGCACGTCACCGGAAAAATGACGTGGATAGTATGCGCCGCTCTCACCGTGACATGCATCCCGTGTTGCTGCATCCCTTTTCTGTGCAACACCACCAAGGATGTGCAGCACACTTGCCCCAAATGCAACAATGTCATCGCCGTTTATAAAATTGTATAATTAACGTTCGGGGTAGGAAAAATGGATTGCGCGACTTATGCGACTCGTAAAGATAAAGGGTGGGAATTAAACGAAAATAGATGTGTGTGGGCAGCATCCGTCAAACCCACTAGCGGGGCGATAATGACAAACGTTGGCGTTCATGGTAAGAGCGGTAACGCCGTGCTGATGACTCCCAAGAGACGCCCACACGCTCAAAATCACGCGGGATACAAAATAAAGTACTGCAAACAGGTTCCGTTAATTCCTCTTCACGGAGGAGATTATATCTTAAACCACTGGGAAACGAGAGGGGTGGATAGAATGAGAATACCAGGCATACAGCACGCCCCTCCGCCCCCAGCTCCCAGCGGCATGCAAAACGCGTACTCTACGCACCCCGATGCCTACAGAACCCCCCTATTGGCGGATTCGCACGCCCTCTCTAGAATGCCCGTAGTCCAAGTGCACGGACCCCAGGTGGCTCCGAAAAACTCGCACTTTACGGTCGCGCCGGAAAAGCACGGTCCGGTGGAAGATATGAACGCCATCATTAACGCGCTACCTACCAAAGTAGACGCGGTAAAACTAGAGTACTCGGCCTCCAAAACAAACAGGACCAATAAAAGACCCGGAGACGGGGGAGCTCCACCGCCAAAGAATCTCTCCAAATGTCACCAAAACAAACTCAAAACTTTCGCGCGCACCGCAAATTCAGGCGCGAATCCTTTCAGACCAGCGACAGCCGCACCTCAAGGGCTCTCCAAACAGCCGGTACGCAAACCCTTTGCGTCCGCGCGTAACGCAAATTCGGGCGCGAATCCGTTTAGACCGCCGCTTGCCCATCAAGGATTGTCCAAAGCGCACGTTGTAAAAACAGCAGTTTCTGTCGCAAACAGAAGCGCGGGCGCCGAGCCCTTCGTGACCCGCAACGATCCGCGTGCGTTAGCGATGGAGCTCGCCAACAACAAGACGATAAGCGTAACTCTTGGCCTCAGGCATTGGAAAACCGTATCCGCCGCTCCTCCTGAAAAAATGTCTAAATCCGGCGTGTGTAAAATAGCGACTAATGTGTACAACAGAGACGGGGGGGCGAATCCTTTTCTCGTAAAGTACGAGCCAGATTCTTTGGCGGTATGCCCGATGGAAACTGTGGAAATTGCAGCAGTCCCGTCGAAAAGGCCGTGGGAGGGCTCCGCTAACCCTAGGAGACCCGAACAAATTAGCTTCGGAATGTCGGATAAGCCAAAATTTGTAAATGATAAAATAGGAATAGTGTTGCGCGGTCCGACACTCGCGCCTACCCTAGATAGGACGGCCACTCACACAGTGACGCGACCTCGCGCGCTGGGCTCGTTCCATTCAACTGCGGGGCCCGCGAAGCATGCCGCTAGCATCATGGCCGAATGCAAAGACGAATCTCGTTAGATGTTTATTATTATTAAATTTCCTTTCTTTACGAGAAAGAAAATTCTATAGAGATTCGCAGTTACCGTCCAACAACGTATTGATGTAATTGTCTAAATGTTCTTGCGCCATAGACTCCAATTCTTTAGGAAGCCATCTTACGGCAGCCTCTCGTATAGCGGGGGGCATTATGTTTAGCCAGCATGTTTTAATGAGTTCCTTCTGTTTGGCCAACTCGGATAATTGCAATATAGTATCCATGCGTGTTTCGAAAGTAAATGACGCTGTTACGTAATTTCAAACTTGCCGCGCGATGAAGAAAATGTTATTAAACTTTCTACGAGACGTGAATTTAAAATCGCACCGATGAACGCGTATCAAAACGACAAACTCCATTTATGCGCGCCCAGACCGGATTTAGTGAGAGCTGCCATGAGCGCGATGGTCAGAGAGACGGGTTGTACCCCCAACGTAAATATACGCGAAATGGCCATATCCGCAGGAGTCATGCTGACCAAAATTCGTGCTAACCCGGGTATGCTTAGATACGGGATGACGGCCACTCAAACAGTCATTTACAACTTGAAAGAGTTGTTTGCCGCTCACGCTGCTCGCGGCGTAGTATTTAAAACTCCGGCTATACATCCCGCGCATCCGTCTCAATGGAAGGGTTTTTAATTCTTTATTAAATCTTTACGAATCGTAAAGATTCACCCAAGTAAAAAAAAATATGTGCGCAATTATATAAAAATGTCAGAATTTAGGGGTCATTATAACGAATTGGTACGACTTTTACAAGTGTTGGCAGACAATAAATTAGCGGTATATGGGGACATTACCAAAATAGTTCAAGAGCTTCAATCTATATTGCGGCAATTGGAACAAAACGACTCAATGTCGGATGATCACAAAACCATCGCCGACGAATTGGGAAAGGTTCACACGTTGGCCGCCGAAGCCAACGATAAGGCCGAGACGGCCAGAGCCGTATCTGACGCTGCATATACGGCGTTAGCAGGGCTAGAAAAATCAGTTTCAGAAACTAGGCGTCGCATGGTGACTATAGAAGAGAAAGCGGCAGATTTAACGGATGTTGCTAAAGAGACGTTGGGGAAGGCTCAAGACGCGGTGGCCGAATCTCAAGACGCGGTCGTAAAGATAGGAGATCTTACCGAAAAAGTTAAAACGCTTACGGTTCAACCAAGCGTAGCGGAAGCCGCTAACGAAGCCACTAAAAAATCTGTCGAGGCTTCGCAATTGGCGAACGAGGCGCTGGAAAACTCTGAAGAGGCCGTTAAAAAGGCGGACGATGCGCTATGCGCATCTGAAAACGCTTCTCGATCGTCTGCGATAGCTTCTCAAAAAACCGAAAAAGCTTTAGAGACGGCGGCCGAAGCTGCCAAATCTGCGGAAGTGGCCGCTCTTATGGCAAAGATAGCAACGTCTTCCGCAAACGCCGTCAAAGACGCAGCAGACGAAGCGAGAGAAAAAGCAGAAGCCGCTAACTTAGCGGCCGACTCCGCTTTTAAAAAGGCAGACTCTGTTGCGGGCAGAGCCGAAGAGGCGGAAAAGAAGGCCGTCGAAGCCGTCGCCAAGGCGGACTATGTTGTAGGTAAAATCGAAGAAGCCGGGCAACGAGCCTATGAAGCGGATAAAAAAGCGTAGGACGCTATAATATTAGCATCGGATGTGAGTAAAAAAGTAGAATCTGTCGCGGACGGTGTAAACAATGCTCTCGACGCTTCGAACGATGCCTCCGCAAAGGCCGATGCGGCAAACAGAAAAGCCGAAGAGGCCTTTGCAAAAGCCGACTCTGTCACAGAGAAAATAGATGCTGCAGCCAAGAAAGCTGAAGACGCATCTGAGAAGGCTGTCGCCGCTGCTGCGGCAGCCAACGATAAAGCGCAAACAGTTCTAGATATGATTCAAACTGTTGGCACTGGCGCAACAGAGGCGGACCAGAAGGCCACGGACGCTTCCTCGAAGGCCGAAGAGGCTGGCCAGAAGGCCGAAGAGGCGGGCCAGAAGGCAACAGAGGCGGACCAGAAGGCCACGGACGCTTCCTCGAAGGCCGAAGAGGCTGGCCAGAAGGCCGAAGAGGCGGGCCAGAAGGCAACAGAGGCGGACCAGAAGGCAACAGAGGCTGGCCAGAAGGCAACAGAGGCTGGCCAGAAGGCCGAAGAGGCGGACCAGAAGGCAACAGAGGCTGGCCAGAAGGCCACGGACGCTTCCTCGAAGGCCGAAGAGGCGGACCAGAAGGCAACAGAGGCGGACCAGAAGGCCACGGACGCTTCCTCGAAGGCCGAAGAGGCTGGCCAGAAGGCCGAAGAGGCGGGCCAGAAGGCAACAGAGGCGGACCAGAAGGCAACAGAGGCTGGCCAGAAGGCCGAAGAGGCGGACCAGAAGGCAACAGAGGCTGGCCAGAAGGCCGAAGAGGCGGACCAGAAGGCCACGGACGCTTCCTCGAAGGCAACAGAGGCGGACCAGAAGGCAACAGAGGCTGGCCAGAAGGCCACGGACGCTTCCTCGAAGGCCGAAGAGGCTTCCTCGAAGGCAACAGAGGCGGACCAGAAGGCAACAGAGGCTGGCCAGAAGGCAACAGAGGCGGACCAGAAGGCCACGGACGCTTCCTCGAAGGCCGAAGAGGCGGACCAGAAGGCAACAGAGGCGGACCAGAAGGCAACAGAGGCGGACCAGAAGGCAACAGAGGCGGACCAGAAGGCAACAGAGGCGGACCAGAAGGCAACAGAGGCGGACCAGAAGGCAACAGAGGCTGGCCAGAAGGCAACAGAGGCGGACCAGAAGGCAGAAGAGGCGGACCAGAAGGCAACAGAGGCTGGCCAGAAGGCAGAAGAGGCGGACCAGAAGGCAACAGAGGCTGGCCAGAAGGCAGAAGAGGCGGACCAGAAGGCCACGGACGCTTCCTCGAAGGCCGAAGAGGCTTCCTCGAAGGCCGAAGAGGCTGGCCAGAAGGCAACAGAGGCGGACCAGAAGGCAACAGAGGCTGGCCAGAAGGCAGAAGAGGCGGACCAGAAGGCAGAAGAGGCTGGCCAGAAGGCAACAGAGGCGGACCAGAAGGCAACAGAGGCTGGCCAGAAGGCAACAGAGGCTTCCTCGAAGGCCGAAGAGGCTTCCTCGAAGGCCGAAGAGGCTTCCTCGAAGGCCGAAGAGGCTTCCTCGAAGGCCGAAGAGGCTTCCTCGAAGGCCGAAGAGGCTTCCTCGAAGGCCGAAGAGGTGGACAAAAGACTAACTAAAACCGAAAACGATGCCGCGTGGGCGTACACTGAAGCGTCGTCTGCGGCCGTAGCCGCCAAAACGGCAGACGATGCCGCAAAAAAAGCAATCGCGCAAACCGAAACAAACAAAAAACACATAGACGAGAATTCAGCCAAGATAACGAGATTAGACCCAAAAATTGACGCTCTTGAAAATTTTAAAACTGAAACAGAAACCACGTTGGCCGCTATAGTTGCTGACGGAGGTTCCATCACGGGGGGTTTCAGATCCGAGGTGACTTCATTTACCAAATGGGCGTCCGGGCCAAACTATTCTTACACGTACCAACCTATCGTATACGAGCCCAAGATTAAAATGTTAAACGTGAAACCCAACGCGTTGGTGATCGCGACTATTTCGGCCATAGGCACGTTTAGCACGGCTAACCTCGTGGACCAAACCATCGTGCTGAAAGCCATCTTTAAGTTTCCTTCGGGGAAAAGACACGAAGTACCAAATATGGTCATTATACACGGACTTCGCTCATCCGCCGGTACAGGATCTACGTTCTTTAAATTCGAAGAAGGCGGAGATATAGAAGTAGAGTTTGAGTATTACTATCCCAACAACCTCGCTCAGACCTATTTCATGTCCGTTGACAGAAAAGAAAGTTCGTTTACGCTCACGGTTATATAAGGGCACCAATACAGTCCGCGATATTAACATTATTGGATACGTTTCTTATCTTACGTAAGAGATAAGAATCGCAAAATTAAACCGCTAATCTCCGTACCAATTGTACATGGCGCACAACACGCCCAAAAAGATACCCAACCTGACTACTTCGGACAACATTTTACCGCACGGGCATTTATGTGGTCCAATAACAAATAAATAAGCTACGAGTGCGGCGGCCCCGTAAGCAAAAATGGGGATTCCTATGGATTTACTGTACCTAGACAATAAATGTTGCGTTTGTTCTATATTTGGTTTCTGTATAGTACGGAGAAACTCGTCCATAGTGTTTTATTTTCAAGGTCTCCTAGACATACCGTAATTGAAAATAATATGTTCGCCCGGAAGGTACGTATAAAACGAAAATGAAACTACACCGCGCCGCGATCCTCATCGTCATGTTTATCCACGATATTTGCGCCAACGACGAGCAGTACAAAATATTGTACTGTAAAACCAACTTTATGCTTGAGGTGAACGGCACCGCCGTCTCGGGCGGCACGGATAAACAAAGTCAGACAGCAAAACTAACGTTGAAATCTGTGAGAGCGGGCCAGATAGTGATCAAGGGGAGCATAGGCGGCTACGTGTGCATGGATCGTAACGGGGCAGTCTCCGCAAAAACAACCTACGTGCAATCTGACTGCGTGTTTAACGAAACGTTACTGCCCAACAATTACAATTCTTATTCTGCGGCAGAACACCTCAATCCCGAGACTCGCGCAAATATGCACTTGGCCATAGACAAGGCGGGAAAAGTCAGATCCGGCAAGAGAACAGCCAAAACCGACAATAGCGCACAATGGTTAGTGCTGGCAGAATGAGAAACTATGCCTATTGAATCATTTACAGATGTCTTTTCGTTTAGATTAAATATCCACAATGTTTGCCCCTTTTATGTTGCTCGTGTTGCTCGGTCTTTCCGAAGCGTCTCAAATACTTTATTGTAAGACAACGTACATGCTGACCATCAATGGAACCGTTGTAGGTTCTACCAATATAAAAGAAACACCTACAAATAAAATCGTCATGGCATATCAAGGTACAACGGTCACAATCAAGAGCGCCAGCGATAATTATTACGTGTGTATGTACTCCGGCGGAACCGTGTACGGTCGTCTCGGATCCCTGGCCGCAGATTGCGAGTTTACGGAACATATTGACCAAAAGAAACACGGTTATAAATCTTACTCCTCGAAACATCATAAAGCCCCAACAGGTAATAGAATGTATTTAGCCATCAACCGTCGCGGAAAAGTTTTAAACGGGCAGAAAGCCTTACCTCCCGCGCCTAGTACCAAATGGCTAATTTTATCAGGTATAGAAAACGACACGATCGCTTCAGAGGACATTCCTTTCACCGTTGTGGGTAAAACTTAAAAAATTTTAAATTATTATGCGCTTTGCGCATAATAATTTAGAAATACCCAATTAGATAATTATTGTTATACTCAAACCCTAACTGTTAAAATGTTTGTTTTCACACAAATCCAAATTTGTCGGCAATGTCAACAATCTGCACTTCCATGTCTTCTACGGAAAGAGTAGACAAGTCTTTGGCCATCTTTCCGTATTGGATTCTCATGCTTTCGGATTTCACGTATTGTGAAACCCATTGAAGCGCTGTTGTTTTGTTGTATTTTTTGGGCGCTTTTAGCGGCAGCTTGGGCGCTGGCAAAAGAGCTTCGAATTTCTCAAGCATTCCCAGCGTGTCTTGTCCAAGCTTGTGTTTCATCTTGAGGGAAAGCCTGTTGTGATGATGATCGATAAAGATCTTGTTGTGCGTGCCGCCAGTCTGCTTTTCGCCTGTGCGATAGTTAAAGTTGGTCTTGCAGTAAGCGCACGTCATGTCGTTGCAACCGTCGATTTTTTCAACACCTTTGAAACAAGTAGGACACTTGACAAACTTGTCGATTTCGGCCTTGGACTGCAGATCTTCTTCTTTGCAAACGTGCTGCATCCCAGATAGAATCAGAGCGTCGCACTTTTCGCAAATAGAAGCCTTGCAAGTGGCGCACGGTCTTCCTGGGAGCCTGAAACCCATACAAAATTCGGCAGGACATTCTTCCAGTTTTTCTTCTGAAATGACTGTCTTTTCTTTTGCCATTTTGTCGAGTTCTTTAGGCAACCATTTCAACGCGGCCATTCTGGAAGCAGGAGGCAGTTGCTCGAGCCATTTGTTTTTGGTCTCTTGAATGAGCGCGTCTCTCACCACCAACGTTTTCATCTGCTCGTCCCAAACGGTTTTAACAAATTTTTCGAGCTGTTGTTTTCCTCCCTCAGACAGATCGTCGTACACGTCTTCGGGCGTGTATTTCACGCCACAGTGACATGTCGGAAAGTCGTCCTTTGCGGTCATGCTCGCCTCTGCGCATTCAGCGCAGATAGTAGCGCCGCACGCTACGGTGCATTTCATGCGGTTGGGCGTCTCCTCGAAACAGTATAAGCATTCCATTATCGCAGAAGTTGCGGACAATTTACGAGCTTAAATCTGCAATATGTTACGTCAATTTTTTTCAAAATGTATTATTATTGGACAGCCAATAATAATATTTTAGCTCCAATTTATAACCAATGTTTTAAACTATTTTACCTTAACCACGATGCGATTTTAATAAAGTTTAAATCGTACATGTCGTTTGCTCTCATTTCATTGAAAGAGTCGTCTCTTTCTCTGAAAATTACAATGTTTTCAGTTTCTGAGAGTCTGGTCAGGATTTCGGTCAGCGCGCATTCTATCGGCACGAGGATATTTTTTGGGATCCTATTTCTACTGAATTTGCTCACGGTCATCACGTTGCACGTGGGCAGGAGATTCTTTATGTAATCTCGGTGGAACTGAGAAGCCACGGCGATCGCGCAATCTTTGTGAGAATCGTAATATTGCTTGACCGCGACGATAAGAGAAGATTTTGTCGTTAGCGCTTCGTGGTCGAAATCGTAGTCTTTGCACATTTTGACAATTTGTCTCACGGACAAGTTTTGCGCGTATTCTCCATTTTGCAAATCGGTGATAGATTTCGCGTTCATCACGGTTCTCATCACAGGCGATTCATCGGCGCGCACAGACAGTTGCGCGAACGTAATATCTGGGTGAAGACGCGCGGCTTCTCCGTAAAAGTTTAAGACTTCGTCAGAGAACGCCGCGGCAGCTACGCGCGTAAACATTTCCGCGGGTGTTGGATCGTACGTGACCACGTGCGATGCGTAGCCCACGCTCAAGCAAGGTACGTAAGCGCCCGCCGTCATCGTCATTAGCACTTGCATGGGCGTGGAAAATAACTCTACGGCGTAAAAATCTGCCGCATGGAGCCACGTGCAACGATCGCTGCGGCTCGTAAACTTTTCGGCAAATTCTTCCGTGAGATCTTCGACCGACATTTCGTCCAGCCAGAGCAGGTCGCATTCTGGAGCTCGTTCCAACTCCTCCGCTTGAGCGTACGTGATCGCTTTTGCAAAGTCTAGCCACCACTTGGGTCTTTTGGTGATAATCAGCGGGTTTTTAAATCGCGGAAATACAAAATTCCTCACGGCGGCATCAAATTTGGGGCATTTTTTAATATGGACTACGCCTCCGTTGACGTACGACGCCATAGACTGCGCGAGCCACGTTGTATTTTCCATCTCAGAGGATAATGTTATTGCAAAATATCTGCAACCGCCGCCATCATTTATTTCGCAAAAATGATGTCGCCATTTACACGTGCGCTTTTATGAGACCGCGCGATGCCTCTAAAAGTCATAAAAGAGACTATCGAAATAGACCCGAGAGGCGGCGACGTTTTAGAGGTGATCAGACGGCGACGAACTGACAAAATCCTAAAACCTTACGGATACGTGACGTCCGTGGAGAGCCTGATAAGTACGGGCGAGACGGTGTGGACGACAGACGGGCCCGAGATTGTCGTAACGTACCGCGCAGAGGCCGAAAACCCTTCCGATTGGATAAACAAAACGTTTACGGTTACGAGGATACACGATTCTGGGCCGTTGGCGGAGACAAGATGCTGTTGGTTGCTCATGGCGGGCCAGGGGAAACAAGACGCGCCCAAGAAATGGACGTACGGACAATGCGGGTGTTCTTACGAGACGGGAGATTCCATCGGCGTGGCGTCTGTAGAAGCGCATAAGCTAAAGCGAATGGGAGACGGCAGGTTCGTATACGCCGCTGTCTGCGCGCACGTATGTCTTTCGGAAGCGAAATGAAATTATTCCGCAATTCTCTACACGTCGAAAATACACACGATGACTGCTCAATTTTGCCCAGAATTGTTTTCCCCGGCCGATCACTGTGCCATAATTGGCGTAGAGTGGAATGGGGACTGGTCAGTGCTCGCTCGGCACCCCCTCACAGTGCAAGACAAGGGCGATCAGTTTAAGTGGTGGAAAAGGGGTGATAGAGATCTTTTGGTACGTTTGGACAGCATGGCGTTAACGATAGTAGGGTGTCCGTATTCGCAAGAGTACTGCGTGGAATACTGCGACTCTCCGTGTTTCGACGCAAATTGGGCAGCAGAACCCAAAGACAAAAAGGACGCTATTTTAAAATGGTACGACGTCGAAACAAAAGACGAACTGAGAACAGCCATGAAACATTTCGCAAACAATTATGTATACAGATAGATAAACTGCGAAATCAATGCGATAATAATATAAAACCAATTACTTTCATTCAATGATGAAAGTAATTGTTTATTTTTAAATCACTCCTGTTTGTAAAGTTTTATAAAATGATTGGCCCTTTCCGTTATCTCGCCTCTCAAGCCCCGAGAGGCAATTTCCTTTGCGAATGCCATGCCCGTGGCTTCTTGCATTTCGAGGATGCGCATTTTCTCCGTCTTGCCGTACGGCGCGTTCTCGAACCACAGAGATTTTTCCGCAGACTGAGCGGCTTCCAATGCGGATCTGGTAGCGGTTATCTGAACAAGCATCTCCGCGGAGACGATCGTCTCCATCGTCTCGTTGCGAATGAGATCTTGTACCAACACTTTGGTTCCCTTTTCGGGCAATGGCCCGCTCGTCACGGAAGGAAGCCTGCACCACACGTCGAGCGCGTCTATCCATCTCAGTCTTTTCGTGTGTCTCAATTTTATCTGATCAATCACTTTATAACATTCGGCCGTGTACGCGGCAGTCAACAGCCCCAAATTTACGATGGCCTTGGCGAGAGACCGCTTAGGGATGTGTTCCTTGACGGCCACCGCTTTGAGAAGAGCCATGGCGTTGGTCAGTTGGCGTCGAGTGCAGTTTGGATAAAACTCTTTTGGTTTCTGTAGCTCGAGTTCTTTCATGATGTCTGACCAAATCCCCCTCACTTGAAAGTCGGTGTACGCCCTGCGTTCGTAGGGCCTGGGCACCAATACCTTGCATAGGTTGGCGGCCTTGACGTACCACATGGGGTGCACCTTCCATTTAAAACATTCAGGGACTCCCTCTGCGATAGCGTCGTCCAAGCTTGGAAACTGGCGGCCGAACCAGCCCGAAGAGTTCAGGGGCTCCGGCATTCCCGCCATGACGTTTCTAAACGCCACGAGAGTTTCGTGTCCTTGTCGGGTGACCGTTTCGTCCGAGCATCTGGCGCACGCCTTCATGAGGTCGAAAAAGACGGAAAGGCTCAGGTTTCTCACGTCTGCGGCATGGTCCGACGTTCCGTTTGGCGTGAGACCCACGGAGGCGAGCTGATCGTCCGTGTACGTTTGAGACCCGGGAAGAGTGGCCATGCCAAAGTCAATCAGCACGGCCTTAAACCCCATGGTGGGCACGCACAGCATTTCGTCTCCCCCTAGCGAATAGACGAAATACTTGTGTTCAGTGGGGCACATCATCACGTTTCTGGTGTGGAGATCTGCGTGACACACGTCCACGAGATGGGCCACCGTCAGTCCGGCCATCGTTTGAGACAAAACGGATAGATACGTCTCGATTTTAACGGGATCCACCGTGTAATTTTTATCTATCCTGTTTAGCATGTAGTCTTGCAGCGCCACTCCTTCCAGACGTTCCGACACCATGGCGCATTTTCCGTTGACGTCAACGGTACAAAGAGGCTTGCAGTAGTGTATTTTGTTTAAACCCCACATTTTGCGCGCTACGGCCGCGTCCAATTCGCACGTCATGTCGGGGTCGTTTGAAATTTTAAAGAAAACCGGTTCGGTTCGCCACATACAGAATCCAGACTTTCCCTGTTTTCCCTGTTTGTCTCCGTCGAAATATTCCACGTTAGTAAGCATTTTTAGCTCGTGAGAGTCAACTAATCCGATGGATCCACTAGATAGGTTACGTTATCTTCAAAAAGCAATTCCACCGGCTCTTCGCAATCTTTTATACTCTCAAATTCCATCTGTCTATACCGCATGTAAGGTTCCCATTCTGCTGTGTAATCTGACCCCGTGATCTTTCCAACAGCTTTCTTTAAAACGGGCGCGTCTTTTTTCAAACGAATTTTGACGGGCCCGTCAGAGTCTACAAATATAATTTCCAACACCGTACCCCCGTTGTTATTGACGCGGCGGCCTGCCATCACGGGTTTGCCGAACGTTTTCCACCACATCATTCTGATCACCGTTGCGACGGTAGAGTAGAGCATAATCATCCGAGATCTGAAGACAGGATCAGTGAGTAGCTGCCTCACCACGTAAAAGTGTATCACCAACACAATGACGCTCAAACACATTGTATTATATTTTATATCACCTCTGTCCGAAAACGCGTAAAAATTTATTTGACCGATACAAAAAACCTCGTCAAGTATGACTGCTTCTTGCGACTGCGAACTAAGCCCCAACGATTTTAGCGAAAACGAGCCCCTGTGGCCGGAATGGTGGAAGACGGCCGCCATAGTAAGCGGAGTTCTATTGGTGGCGCTGTTGTTATTTTACATTGCTAAAAAGTCACAATGATTTTCAAACGGTTCGTGGTACTGTAAAGATATTTTAAATGGCAAAGCTATTGGACTCTGCCGTTGTCGCGTGCGTTTCTCTGCCGCGTGTAGAAGGAGCTCAATTGCATCTGCAAACCAAAACGGGCGAAATTCACGTTCCGTACGCATGGGCGGTGAGCGCGCTTTCACTCCGCCCGCCTCGCTTTCCGGAGTGTACGAAACCAGCGCAATCTTGCGGGACTCCTAGACCTCACCAAGTAAAAGCGCTAGCAGAATCGATAAAAATTTTAAAAAACAAGGGCCACTGCCTGCTTAAATGTCCTCCCGGATTCGGAAAAACTTTTATGGCTTTGAAAATATGGTCGGAATTGCGCATGCCTGTGGTTGTGTTAACGCATAGAAAAATGTTGGCGCAACAGTGGGCAGACTCTGCCGCCAAATTCACCCAGCGACACGTAGTACGAGAAGCTCCATCTAAATCGGACACCGAAAATTACATCGTTATAATGAACCCCACCAGGCTGAAAGACGAAAATTCGTGGCCGGAGCGATTCTTTTTGGTTGTGGACGAAGTGCACCAAATGACCTCGCCTCGAGCTTGCCAGTTGCTGCTAAAAGTCAGACCCACGTTTCTCTTGGGGCTCTCCGCTACTCCAATGCGCTACGACGACTATCATCCCGCGGTAGCGTGGTTTTTCGGAGATAAGGACTGTTTGGTCGAACGCACAGCGTTGAGATCTCACGTCGTTTTGCAAGTATCTACCAAATTCGACCCGCCTATAAAAATTAACAAAAAAGGGCAGGTGGATTGGAACGACGTCATTTACAAAATGTCGAGCAACGTCGAGAGAAACGACCTCATCGTCAAATGCTTGTCCGCATACCCTCACGTAAAGTGGCTGGTCATGTGCAAGAGGATAGAACAGGTAAAAACGCTGTGCGAAAAACTCACCGGTGTCGGCACGGTAGACTATATTTACGGGACCAAAAACGTGTGGGATAAGACGGCGTGGTGTCTGGTGGGCACTTACTCGAAAATCGGCGTGGGATTCGACGCGGGCGAACGACAGGGAATATGTCTGGCCACCGATATAGATCGATACTTTGAACAGTGCGTTGGCAGGTTGAGAAACTCGAACGGGTTGGTATTGGACTTTAAAGACGCCTTCAGACCCATGATTCATCACGTGTCGCGGCGACTAAAAGTGTACAAAAATCTAAACTGCGCGGTGGTGCCCGTAGACGGAACCGCGGGAAGCTCGATCAGATTGCCCAATTTCTCGCACCGCGCATAACCCCTTCTCTTAAAAATGTTGAGATTTCATCCGTTTCTGGTACAGTGCAGCGCTAGGTGCGCGAGTCCCACCAAAAGAGAGTATCTCATCAGAGCCGCCACGGGAAAAGGAGGATTGCTCGCGTCTAGGTCAAAAGGGTCCTTTGTCATGTTTACTCCCGCGGGAGAGTTTCCCATACCCAAAACGTTCGATTCCGCGCGCATGTACGATCTTTTCGACGCGCTTTGGAATCTGACGGTGAGGTGGGAGGCGAGAATATTTTCTTGCCTAACCGTGATGTTGTTTGCGGCTGCCAAATCCTCAGATTAGAGAGTCGTTATACGTTTTATCCAAAAATAAAACGTATAAATTGAAATTTTTCACATTTTTGAGAGCGAGTAGCCGTTTTAAATAAAAAGGATGGCACTATTGATATCTATCGCGTTTACGCTGTTCTCTTCGCTTTCCGTCCTCTCTGCAGATTGCGAAGGACCTAGACTTGTATTTGCAGATAGAGACGTAATTACTCGTTTGAGAAACGTAGACGGAGAATTTACACCCCCTTCGATATTGAACAGCGTGCAACCTCATGCCGCGGTAACCGTCGGCAATTACAGTTTTAACGAATACGATTTCATGCAAGAAACGGAAACTTCTCATTTTATACCGATTCCGGGGTACACTATCAAAACGGGCGGTATTTGGAAAAATATGTACGTAGCCTTAGGCGTTGATCAAAACGATTACTTTAAAATGTGTTTTACAAACTTGTCGCATCCGCTAGTTTGCGCAAACCCCTCCGTAATGAACACTATAGAAAAATCGTTACATACCGATAGAGGATTTAACTTTGTTAATATTACCATATACGAACACGACAATACTGCGGATATGTATGCGGCCATATGGGTTTACGACGGACCCGGTATTTATCGTTACGGGGCGTCTCCGTTAAGACCTATAGCACGAGATGGAATCACACGGCTTTTTACCGTGCTGTTAAGCGTACGCCCCGATAACATGGGCGACAATAGAGCGTACACCTTCTTTACGAAAAACGTAAACTATGAAGAAAGCGATATGTACGATCGTCCGGTACATTCTTACATACTGCAAGTTTGTATGTCCGATGAAGGAGGCCATAAAAATTTTTACCAACAACAATGGACTACAGAATTGACGGCTAAATTATATTGCGGATATAAAAACGGTAAAACTTTTAGCGAATTGGTTTCTGTGGATTTTGTTGAATCAGATTATTGGAAGAACGTGACCATATACGCGTTATTTCGTAACGAGTGGGGTATGAGCGCCGTATGCGCGTATAGCGTAGACACCATAAACACTGCGTTCACCACGGCTGCTTTTTTTACAGATTCGGCCACAACTCCTCCGCGAACATGCCCAAAAGGTAAACAAAATCATGGCGTGTTAGGCAAATACATTAATCAGCAATGGGAACTCAAGCATCCCATAGAGCCAGACGTGAGGCATCCTCTGTTCCACAGTTATTACAGTTACACTCATATTGTTATCAATCAGGCAGACAATACCATCATGTACGCGTCTACCGAAAACGGGGCGATTCACAAAATTGTCGTGGGAGAAAACGGCGTCGCCGTAATCGTAGTAGAGTTTATTCCGTATAATCACACGGACGTGGTACTGGACATGACGTTGAGCCCCTCTGGAGACTTTTTATACGTAAAGTCTGAAACCGAAATTGTAGAAATACTAGTACAAGACTGCTCTAGATACGGAGAAACGTGCGAAGATTGCGTGTTGTCGCGCGACCCGGCTTGCGGATGGGACGGAGTCAAGTGTTCGCGTCAAGGAGCCGTCAAGTCTAGAACGGGCGACATTTCCGGGTGCAAGGGTGCGCACGAGAAAACGGACGAAATGCCCGCCGTCGCGGTGAGGACATCCTCCAGCCTAATATTACATTGCGAGAGAAACTCTATGATGGCTAACTACGGATGGCGCACCCCGCTCGGCTTTACCGACTGCGAATCGGACGCTATGGACTGTTTGTTTTACGTAGACGAAACGGAGAAGAAAGACGCTGGGAATTACACGTGCGTGTACGAGGAAGGAGGGTTTTCCAAAAATCAGATTCATTCGGTATCTGTGATTGATAGTTGCGAGTAAACAATATTAAAAAATTCTATAGTCTTTGTGGACTATAGAATTTTTTTTCTTCGTAATTTTAGTTTATTTTGAACTTTTTGAGCCCGATTTGCGCCGCGGTCAATCTAAATTTACGCGGCGCGAACGTATTTCCAATTTCTACGGTTTTCTAATAATTTTTCAGCTGCGCGTAGGCGAGCTCCACCATGTCGGCGGCTCTTTCCATATTTCCTGAAAACAGCAAGTCCGCTACGTTCAGCCTGTTTTCGTCGAGATATCTTCCTTTCAGCATTCTAAAACCCATGCTTTCCAGCTTGGGAGATCGGTGAAGAATCCGTTTCAAGTCTTCAAACTCTGAATTTGTTAGCTCGTTTAACATTTCTGTTATTCCAGCTCTGTTTTTAGTCAGCACGCGGCCAGCTCTGGATGAAGAAACGGGCGACTCGCGAGATGGCATTGTACAAAAACTTCCTGGAACGGCATTGATTTGTCTCATCATTTCAGATTTGAAGCGTTCCATGTCAGCTCTGACTTCGCGCATCTCTTTTCTCAAGGATTCGTTGGCATCTTGAAGGTCCGACAGCTCCTTTTTCATGCGTCTGTTGTCCGCAAACAGCTGTTCGTGATCTTTTTGGATCTCTTCGAGCTGGTTTTTGAGAAAAGTGATCTCTTCAGAACCTCCTCCGCGATGCTGTTGTTGCTCGAGACATTTAACTGCGGAAGAACTGGGAATTCCTTGACGACGTCCCAATTCCATCACTTCTTCAGCCATCAAGTTGTTTCCCATTAAAGACAGCAACTGATTAAGAACCGTAAAGATGTCTCCCGACGGCCCGAGAGCTTCGTCCAAGTTGTCGAGAAACTCGCGGCGGTCTCCGTACTTTGGAATTCCGTACTTGTTGGCCGCGTACCACATTAGAGTCTTGTGGTCTTCATCGCCAAGATTGAAGAGCAGATATTGTAAATCGTTCTTGTATGACATCGTGATTTTCGGTTAAACACCGGCAAAATTTTTCTTTATTTTTAAACAAATGTATAAAACAAATTTTTTGAAGCGTTCTATGCTTAAATGACGAACCGTAAGTTGGTCAGTATCGATATAGGTGTACGTCATTTGGCGTACTGCATAGTGCAGGATGGAAGGGTAATTCGGTTGCGGCTTTACGACGCCGGAGAAAAACTGAGCGGGATAAAGGCGTGCGATCGCATACTTTGCGATTTATTGGAAAATCCTTCAGGCGGCGAAGAATGGTTGGACGCTGATGTGGTGCTCATAGAAACGCAACACGTGAAAAACGTAAAGGCTCAATTGGTGGCGCAAACTATTCGGACGTGGCTCACTATAAGAGGGGTGCAATGGAAGCAGGTTTCAGCCGCCCTAAAACTCAAAACGTTTATAAGGGAGACGAATATGAAGTACTACGCCTACAAAAAAAAACTGGCAGAGTTGGCGCGCGCAGAGGCTCTCGCGCAGTGGCCGAATACTTTGGAAACCGTGTGGGACGAATCGTGGGTCTCCGCCGCTAAAAAAGACGATTTAGCAGATTGTCTTCTTCAAGCGATCGCGTGGCTTAGAACAGGAGGTTGCCTATGATGACAAAATTGTAACGATTTCGTTACAATTTCAAGATATGGAGAAAAGCATTTTTTTAAACGGCCGCCAAAGTTCTCGCAAATTCGGCAGCATCGTACGAACGAATCTGCTCTCCTTCTGTTTCGTCGTAGTGCATGTGCACGTCCCCAGGGTTTGTGAGAGAAACGTTTATGGCGGCGTGTATTCTCGCGTAGGCGGCGTCTTTTGGTACCGCGAGGGACCCTTCGAGGACGTCCTCCAGCCCGTGGTTTAGGTGCGTATGAGTAATGTACCGTCCGGTTGCGTTGAAGAACGTCACCCTGTGCCGCATAAACATTTCTCCGTCTACAGAGTATCGCAACAAGGTGTATTTTTCGGGAAACTTATACGTCCATATCCAACAGTATTTAGCCCAATTTTCGTTGACGAGAATCGTCGTTTTTTTCCCTGTTGCGTTTACGAATTCGCAGTTTGCTACGATGGCCCACCCCATAGTAAAACAGTGTAAAATATCATCGCGTCCGCGCTAAGAAAAAGTATCAATTTTAACTAACTTAAAAATATAATCATGAGAGGTTTCGTCATGTTTATTGTAGTGGTAGTTGTACTGCGTAAAATTGGATATTTATCGGACGAAGACGACCCGCCTTCGCTGCCCGCATCGGAATCGCCCGCGGAGATTTTCACCCCGGCAAAGAGTATCGCCGCCGTTACGTTAAAACCGATCGTTACTAAGCGGAAGATGGTTATTCCTTCATCTGCGCCAGTCATTACTAAGGGAGCTCCCGCCCCGGTCACAAACAAACCCGTTATATACGACGTTGTGAGTTTGTCTCCGTCTATTTTAGTGGACTCGGTAGTGTTATTAAACGACGCGCAAAAAGACATCTTTCGCGAACAAGTTAACGGCGACGCCGATAGTTACGGATGGGGCGTGATGGCAGGAGCCAGAGGAGACTCGCTACCAAATCCTCACCGCGGCAGAGGACCTCACAAGCGAGGAAAAGGTATGCACGGAAGACCAAAGGTGCGAGACGGTAGCTATTCGTCTATATCTTAAATGATTACGTACGCGTCGTGAGGCACGCTCACAACGATGTCTCCGTATTTAAACTCGTAATATTGGCACACGGGGTCTTCTATCAACAGCTTAGGGTAGTGTTTCGCCGTGGCCGGATACCCTTCGTCTCCTATCCTTTTCCAAAGCACGTGCGTAGGTACCGTTTCTATCAGATCAAACAAAAAACGTTCTGACGAAAACAGTTGCAACCCTTCCACCAGTTTCAGTTTTTTCATAGCATCGAATGTGACCGTAGTGCAGTATACCAATATCCCAGATTCGAGCACGTTCTCTTCCCATTCCGTCTTAAAACGTTTCATAAAGTTCGCGTCTATGTGCGCCGTTATTATCCAAATAGCGGATTTATCCGAGACGGCGCATTTGTAGCCGTATTCGCATTCCTCGGGAGACAGTAAAAAGTCTTTTTCGACTCGTCCGCGCCTAAATAACATTAACGATAAATATTTTACTATTTGGGTAATCATCGCTGCTATTAATCGTACGTCGTATACGGGAAATACAATTCAAACCGGTACATTGATTAATTGTTGCCGCGCAAATAAAATGCGACCGTTAAAATGCGACTATATGGCTGTTTGTGTTTGCAGTTTTCGATATTGCAAAACGTAAACAACGTAATGTTCCTAATATCTTTGAAAAAGGGTGTCTTTTCAGCTATGGTTTCGTTTGCGATTAAATTTGGTAAAAAGACGCCGTAAAAAGATTTTAAAACGCATACCCCCATACAACATAAGAGTCTGCGAAAAATCGCTAGGTGCAGATTGAATAATTTTACGTTTTAAAACATAGACCATAACATACTCGACCACACTATGAAACTTTGTGTTTTATTGACGTTGTTGGCCCTCGTCATCTCCGCAGAATCCAAACAGTTTAACATTTTTAGCGCGTGTAAAGCGCGCATTTTTAATGATGCGACGATTCCGTACGACGAAAACTGGGGTAAAAAGGATATGACCGCTGAACAGTACGCAAACTGTCTAAATTCTATATCTTTATAAAGAATAAAACGGTTTAATATGCATGCAACATGCATATTAAACTTTTGTGCTAAATAGTGTTTCATGCTAAATAGTGTTTCATGCTAAATAGTGTTTTTGGTGTTCCATTATGCAGAACTTTTTTTTGGGTTTTCTTCAGCTCACTCTTCTTCGTCGGGAAACTCCAACATATCTTGAAGTTCTTTTTCCGGGCGCACTGGAGCGTCGGCAGAGAGCCAAGACACATCAACTCCTGCAAGACACTTGTGCGTCTTGTACAGTTTCTTGAGTTGTCCAGAAGACATTGTCCTCATCATTTCTTCGAGCGAAGTGCGAACGTATTCTGGCGGAGTTGCCAAAACCATCTTTACCACGCGTTTGTTCATCCATTCTTGAGGTTCCCAATCTCTGTCTGCGAGAGCCAGATAACATTGAATGATTCGGTCTCTGAATTCATCAATGTTTTTGGTTGCTTCTGCAACCTCTGGATAGTATTCGCACAGCACTTTGATGTCTTCCTCGCCGTCCTCTCCAGCCTCTTTGAGTTGGAGGAATCTGTTGAGGATTCTGGGCTGTTCGCCTCTGGCTCTCAAGATTCGTGCGTACTCTGCCGAAAAGAGTTTGTAATGCTTGCCGTTTGGCGCAATGACCACAAATCCTGCAGACTCTCGCGGATCTTGTTTGTTTAGCTTCTTCAGCAGATTATGAGCGTTACCAAATTTCAGCGCTTGTGAGCATTGAATTTCGGTTCCGCACGAAAGCCTCAGATAGTTGTCGTAACAGTGTTGGTCGGAAAACCTGTCATATGTCGCCAAAAGTTTCAGGGTTTCCTTCTCTTTGGAGCACATGATGCGTTCTTCAGGAGTAAACACCATAAAGATGTAACCCTTCTCGGAACACAGATTTACCTCGCAAAACCGTTGCAAGTAGCTTTTGTCGAAAGGATCTGCCCAAGAGCTGTGGTCATTCCACGTGGCTCTCAGGCATTTGACGAAAGCTCTCTTGAAGCTTCCGGGAGCTGCAGACCAAGATGATTTTGAAATGTCAAACTTTTTATTTGAGCAAATCATCCATTTGTCATCGTGATAAAACACGTTGACGACAGCTCCTTCAACAGCTGGATACACCAAACAGTCTTTGAGCGCGAGTTCTTTGGGAATCGTCTCGCGCACCAAAGGGTGTGGCAAGCTGCGAAAGATGACGTTCTTTCCGCAGTGTACGAGTCCGCGAACTGCCGGATACCGTTCCACGGCGTCGGCAGACGCGCAAGACATTGTGAGATTTTCTCGCTTGTCTGTGACGAAAGCCATTTTTAAATCTTCCACAAGGGCGATTTTTGTTCCGAGTTTGCGCAAACTCGCTAATCAAGTTTTTTTACACGATATTTTAACCTTTTAAAAGGTTAAAATATCGGAAATGCTCAATTATATTAACTTTTGCAATTTGGACACTGCCAATTGGTGATAGTCTTTTTAAACGGTATAATACTCGAGCCAATCTCTGTACTTTATCATTTCGTACTCGCTGTATATTTTGTTGGCTTCCATTTCTGCAAAATCGTACTCTTTCATTTTGAAGAGTACGATGGGAATGCATTGGTCTGTGAGTTTTTCGCACAA